AACAGCAGTATCTGTCTTCCAGACAGATTGAAAGGGAGCTGCTTTTTTTGTTCCGTATATTTGGAATGCTAAGTTATTCATAATTATAGGTTTCCTGTTGCTATGAATGTGTTTGCAGCTATCATTCTCTTTAATGTAAAACTTAGTTGTGGTGCCAATAAAGTACCAGTAGCATTATTTAATACATTTGATCCAGCAGATACAGTTAGTGTTACACCAGCTAATGTTACAAATGTACATTCAAACCCAGCAGCAAGTCCTGTTGGTATTGTTAGTGTTGTAGATGCTGTGAATATAACTATTCCTCCACTATCTGTATCTGTTAGTGTATATGGTACTGCTGTTTCAACTACGAGTCTGTTATCTACTTGTCCTTTATTTACAGCCTCATTACTATTAATTGCAGTTGGTACAATCACCTTTCCAGCAGTTACTTCTATTGCTCTAAAATCATAAGCAGAGGTTAGTGTTGGATTTATATAAAGACCTCTTATTATTCCATTTGCTGTTCCAGTTTGGTTAATAGTAGGTTCTATATTTATTATTCTTGATGATACACTTCCAGAAATTGCAGCGTATGTTCCACTAGTATTTATACATCTTGTTGTACCACTTACATAATTTGGATTACCTCCAAGTGGATATACAGGTGTAAAATTATAGTGTCCTAGTGCACTAGTTCCATCACCATAAACTACAAATTCTAAACCTTGAGTGGCTCTATAATACATTCCTGATGCCCCATCATTAAATCTGAAACCTTGAGCATCTGCAGACCATACTTTTCCAGTTGTATAAATATTACCTACTATATTTAATTTTCCTATAAGTGATGGATTTGGGGCTGTAGTTGCTCCAATTATTATATTTCCAGTGTTATTATTGTAAATATCATTCCCTGTCTTAGTCCAGTAGTTAGTAGTACTTAAATACTCCTTAGTCACCACAGCTTTACCAGTGGTGTCTCCATCTATTAAAGCATTTGTTTGACCAGGAACTGTTGTTAATCCTGTCTCTGTTGTTCTAAACCTAATGTTACCTTGACCATCTCCTATTATAACATTATTTGCCATTGCATTTGGAAATGCCCCATCCCAGCATCCTATAATCGTATTAAAAGATCCTGTGGTTACACCAGATTTTTGTTTAGGGTTTAACACAATATTAAAACTACCTGAAGTTATAGAGGCATTAGTTATGTTTTCAATTAATAAATTGTTGCCTCCTGTGCTTATATCTCTACCAGCTTGCATTCCTACAAGTATATTCCAATTACCTGAAGAAGTTGATAATCCTCCTGCTAACATACCAATTGCAGTATTATAAGAACCTGTATTTAAATTTAATGCAAAAGAACCCACTGCAGTATTCCTTTGTCCAGATACATTAGAAAGAAGGCTATTCTCACCTACTGCTAGATTGTATGAGCCAGTAGTTAGACCCATTAAAGCTCCACCTCCAATTCCTGTATTATATGACCCTGTTGTACAAAGTCTTAATGCCCAATCTCCAAATGCACTACTTGAATTACCAGTAGTTAATGATTTTAATGCTTCATCACCAAATGCAGTGTTATAATATCCTTCATCTCCTGTAGTATGAATAACTGATTGTAAAGCCTGATAACCTACTGCGGTATTTTCAGAAGCAGGGTCAGAAATATTCCCTCTACCAACTCTTACACCATTAATTGTTTTATCAACTCCTCCAAGTTCTTGTAAGGAAGTATTATTTACTACACCAGTTTCTGTAGCTGAAACAACTCCTATTGTAGGTATATTAAGTGTATTAGTAAGATCATCTAATGTAGCAGCTCCAGTACCTGTTGTTGTAAGGGTTATCTTCTCCTGTGTCTCTAATGGGTTTATAGATATTACATTAGGAGTTAGCTCTTGTAATCCATAACCAGCTGTTACAGCTTGAGCAGCATTAAATTGAACATAGTTAATTGGTGTTATTCCAATATCTATTGTTCCTGGTGTGTTACATATAAATCCAAATCCTCCGTTAGTATCTCCTGATAATACAAGAACGTAATCTCCATACTGTATTTCACCTACAGGAGAATTGTCAGCATCTGTTGATCTTGTTAACTGATATATTGTTGTCCCATCTCCTACTGTAGTTAAATCATATATACCATTCTCAATAGCATTTATTTGTTGCCAAACTAATATTCTTTGTAAGTATGCAGGAGTTTCTCCATCTATCATTAATACACCAACAGATGTTCCTGTTAACGTTGCCCCTAGACCATCTACACCGTTATTATATGTGGCAACTAATGATACATCTGTGGCCACTGTTACAGGAGCATGGAAGTTAATCCCTGCTGCTATATTATCCACGTACTGCTTTGTTGCAGCACCTAATGCAGTTGATGGATCTTCATTTAGTATTAAATCTCCAAGCATTGTATCACCAGCTTTATTAACTGGTGTATATCCTAAAGGTGCTGGTATATCATCTAATGTAGCTAGTGTATAAGTTCCTTCAGGTTTTTTAGGTATAAAATAATTATTAGTATATCCCCAATTTGATTTATCATCAGTAGTTAAATTAGCATTAAAATGTAATGTATCAGAACCTATATCACTATTATAGAATCTAATTCCAGTATTTAACATAGATGTACTACTTAAAGAATTATTTAATTCATTACCAACGACAAAATGACCCCCATAATTAATCCCTGAAAGATTATTAGTATCCGAAGGGTCAATAAATAACATTGAATTACCTATGTTGTCAGTATTGCCAACAGTTAATACTTCTTGTAATCCAGGTGTTGTAGGTGAAGGTAAATCTCCTATAGGTAACACTGTACCATCATCCAATAAAATATTAGTACCATCTCCACCAATCTTTACAAATGAATCTGCAATTATTGGTAGAGTGGTATAATTACCCACCTCTGTTACTTTCTGTAATGTAGGAACAGCATAGATAGCATCTAGCTTCTCTATAACTTCTGTTAATACATTATAAGTATTGATTCCTGAGTTTGGAAGATTGGGACCAGCGTAGTAAACATCATCTGTAGAGATACAAGGATCACTACAGTTGCAAGCTTTTCTTTGTGGAGTAGGTGGGTAAGACATATATTATTATGCTGGGATATAGATAAGATAATAAACTGCAAGTCCTGGTTGAATATTAGAATGTTTCTCACCCTGGCCTTGTGGTAATATTGTTAATGTTGTTGTTGCACTAATTGTAACATCACTTGTTGTTTTTGTTCCACCCGCAGTACTTTGACTTGTACCTTGAACATTATTACCAACAGAACCAGTAGAAACATTTTGTGTAGCAAAAGTATGACTGTGGCTCGATGGAGAAATAATTGTAGTTGCTGTAGAACCAGCATGATTATGTGCTGGTATTTGTGCTAATGTTAATGTAGTAAAGTTACTTCCTTGTATTCCTGTAGCTGGATCTTTGTATCCATATGCAGGATTATCATTAACACCTGGTTGTGTTTGTCCACTGGTAGGCCATGCTGCTGTTGCCATATCTGTAGCACCTACAGCAACTCTTCCTCTCAAATCTGGAACACCTGGATTTCCTCCATTACATAGATATACATTTTCCCAATATCCATATCCTGCACCTGTACTACCAAATCCATCTGATATAGTTGGATATCCAGATGCTGGTCCATAATAAGAAATTACACTATAAGGAAGCATTTTGCTTTGAGCTTTAATTGCTACACTAGTACCACTTGTACAATCTTCAATCAATGTACAGATTTCTGATTTTAATACATATGATGGCAGTTGACCAATTACAAATGCTAAACTAGCATCAACACTACAAAGTTTTGTTATTGTAGCTTGCACAATGGCATGTGTATCAGAAGATGCTGTAACACCTGTTAAACATCCAATTGTATAATCAGCGTTTAATACAGCAAGTGTAGCAGCAATAACATCAACTTGTTCTTGTATATTACAAGCAGCTTCTATAAGAGCTTTTGATATATCTGCAATAGATAGTTCTCCACAATTAGGAAGATATTGTTGTACCGCTGTACATACATCTATACTACTAAGGTCTATTTTTATTCCAGATCCATCTAATGCAGAAACAAGAAATGTGGTTAGAGATTGTTCAATCACTGATAAAGGATCACCAGTTTGAATACCTAATGTAGGAACATCTATTCCTGTATATCTGACACACTGATCTGAAACAGTTTCGGTGCATCCATTAAAACAATTTTGACAATTAGACATATTATATTTATTTTATATTGTTGTTGTGGTGGTGGTGGTTAGTGGTTGACAAGTAGTAGATGTTGATGTTGTAGATGTTGTAGGAATTGGTGTAAAGATAGGTTTGATATAACAACCTGATGTTAGTCTTATCACCTTACTTACAATCTTATCCATACAGAAATCACTTAAGTAATCAGGATTACATTGTTTGTATGTAAGGATTCTTTTATACGCCAAAAGTTGAATCATTGCTCCAGCAGAGACAACTTGATTCAACATGAATACAACATTGTTGTATAGACCATTAGCATATTCTGCTAACTTACAATCTATCTTTTTTAATAAATTAGGAATGTCTGCACATTCAGGACAATTAGTTAGTCTTGGTGTTAACATATTATTTATTTATTTTACCTGCGCATGTAGCACATAGTCCATTTTTTAATTGACATCCACATCCTACATTAGCTCCACATGAATTACATTGTGCCATGATTAATTGAAATTAATTTGATAGTTGTTACCTGAACAACCACAGTTAGATCTTAAAAAACTATTTAACATATTATCTGCTTGATTGTATAATCTAGTTGCCTCATATTCAGCACAGTTATTACCTGCAGCTATTGCTCCTTGTATAAAGAAGTTGATCGTGTTTAATGTAACACTAGATTGTGTTTTAATTGCACCATCGCATTCCATTAAATCTAATTGAAGAAAAGCTCTATCAAACTTTTCTTGTATTCTTTCTGTACGCATTATTGTTCTTTCTACAAAGTTCAAATATGCAGGTGCTACAGAGTATCTTAATCTGTATATTCCATCAGGTAGAGGTTGATCAATACCCACTTCAGTAATACCAAGATTACCAGAGTTATATAAATTAAATGAATTTACATCAAATGGTAATAATGGAGCTTCTCCAAATCCAGGAATAGTTATTTTCATACTTGCACTTTCAACATCTGGTGGATCTGTTGGATAGGTTGAAGCGTCCATCACTCCAAGTGTTAATGTACTATATGTAGGTACTACAAGTATGTCTAATTTTAAATCTGCCATGAGTTTGTGTTTGAAGGTTAATAAAAAGGGGAGAGAGCGTTTTTAAACTCATCTCCCCTCAGTATTAGGAATTTATAATTCTACTTGTTATCCTTAAGGAATGTTAGTAGATGAAGTGGTTGTTGTTGAAGGCGCAGCAGTTGATGTAGTAGTGGTTGTAATTACACAATCATTATCATCTGTAACAGCTCCTAAAGCACCTACCAAGATTGCTTCAAATTCATCAGTAAGATCAGAACCTCCTTGAGGAACCGCAAGAATTACTGTAGAATCTTCCATAATATAATCGCCCCATTGGTAAGCAGATTTGTCATACTCATTGAATTTGATATAGAATGAGTTATAAGTAGCACCTGCAGAAACATAAGATTCAAAGTTCTCATTGTAACCATTCATTCTGTAAAGGTGTTTCAAGTAACCAGCTTGGTAGCTATAGAAGTTTTTCTCTAATTGAATAAATTCTGCAGCTTGTCCTGAAGCATAAGAAGAACGTTGAGTGATAACAGCATCAGCAACAATGTTACAAGAATCAGCAACAATAAAGTCAGCAGTTGTAGCTGGACCAGCATATACAAAAGTTCTGAAAGTCATTCTGTCATATTCAAAAGGGAACGCAGCAATATCACATGGTTGTCCATATGCTGTTAAAGGTTTTCCTGTAATACGTAGAATAGTTCCACCTACATTTTCAAATGTGTAGAAGTTGTTCAAGCTAATGTTGTCAGGATTGATACCAGGAGCTTGTGCAGTTAATTTTGCAATCAATTGGTTAATCAATCCATTTGCATCAACATCAGTACATGGATCATCACCACAATCACAACAAGGTGCTTGAATAGTTACTGAACGTGTAAATCCGTTGAAATAAAGAGTTCTAAGGTAAGAACTGTCAGCACGAAGGGTAAGTGTGATTACATCACCACATTGTGCAGTGAAGTTAGTTACATCAGTAATTTGGTTTGCCGCAGTTGGACATCCTGTTACTTTATACCATTCAGTTACGTTAGATGCTTTTCCTGAAATTGTTTGAGCATTACCTGTTAATGCAGTTGTAGCAACACCAATTTTGTCAGATCTTTTAGATCCTTGAAGATAAGTGTTTTGTCTTCCTTGTGCAATGTAGAAGTAAGGAGCACTTTTGATAGTGGTACTAGTTACAGTAGCATAAAGATTGTTAAAGATTCCCACAGTACCTGCAGTCAAGTCTTGTGTTGAGCCAGAGCTAGGGACAGTTGTTTGCCCTACTGGAACCACGAATAACGTGGTTAATGAAAAATCAGCCATTTTGTTTATTTATTAAGTTAAAAATTTACTCGTTTGTTTGTATTCTGAACTGTGCACTTTGTACTGCAGCAGCATTCTCAGTATACATTGCTAGATTCTGAACTGTAAGATCTAGAAGTTCATCTTCTAAGTATGTCTCAAGTTCACAGTCTTGATCAAATGATGGATTACCATCTAACATTATATATCCTGTTTTATTAATATAAAGAGGATATCTCATATACATTATTTGTAGATTCTTAGGGGTAAAGGTACCATCAGTAAAGATTGAGATTTCATCTGATGCTAAGAAGTTAAATGTTTCTTGGTATTCAAATGAAGGTTTGTAATGCTCATTGTTTAATATGAATTGAAGATCACCATGTTTAGCAAGATCTCGGTTAATCCATATCTTTCTATCTTTACATCTTCCTTTATCAGCTAATGCATAACTGTCAACATAAAACATATACTTAGGTTCAAGTAAATGAATATTAGCAGCCCATTGATTTAAATCACGATCTTTTAATGTTAATGTTAAAGGTTGGTGATTATAATTCATTACAAGACTTTGTAAATCTTCGTAACGCTTTTTAAAAGAATCCATTCCTAATCCACTAGCAATACTAATACCATCAATCTTTTGTTTTATCAACTTAATCTGAGCTTCGTTCAAAGCTAAAATCTTATCTTCTAATTGAATCTGTTGGTGCTCATTAGTTGATAGTTTATTTAGTCTTTGATCTACTTTATATAATAAACTATCTACTGGGATCATATGCTTTTATATTTTTAAAACTAGCCTCTTAAACAGAAGCTAGTTTTTTAGTTTTTAATTTACCTTCTAATATCAATAACTCATCTTGGTTATCATCATCAGCTAAGAATCTAACTAAGTCATCTTCATCTTTTGCCACTTCATATTCACCTTCATATATCTTACCATTAGGTTTGATTCTATATACTGAATGTGCTGTTGCTTGTTTAACTAAATCTTTAATATGTAGTAAGTCATCTTTCATTGTAGCAAATCTATTGAACACTTCAACTGGATTTAATCCTGAATATTTACCATTCTTAAATTCTGTTTGTTTCAATACGTTATCTACTTGATTGTAAACAACCTCTTCTTTGGTTTCTTCTGTTACTGGAAGTCCTAAAAGTCTTGCAACTTTCTTTTTCTTCTCAGGAGTCATTGAATCAAATAATACAATTGCTTTGTTGATCAATTGTTTTTTCTTGTATATAACTGCATTCTCAATCTCATCATCTACAACATAGAACTGTGTCTCTGCTGGATACTCACCTCTTTCCCAAGCTTGGTGACTTGATGCAATTGTTGGATGTACTCTCAACCATGAAAAGGCTATCTCTTGAAAAGGAACTGATAGATCAAAGAAGTTATCACCATCCATTAATTTAACAGATTGTACGTGAGTCTGGTCATCTGTAGAAGTTGATAGTCCATAGTTCCAGAAGTTTGAACGAGGTCCTAAATCAATATCACCTAATTCATATTCAAGTTTTTCTTTAAGCTTAGTAACTCTTTCAGTTTCTAATTCTCTTTCTAGAGGATCTGAAATTCTTCTGATGTATGAAGCAGTAGGATCTAATCCTGTTCTGTACTTACCATCTAATTCTTTGTAAGGATACTTGAATACTCCTGTTCCAGGGATTCTTGTCATTCCTTTTTGTGCTAACCCACTGTCCATAGTTTGAAGTTGTGTACTAGTGAACTCTCTCTTTATCGTAGAGATTTTGCCTGTCTTACCCATATGTAGTTAATTTAATTTATTTGGTTTATTTTAGTTGCGGATTCAGGACTCGAACCTGGCCATTGGGTTATGAGCCCGATATGCTACCTATTACACTAAACCGCCTTGCAGAGTGTTCCAATTGAATGGAATGCGACTGTGGACACCACAATCCATCACTCTAATTTGAGAAGCTTCCCCTCTAGGAGGGAGAGGAGGTGAGGGGATTCTTCTCGGAAAAAAGAGACATACGCTGTTCTATAATGGGAAGCTGTACGCCTACTGTTATTATTAGAATTGTGGGATTTCCTCGATCAACACAGTTCTAGACAAATCTTCGATGAATACATCACATCTGTCTTTCATCCAAATTTCATATCCTGGGAATTTGTTAGCTGAACTCATACCTTGAGACTTAGCAAAACCTAAGTGGTGACGAGTACCATCAATATAACCCCAAGTCATAGAAGGAGCACCTTTCATTCTCACTTCTCTAATGTTGTTCACCATACTACCATCACCCATTGGAGAAACATCAAACACCATAAATACAGGCGTAGATTTTTTGTTTTGTCCAAACTCTAGGTTAGTTTGTGGTAAATCTAATTCTTTCAAGTGAATAAGTTCAACTCTACCAGTCTCACGTGTAACCATTGCATCGAATGCAAAGTTGTAAGTGATATGTTGTCCTTCACCTTGCATATATCTGTTTCCAGAATCTGCCATAAATGTAAGACCTGAATTTAATGCATCAGTTTTCAAAGCTTGTTGGAATACATCGAATCCAGCTTCGTTAGTGTACATTTTAACTCGTCTGTCTTTAACATCCACTCTTCTGTAGAAAAGATCACCAAATACTGAACGAATCAAGTTAGCAGAGAATTCACCTCTGTTGTATTGTACTAAGTTACCATTGTTTCTCATTCTGTGGTAAACACCAGCAGATGTACGTTTAACTTCTTGTTTAGAACCGTTAGTTTTAACTGTACCTGGTTTAGCCCAGATCATACGTTTAACTTTCAATTCCAACATAGATTTACGCATCCAGAACTCAATGAACGGTTCCCATTTAACATCATTACGAGTTAAAGGTAATTGGTTACGTCTTTGTGGAGCATATACCAAAATGTCAAGAGGTTTACCTGAAGCATCTCTCATCATTTTATCATCAGCCCATTCTGTGATTTTGTGCTCATATCCATATGCAGAACCTAAAGATTCGAACATTGTGATTTGCTCACCTAATCTTGGAAGACCTAATAAGTCTTGATCAAATTCTCCAATAGCTGCATCAACTAATTCAAGTTCGATACCATATTGTAAGAACAAAGGATTAACGAAATCGATAGTAGGATTGTCAGTCACAAGAGTGAATGAATACAAAAATCCAGCATTCCAAGGCACAGGATCTTTAATTACGTAGAAACGTGGACCATACTGACGTGTACCTACAGAGATGATAGCGTTTTTAGAAAACTCATTAGTATCTAATACTAATTGGAATTCTTGACCATCGATACCTGGTTTGCTCAGAGCTTCTGTAGAAGCAGGGATGTCAATAATTTTTGGGAATTTGTAAGGAACTGCTACTTGCCATTTCCATGCATCACTATTATTATCGATATAATAAGGTGTGCTTTTGTTGATCATGTCAAGAAAGTCATTACTGTACAATGAGCTCTGGGTATAAAGACTGATGATTTTTTTGTCATAGTCCGCAGGCTCAGTAGAGTGAAAACTTTCCAAGTGATTCGAGTCTGTAAGTTTACCTACTGCACGCTTGTCCATAGACGCTACACGAGCATAAGTAAAACCAGTTAACCCAGGGATTGTTTGAACTGCCATTTTATTTGAATTTATTAATTATTAATTTGTTATTGAAACCACGATTTTGTATTAACACTACTTGCTCCTGTACCAGTGCTCTTAGCTTTGGTAACTTGTCTTGCAACTTCTCCAAACAGTTCGTTAGATTTCTTCGTAACACCTGTTCTTTGTATAGCTGATAATGTAGGATCTTTTTCTAACATCTTTAGAATTAGCCCCACCTTAACTTTCATTGCGTGGTTCTCAGGTCTTTTCATATCAAGAATAGCACGATCAAAGTCTGTAAGAGTTTCTCCTGATGGAGTTTTCCACTTATCTACTAATAAGAAGTCTTGTAGTTCTGTTGCTAATTTTGGATTGATAGGAATACCATCAAACTCTTTTGCTTTCACCTTATCATTTAAGATGGATTGCACATTGCTTATATATTGATTTCTGACTTGAGCTTTTTGTTGTAGCTCAGCTGCAGATTTAGCTTCTAATTCTTGTAACTTAGCTGCTTCTTTTTTAACTAACACCTTGTGGTTTTTAGTTGCAACACTTTCTAAGTCACCATAGTTTTTAAGTCTTTCAACTTCTGTTTCTATATCTTCTGGATCAAACCCTTGATTAGTTAGAGCTTGTTTCATTATTCTAACTTGATTGGTCTCATCAGAAAGATCCATCTCAGCAAATCCAACAACAGTGTTATATGTAGTGAAGTAATCTTTTGGATCAACTCCTTTTACAAATATGGCATCAAAAGCTTCTTGATAATCTTCTCCAAATTGTCCTATGAAGTTTTGTACTATTTCACTAGCACCTTTTTTCTTTTCTTCATTAAATCTTTCTAAGAATTCTTCTGCTGTAGAAACTGGTTCTTGTGTATCATCATCAGATGTGAACACTCCTAGTTTATATAGATCATTAGCAAGAGCTGTGAACTGTGTTGTTTCTGGTTCATCTTCAACCTCATCATTATCAACTGTTGCAGATTTTGCAACTTTTGATACTGGAGCTTCTTCCTCTTCATCATCAGGATTATCACTTAAGAAATCAGAGATCATTGATTGACCTTCTAGTTTCTCTTCATCTGTTTTACCATCAACGCTCTTAGGAGGAACAATATCCTTACCTTTTGGAACTTCTGGTTTAGCAGGTGCAGCAGGTGCATCAGCCTCATTGATAATAGGAGTTACATCTTCTGGATTAGATGATGCTGTCTCAGGGGAAAACAAGTCATTTAATAGTTCTTGGTTACCCATTCCCATTTCCATAGTATCTTGGATACTAAAGTTTCCCATAGTTTCTAAATTGTCAGCCATATGTAGTTGTATTTGTGTTTGGTTTATTTAATGTAAATGTATAATAAGAGTTTTGAATATCAAAGCATTATCAGTTGATATGATTCAATTTTGTTGATAATATAGCATTAATATTTTTTACTCCCCCGAAGAGGAGAACTTTTTTAACCTTTTTTGTTATTTCTGCCCTTAGCATTTTCTTTAGCAATAGCTAAATCGTTTGCCATGTTCTCTCTTGCAACAGCAATCTTATCTTTTTCAACTGCCATCTTATCGTTGAACTGTTTGTTTTTAGATTGAACATCAGCCATTTTTAATCCATATTCTTTAGTAGCTTTATCTTGATCGTAAGCAAGTCTACTAACTTCCATTACATCAGGAATAGCATTAGCATTAACATCTTCAGCTTCAACATTACCAAATCCTGTAGCTTGTATGATGGCAATTTCTTTTTTAGATAGTCTATCAAGTTCTTTTTGATAATCATCATGAGCCATTTGTGCTTCAGCTTGTTGAGCAGCTTGTTGAATTTGTGCTTGAGATTGTTCTTGTTGTTGTTGCAATTGTTGTTGTTGCAACTGATTAGCTTGTTCTTGTTGTGCAATCTGTCTATCTCTAAGATCTTTGAATGTTTTCTTAAGATCTCTTTGTGATTTAGAACTGTACAGTTCAACAACATCATAAAGTGTGCCACCATTTTGTATAATAGCTTGAGACAATTGTCTAAGCTCATTAAACATTTGTGTATCTTCTGGTCTATTAGTAAGGAACACTTTCAAATCTCTAAATCTAAGATCTGTTCCATTCACTTGTACAAATGCAGACTCACCCTCAGATGTAATATATGATAGAGTAGATTGTGGTTTGGATGATTCTACATAAAGAGCAGCATCTATAATACTCTGATACAATTGTCCCATCACATACTCATGTGCCACGAACAGAGGCTCTGTTTGAGAATAACTCTGTTGCATTGCAGTGTTAGTACCTGTAGCTGATTCAGAAGCAGAAACAGATCCCATACGTTGTTTAGACATACCTACAAGTTCCCAACATTCTTGTTTAATCTGCATAGCAAGATTATATCTAGATTGTATCTCTTGTGTACGTGTAAGATCAAGAGCTGTAAATTGATTGAATGAGCTAGGGCTCTTCATATTCTCTGGGCTATCATCAATAAACACCACTCCTCTATTACGTGCTTCCATTTCCCATATGTCAAGAGCATCTTGTGCATCTCCATCTTTAGGAATAGGAATGTGTCTTAATGACATAAGCTGCACTTTACCCACCTCTTTCTCAAGTAGTTTGTAAAGTTGGTTCATACATACATTATATATTACCTGGAAAGGCTTCATAAGATCGACAAGAGATTTAGCCTCTGTGTTCTTCACCTCATGTATAGTACCAATAATAGGACAATAGTTTAATAGTTTAAATGGTTTGATATGATAGATGTCTGGACCAATCTTTGTTCCTTGATACCATTGGTTAATCCATCCCCATTCTAGTGATGATTGTGTAGGAATAGTTCCTGATTTATATGATTCATCAACAAGCATTGATTGCTCATTACCCATTTCATCTGTATAAATCAACTTACCTATTTTCTTTTTAGATATCCAATAGCTTCTTACAACAACATACTTATATCCAAATGAACTAACGTTGTTGGTTAGTCCTAAGAAGTCTTTAAGTCCATCATTGTTCTCTTTCATCTCACTCTCTATCATCATTCTTGTTTGTAAAACGAGAGGGTCAAATGTATCATACTGCACAGAGTCTTGTCCTTCTGGAGCATTAGGATTACCAAGATTAGATTCACGTACATTGATTAATCCATAATCTTGTAAGGATGATCTAAGGTGATCTATTTCTTCTTTAGTAAGATCAGGAACAGATTCAATAATTTCAGATAGTTCCATAACTGTCACAGTACCAGCAGCATATGCACCTTGTGCTCTACCTGTTGGATCTGATATATATTTTCTATCTGGTGTAGATAGGTACCAAGTATTCTTTGGATTAGCCACCTCTATGTTAAATCCTAACTTAGAGTTGTCTTCATATATATGATAGAACTCTCTAGCAGATATTAACATATCTCTAAATGCATCTTCACTCTTTTCTTTAAGATTGAATTCAGCTTTCTGACATGTAAGAACATGGTTAGCCCACTTCTCAGCTATGGATGTATAACTATCAAGTTGATCCTTAACTTGTTCCATAGTCATCTGATCTAATTGCTCAGGATCTATTTCTTCTCCTTGCATTGCAGCTTTTGCAGCTAGTTGTTGTTTCACTTGATTAATTACATATTCTTGTAATGTATCAGTCTTGAACTGAAGCTCTTCTGCTTTACTATCATCATCAAAAGCTTTCACTCTGAATGTATCAGGTCTTTTTGATATCTCTCCTACTAACTCATTAATAGGTGTTGTTACAATAGAATAATGTTTTACATAAGCTGGAAGTTCTAGATCTGCTGTAAGTACATCTGTAAAGCTTCTCACCTCTGGTTCTTGATAGAAATCTTCCATACGTAGAATACCCTTCATAAGATCATAGTTCTTTACAAACGTATCTCTATTCTTTATGTATTCAGCATAAGCTTTGTTGGAAAAATAATCCATGGTGTTTTTAATCCAGCTCTCATCTTGTTTCTCCTTCTCTGTCTTGAACTGATCAGGAAAGATGTTTAAGTAGGCATACCGTATGGTAGCATCTTTTGTGTATCTAATTATTGCCATGTTATCTAAACAATTTATTTTTTGGTGTGTTAAACATTGATCTGCTTTGTGTAAACAGAGTATTCTTTTTGTTCTTTGTGAACATTGATTGCATTCTTACATCTTGCTCTCCTCCTATTTTTCCCATTATGGGATCTAGTTTCATTGCTAGAGCTATTGCTAGTTCTGCTGCAATGATTCTATCAAAGTTACCTGTCTCATTATATTGTATCATCTCCTCGAGGAGAACAGGATCAAATATTTTAGACATACCTTTTGTTTCAGATTTAATGTTTCCATCTTCATCTTTCTCTGTATGTATAACTTCTTCTGAATATTTTTTAAGGCAGCCATGTAAAAAGTCTCTAATTTTCTCAGAAGATCTATGTATTCCATAGTCTCGTCTTACGGTAGTATTTGGAACTATTTCCTTTAACCAATCAGGTTGTCTTTCTAGGTAATGAGCATCTCCTTTAGCTATCATGTAGTCAATAAAAGATATTTCGTCATTCTCACATAGAGCTCTTGCATTGTAATATTTAATCAGGTAACGTGCTTGTTCTTCCCAGGTTTCTTTCTTCTCTGGTCTAGCACAATAGCTAGCAACAAACATATCTTGATACTTCTCTCCTGATATACTGTGCATACGTTTGTATATATACACAGATCCTAATGAACTTGAATAAGCAGACTTGCCCTGTCTATAAGGGTCAATCCCTGCTACATATAATCCATAAGGAGGACTCTCTATTGGAAACTCATATATCACTACAGGAGCTTCTTTGTTATCACTATTCTTAAGAGGGAAGTTTGATATAGGTAATTTGTCTGTAAACTCATGCTTTACACCATTACCATCATCATAAAGAACAACAGGGGTTCCTGTTCTTTCTTGTGCTAGTAGTCTAGCCTTCTGACGTTTGGTAGCTTCTATATCAAATATATTTGTGTCCTCATTCAAGAATATATCATCCACTTCTTGTGGGTAATACATCTTCTCTTTTAAATAAGCTAGTCTATCACCAGCTTTTTTTAATCTGTCAAGGTTATCATTTGTAATCTTATCTGCTTTCTCTTCATTAGAGACTAGCATCTTTACATTGTGTAATTCAGAATCTGCTGGTTGTTCAAGGTATGCTCCTAATGTGGATTCTTCTTTAGCTTCCATTCTGTACTTATGGGATATGAATAGCCCATGTACTCGTTTATCATCTTTAGCGTTATTATATGTAAGGAAGTTGAAATTCTCTACATCGAACATAAGAGACTTAGCATCCATAAAATTCTGCATATCTCCTCCAGTACCTGTAAGGATAGGGCTACATCCCCAACCATATGGTGTAGTAAAACCTGGAGTTGCAGCTTGTAGTCCTCTAAGGAAACTTCCTTTACCAATCTCATCAATAATTAATTTTCTAGGTTTAGTACCTGCAATTGCTTCCTCGTTATTACCACCATCTAAGTTACGAATAAGGATCTGAGAAAAGGGGATTCGCTCTCCTGCTTTTGTCTTGATCCCTAAAGTAACTTGGTTTTTCCAATTATCCTCAACCCTCTGCCATCTCCATGCTTCTGGTAGAAAGTTTAATCCTTTGTCAATCTTATCTGTGATAAGCTTTATATCGGGAGCATTCAATCCTGCTATAATGTTCTGGGAGTTCTCATCAAATGTAGCTCCCCAACCTATATAACTGCTCTCAATTACTGACTTAGCCAAACGACGAATGCCCAGTATAACTAGGCCTTTCTTTTCTATTTGTGCTCTATCTATTTCATTTGTAATAACCCATTCATTATCACGTAAATATGGATTAGCATATTTCTGTGATATTCTTCCACGTTCATCTATTATATCTACTTCTGTATTCCAGAAGTTTAAATGCCAATATAAAAAAGGATTGATATATACTCCTCCCATTGTACAACCATCAATGCATAGTTGTTTATGATAGGCATAGAACGCTTTATACTCATCTGAGTCTTTCTGAGGAACTCTCTTTTGATTGATGAACCAATCCTTGTAGTCAATACTTTGTAGTCCATCCATTATTTTCTACCTTTTAAAAACTCTTCTGCCATACTTCCAAGCTCAGCACCACCTCTTATAGGTACTGCTTTAGCTTCTTCTTTCTCTCTGAGCTTTTCTACTTGTTCTAAGAGAGCTAGATAGTTCTTCATTGTCTCTTGTACAAACTTACCTTGAGCCTCGATAGAGGCAATCACCATAGGCATAGCACCACCAGCTTTAGTTTCTTTCCATTTGATTCTATCCTCTAATGTATGTAAAGGATTAGCATCAACGTATTGTTTCCAGCTTGATAACTGTTCTTCTGCCCAATTGAGTTCCGTTGTTATGTATGTAGTTTTCTTTACTGCCATTTTGTATTTGTTTAGTCCTCCTCTTCATCAAGGAATATTACATTTAAATTCATGCCATCCTTTATTATCTCTTCTATCTCTTCTTCATCTATATGATCTCTATCCATATCCAGGCTTGCTTCATATTTCTGTAATGAGAAGAGCAATTCTCTGTCAGACACTCCCCATACATCTTGATAACCATCAAGAGCTGTTGCAAAATGTCTTCCTATATTATATGTAGGATGTGCTTTGTGTAGACGTTCTAACAGCTGTATAATTTTTCTATGATAGTTTGGTTTTGTCATAGCTTCTTATATTAAATTATCTATATCTTCATCAGAGAAGGACGTCTTATCATCTATGATGGTACGTTTAGTGTTCTCTTCAAATGAACCTGTGTAATCCATCTCTATTTCCTCTTCCATAAACTCAATTGTATTCTCATCATTAAGTTCATCATGATCCATCATATATTCAGGTTTAACTGATATCTTTATCATGTCTCTTGGAGCTTCACCTTCTGCATTCTGTTCTCCTGATATATCAATGAAATCAGTTCCATTCTCAAATAGATCTTGAAGGATTTGTATAAGAGGTTCTAAAGGGATTTTACGTATGTTCATATTGTAGGTAGTTCTGTGGCTCTCCATTTTCTTAATGGACATTCACATGTTAAACATTTAGTCTTTGCTGAGAGCGTACACCCACATTCTGTGCAATGTGCATCTGGTCTCACTGATTTGTGTTTAGAAGAATGCTTGTCACATTGTTCACATATAGCAGTTCTTGTTTGGCTTGTATATTCTATAAAAGCTTTATTTCTTTCTTCAGGGAGAAGATGATTCTTCCATCCCTCATATATCTGTCCTAGGCTCATGCATCTTTGGTTTTAATGTTTTGATATCCCTTAACACTGTAATCATTCTTTGTTCTGTAGCATTTCTTTTCTTATCTGTTATAGATTGATCAGCTAATGTATTCTCATATGCTTGCTTCATGGCTAGAAGCTTATTGTAATGTGTCTCTGCCTTCTTAACATTAAAGAAGAACTTACCAAACCCTGATATCTCTACAGTGTTGTTTAAGTTGAGAGCATCATTGGCAGAATCAAACTGATGTTGTATAACATTATCAATAATCTTCTCAGATGTTACTAAACTAAGAGCCATCCTCTTAATGATGAACTCTTTCACAGACATTGTTGTTGGCTTATTCATGTGTGAGTGTTATACCTAGTGTTAAATCTTTAGTGAAATCAATAACAATAACTGGGTTCACCTTCACCTTACCACCTTCCTTAATAAATATACCCACCTTCTTCAGCTTGCTGATGATGTTGTTAATTGTAGGACCTGTTGTTTTGTGTAGTTTGCAGAATTCTTCCCTTACATTAGCATATGTAATGTTTCCTTTAATAGCTGTAAAAGATATAAGCTGTATTTCTCTCTCAGTGAGATGTAGATTGTTTATAGCTGATAGAATAGAATAATACTTCTCAGCTAGTTGTATATCAGTTGATACACTCTTCTTTAGTCTTTGTACTATAACTGTTGGTTCCATAATTTAGTTTTATTCTATTGACAAAGATATATAAATAAAACTAACAATGAACATAATAGATAAATATTTTTATATCATAGCTATATTATGAATAATATTTATCTAGAGAACTATATTGATAACTAATTATCCTTATAGACAAACCCACCCACCCGCCAAAGGTAAAATATATTTTATATATCCAAAAACTTTTTTCAAATTTTTTTTCAAAATTTTGATATGGCTTATGTGTGTACTGTGTGAGACCACTCCAACCCAAGACCCCCACATCATTTTGAGTGGTTGGGGGTAGTCCCCCATTCAACGTAACACTCAATAAAAAACAGAACCTGATTATGAAATCACTTAAAATTGTTAAGGCTAACTTTACGCCTGCAGGAAATGCTTACTTCGTTGATAAAGCAAAAGATTCTTACTTCTGCCCTAAAGCAGTGTTAGTAGAAAATGGTTGGACCAAGTCAGAGGACATCACATTCCCATTGTATTGTAATGTTAATACATTCACATACAACAATGTTGATGCTGACAAGAAGGTCATTCTTAATGCTGATGGTAGTGCAAGCACATTCACAAGAACTGACATCATTGATGCATTCACAAGTGCACAAGCATTGGCTGATGATTATGCTGATGATTTTGCTTTGGACATTCTTAAAGCACAAGCAGTGAAATCAACTGCAGTGAGCGCAGGATTGTCTCAAGTTAATGTTGACGCATTGTTAGCGCAAATCTAAATGGAACTCGAGCCTCTCAATCAATGGGAGGCTCAACATTCTACTTAGTGTTAAACCTTATTGTTATATATAAGGGTGGGATGTTAATCGTTTGGGTGGGCTATAAAAAACAACATCACAACATCAATAACTTCTACCTATATATATAGGTATAAACTGTAGAATATATTTTGTAGGAAGAAAACAAACTTTCTACGAGGGAGAAATAAACTTTTTGTAAGAGTATTACATCACAATACGATGTTTTGATGATATTTTTGTAGGAATTTATAATTCTTAATGAGTGTGAATGTATCGATGTGTATACCTTCATAGTAAAATAACCTCTAATAACAAACAATAAAAACCTAATAACATAATCAATACATATAGCATTATGAAAGACATTATACAATCAGAGCTTGATATAATAGCAGATAGATTCTTCTTACTAGATGATATGTTAATGATATCTGATAAAGATGAATCATATATATTAGAATATGAATACTTACGTGGTAAGAGAGATGTTCTTATATATTTGTTATCTATTATAAAAGAATAATAATAGGCTCTTCTACGGGTCTATTGAACATAACACAACATATAATTTACAAATACATTGTTATTTGTTAGTTATATTTAACATTAAAAAACATGAGCGCAACAATATTAAGAACACTGACAGTTAAGTCAAAGCTTAAATTTGGTAAATATAAAGATTGCACTGTAGAACATATATTTGGTATGAGAAAACAAAAAACTCTCATATCAATATATTTTAATCTTAGTGGTGTAACCTTTATGGATGATATATTAGATGAACTTGGTATCACTGAAGAATTCAGAATAGATAAGCCTTCTAAAGATCGTGAACTTTATAACGTTTTCTTATTACAGACATATGGTAAAAAATTATCACCTATTAGAAAACTTGAAGGCATGAAGAGAGAATCTAAATCACCAAGCAACAGTTATTTAACAAGACTTAATCATGGTCATAGATAAATAGAAAGTTTTTGTCTCTCTTTCTATTACAAATCATTTAACTCCTAGAACAGTAGGATGTAGTACATATACACCTTCACACTCTGAAGATTTGGTCGTTTTCCTTTTATGAATAACTATAGATGATTTAATACACATACATTATGTATCACGAGAATAAACAAAACCAAGGATTACAAACTATACTATGGATAATAGTTATAGCATTTGTATTCTTAATTAGATTATTAATCCCTTAATAACAAACAATATGAAATCAACAAAACTTATGCTTGCTATAATAGCATGCTTACTTACAACATGGACTTCTATGAGTCTTATTGGATATGCTCTATCAGAGCTATCGCTACGTGAATGTTACACAGATGGTGGCATACTAATGCTTATGTTATTATTTGGTTGGATACCAAGTGTTATAATAGCATGTGATCTTGAAAAACATTTTAATAGCAATTAGCCATGAAAAGACATCCTTACATTACATTATTAATAATGTACGCTATTACAGCAACAGCACTTCTTATTATACTTAGTATGAGTAGTTGTGCTTCACATTCACCACACAGTTATAAATATCCTAAACATAGAGTAATATGAAAAACATTAAACAACAATTAGCTTACATGTGGAAACATAGAGAAGCTGTATTAGGGCTAATAGTATTGTTAGCTCTATTATTTTCTGGATTAGTATTAATAGAAGTAGTAATAGATAAAACATTATAACATTATGGAGACATACATTAGTACAGTAGCATATGAGGAAGATTTTAAATCTCATATTAGAACAATTGGTTGGGGATGTGGATACGTTCATATTCCCAAAGACCATCCAATATTAGTAAAACTAATAGATAATGAAGGTTGGGGAAACTATCTACAGCCCGATGGATGTCCTGAAGAGATAACACTTAGTCAATGGGACAAAGACAATGAATACTTTATTATAGGCTTTGACACAGCTCATAGTTATAATAATTCTACTCATGGTGTGCAATATGTAACAGATAAAGCCAATGAAATAAAAGCTCTTGTTGATGCATATATGGATTATGATGCAGATGTTTATGCTAGAGAACAAATACGATTAGTAACAGAAAAATTTAAAAAATACTTAATATAATGAGAACAGAACAAATTGAACAAAGATTACAAGACATCAAGAATGAAATATGTTTCTTAGATGGTCTTAGAGATGCACACGATGATACGAATATTCATATCATTGAAGAACAAGTTGATGTATTGTTACACGAGAGACGTGATTTAACATATTTGTTAGAGAGCTGTTTTGATGAACTTATTGGCTTATGATATTTATATACATCATTGCATCATACTTAGTTATGCTAGGTGTGTTCATAGAGACTTATGATAGATTAGATGATGTGAAGGCTTATGCTTTCGCATCATTTATATTTAGTCCAATCATACTACCAATTCTTATTGGTATGATATTAGGTAAGAAATAATTAAACAATCAAATAACAATGAAGAAAGATTTAAAGACAATAGATCAACTATTGAATCAAATACAGCTTATTAAAGCTGATGTACATGAATATCAGAATAAAGCAGAAAGAGCATTAGAGATCAAAGATCAGATAATAGATGTGCTAGAGAAACAGAAAGCTATATATAAGCGTGATTTCAATATATTATGCTGGGTGTGTGCTATATTAGCTACAGCATCAATAACTATGTTCATTGCTACGCTGTAACATGAGACCTAGAATTAGTAAAGGAACATTAGTTGGTTCAACTAATACCTACAGACATACATTGTCTAAGAGACTAATAGTAGAAGTGATATATAATTTCAAGAGAGGAATTATAAGACAAAGAACAATTGATGTAAGACATACACTTAATCAATAATAATTTATTATATTTGCATAATAAATAGCTAAGCTGTGTAAAGCGTCAGAACTTATAATCTGTTAGAAGCTATAGGTTAAACATTGAATACCTTTGTAAACAAAAAGCCTGCCTTAATGAGGTCTGCGTTAAAAGACTTGGCTATAGTAGTGTGTTTACATAAAGATGTCTACAGAGATGTAGAATGTGTTGTTATCCTTGAGAAAGATAATGAGATGAAGATATGAGAATTTCTGCATATACAACACAAATGAGTTCTCAGCAAGTAGTAATGTGTCCCAGTCTATCTGTAAAAAACATTTAGAGCATCTCTTACTACGTGACCCTAAGTTTATATAGAGACCCTAATAAGGCATGGTGCTTGAGAGATTCAAGCTATATAAACTGGGTGCTAAAAAAAATCGTTCGTATAGAAAAGAAGTGTGATCAACTTCGTAGGTTAAGCGATATCCTACAATTTTGGGGGTGACTGGATTTGACAGGTTACCAATAATTAATACAATCAGCCAGAGAGATAACTGTAAACTAAGGTGAATTTAATTAAATGGCAAAAACAATTCTCGTGTAGTGGCTCTAGGAGCAAACGCACAAATCGAAGCTAACATGAACAAAGTGTTCTCATTATTGAATGTAGATACTGATCTTGGTGTAGCAGCCTAAATTAATGAAGATTTCTCTGTTAGATTAAACAGAGTGGTGGATCGTTAAGCTGAGCTTGACCCTAAATAAGCTGTATAAATTGTATTGATGAACGTAATTTGGACGCGGCTATCGTATGCCGCCACCTCCACCACACAGGGCATAATGGTATGTAAATGTAAGTTCAATTCTTATCCCTGTGGCAAAATAATTATATTATGACTGAAGAACAAATTAAAAGATTCTGGGATAAAGTAAGTATCAAATCAGAGAATGATTGTTGGGAATGGACAGCATCATGTAGATCAAATGGATACGGTGCATTTAAAACAAAAGATAAGACACATGGTTCTCATAGATTATCATATGAGCTAATTTACGGTAATATCACAGATAATACATTAAAAGTTTGTCATACATGTGATAACAGAAAATGTGTAAATCCTAATCATTTATTTTTAGGTACACAGAAAGATAATATGCAAGATTGTAAAGCTAAAGGTAGATTAGTAGTAGATGAGGGTAAAAAGTTTCAAAAAGGACATGTACCACCTAATAGACAATTTGATATTACTTTAGTTACTCAGATATATAATATAATCTCATTAAGAAGAACTAATAAAGAAAAGTTAGATTTGAAATATTTATCTATAGAGTATGATATACCTTATGCAACAATACGTGATATATCTGCAAATAGATCTTATATAAATAAAATGTAGTTTATCTATTATTAAATGATTGAGTGGCGAAATGGTAGACGCTAATTGGGTTAAGTGTACTCATAATCCAAATAAACTCGGTACACATACAGGTTCAAGTCCTGTCTCAATCACAGCAGTTACTTGACGCAAATAGCACAGTAACAGACATTGGGTAGTTTGCATGCCACGAATGTTGAGTCCTATCCACGCAGAGAAGGTGTTGAGTACTCATAGAGAAGCAGGGTATCCAAAGTTCCTAACCTCAACAATTGACATCTCTCAAGGGAGAAGGTCCTATTAAAGCCTCTAGGAAACTAGGGGCTTTTCTTATTATGTATTAATCCTTAATAACAATAGAAATGAAGACAATTAGATTACAGCCAACAGAGTTTTGGCAATTCAGACAATTAGCGTTTGCTATGTGTATAGCATTCTCATGTACAATAACACATGGTGTGTATATTGTAGAAGCCAACATAGACCAACTGCATAAGTTGGGTTATTAGGGAGGAGAATTCAAGGGCTCTGTAGTGGAGCCCTTATTCTTTTATAAATCACATTATATTATGATTTATATCACTCTAGTCAGTTTAAAACTTACAATTTAACTATAAAAACACATTATAATATGAAAAACATACACGTATTATCAACAGATAAACTAAGTAGGTTGTCTAAATCTATTAGAACAGGACTAGCCTTATGTAAAAAAGAAGCTGGAATGTATGATAATAGAGTAGCCTCTATTACTCCGCAACACATATACATCACTAATGATGAAGAAATTAAACTTAATGATTATTGGCTAAATGTTGATAACAATACCATTTCTAATGGAGAAATGTTTGAATTAGCTAATGATGCTCCAAGTTGCAAAAAAATAATTCTAACAACATACCAAGACTTAATCAAAGATGGTGTAAAAGCTATTGATGATGAATTTTTAGAATGGTTTGTTAAGAATCCAAGTTGTGAGGAGGTTGAGGTTAAAAGAACTTTTATAGACACTGTTACTGGTAAACCTATTAGAAATTGGTCTGAATACAAAATCATCATTCCAAAAGAAGAACCATTAAGTTTTGAAGAATTTAGAAAAATTGCTTCTAAAGAATTACTTGAAAAATTTGATAATGATTGTTTAGAATATTCAGAAGATGGAGATTTTGATAATTACTTTTACGCTAATTGTAAATATTGGGAAAGCAAACTAAAAGAAGAATTTAAACAAGATGCTATTGAATATTCATTAAATGCTTTTAAAGTTCCAAAAGAATATTTTGGAAAACAAGTATAGCTGGAATAAACTGTGAATCTAATAATGGAAAAAACCTTGAACAATTTATTAAACAATTTAAAAACAAATAAGATGAAAAAAATAACAAAATCCGTAATTAAATTATCAGAACTGCCTTTAGAATTACAAAAAGATAAAGTTTTTGAAGAAGTTGCTGAAAGATTATATCCAATTATAGAAACAAATGATTATATGGATTGGTATGATAAAAATTATGACATAAGAAATTCTTTTATTGCAGGTGCTAAATGGCAACAAGAAAGAAGTTATAGTGAGAAAAAAGTTAAGTCTTTTTTAAATGATATTATTTCAGAAATAGGAATTATAAGAGAAAATATCGAAAAGAATCAAGATAAAATGAGTATTCATTTAGTAGAAGGTAGTTTAATAGCTTTTGAATCATCAATAGATGTTATTAAACAATTTATTAAACAATTTAAAAAGAAATAAGATATGAAAGAAATAGAAACAGAAGTAAATGTATATGATGTACGTTTAGATGTACATGGGTATTATTCTCCACCAGAACCAATGGTTATGTATTATCCAGATGGATCTGGACATCCAGGATGTTCTGCTGAGTTTGAAATAACATCAGTTAAGTTAGAAGGAATAGTTATCACTGATTTACTTAGTGATGATGTATACAATGAAATAATAGAGAAAGTAATAGATAACCAATTAAATTAATAATTATGCGTATTATTAACGGAAGATGGGTTGATGATAATAACAATCCTGTAGACAATTTTAATGTATCAGAGCTCTTAGAAATAGGAGAGAATGTAAAGAAGATGTATGGAGAAGATATAACATATAGTAGAATCAATCTTGTTTCTGCTATTAAATCTCTTACACCAAAACAAGAAGATGATCTTGCTTATATATTAAGTCAAGATGGATTAATGGCAAAACTAGCAGGATATTAGCTATGGAAAAAGAGTTTATTCCCTACGAACAAGCATTGGCTTTAAAAGAATTAGGATTTGATGAACCTTGTTTATCATCTTGGACTTATAAAACAAAAGAAAGAATACCAACTTTATATGGCTGTGGAGCTTTGCTTTTTGATACTGATGGTTTAATCACAAACCAAACAGAAGATATTATATGTTCAGCACCATTATGCCAACAAGCATTTAGATGGTTTAGAGAGAAGTATAATGAGCATTCTTTAATAATACCTTATTGCGATTCATCAGGTGAAGTAATTAGTTACAGATTTGAAATTGTAATTCAAGATTATAATTTAGATGATTTTGAGTCTGAACGCAAAAACTATACCTACGAAGAAGCAGAACTTGAATGTCTTAAAAAATTAATAGAAATAATTAAAACCCCCTAATAACATGGAAGAGATTTACATAGATGGTATACATGAGTATGACTATCTAAAAACAAACACAGAAGGCTCAATGATACACACATTATATTACAGTGATCACCTTGAATGGAACAGTAGTCTTGTAGGAACAAAAGCTATTGAACTAATTGATAATGGTAATGGCGTACAGATAAAAGGACTAGCATTAGATGAAGAAGAAAACTATTTAAGAATAGAACAGCTTCACATCATTCTAAGACTATATAGTCAAGAATGTACATATGAAATATCACCACAACCAATTAAAACAGGGTTCTAATGTGGTATACAGGAGAAATAGTATTAAAGAGTTACCTTCCTTTTACATTAGAGGAGGGTATGCTCTTTGTCAACAGAATATCTGTTGGCATAATGGAGCCATATGTAGAACTATGGGCACTAGAAGAAGTTCCTGAAGATGCTGATGCATTTATGGCTGCTAATGGTGCGCCTGTTGAACTATTCATCATAGATGATGATGAAGAACTATTAGCAACTGAAGAAGAACTTGGTTGGTGGGATGAAGGACAACACACAGATGAACTTAGAGAAGTATCATTAGATGATATCAATTTCATATTACGAGAGTGTGATGGATATATAGATATAGAGATAAGTGATGAAACTGAACATCCAGGTGTTATATTATTTGAAGATAGAGTGATATTAAGAGTTCCTGAATCAGATGATGATTGGGATGAAACATTAAATGATGGATTAGAAGAAGAATAAATATGAATATATTATCATCAGATAAGCATACAAAAGAAAGAAAGATAGCTGAATCAATAGCTAACAAGCTAAAGAATACAGCTGCTACATTAGAATCAAATGATCCAACTCACAAGAATGGTGTTAAATACATGATATCAAGAAAAGTGTATGAGAACATCATACAAGTTGAGTTTGAGACTAGAGAGTTACCACATAAGAATAGAATGATTGTAAGAGAATTTATAAACCGTAAATTAAAACCAGTATGAAACATTACACACCGAAGCAAGTAAATGAGATTAAACAACAAATTAGAACAGGTAAACCTCTTCCTATTATAGCAGAAGATTTAGCTATAGAATGGGAAAGACCATCATCAGGTATTTATAGCAAAGCTGTAGCATTAGCTAGAAACACTAGAAAGATTACTAACACTTGGAATGGACCAACTAAGAAAACAAAACTTAGACCAACTATTGTACAACAATCAATAGACTTTGATCTTATGCCAGGTTCTCTATTAGATGTAACTGATAGTAAATCAGAAGTAATATTAAAAGAGATATGTGAAGAGATTGTAGAGAAGTCTGAGATTAAACAACAGCCTGCAGAAATAGGTATTGAAGTTCCTCCAACTAATATATCATTCAATGGTATACCAAGTAGAGTGGTAATATATTCTGATCACGTAAGATATTATTATAATAACTAATATTTTTCATTATCTTTGTAGGCTATGAAATTTATAAATTATTTAGTTAGATGGATATCAAATAATCTTGCTATGCCCTTCTGGGTAGTAGGACATATCCATCTTTCTATTAATGTATATAAGGACATAGTAGAAATATTAGCATCATTTAGTATGAACATTATTGTAGCTATAGGATTTTGGTTAGATTGGACAGATCATAAAAAAACAAAACTATGAAAGAAGTAATCATTTTCGACATAGAGACAATGCAAGAACTGTTTTGTGTTGTTTGTATGGTGCCTGGTAAAGCTGGTAAAAGCTTTCAAGTATCTAAATGGAAGAATCAACTTGATGCTTTCGTTAGATATACAGAAGCTAATAGTGATGCTTATTGGGTGGGATATAATAATCTACGCTTCGATAGTCAAGTGGTTGAATGGATCTTGAGAAACTATGAGAATTGGCATGAGTTAACAAACCTAGAAATATGTGCAAGAATAGCACAGAAGGCTGCTGATGTTATACATGATGCTAATTATGATGTGTTTCCTGAGTACAGAGAGCATGAATTAAGCCTCAAACAATTAGATCTGTTCAAGATACACCACTACGATAATAAGAATCGAATGGTGAGTCTAAAAAGACTAGAGTTTGAGATGGATCTTGAGAATATAGAAGAGATGCCTATACATCACACTAAGGTTGATATGACAAAAGAAGAGGTAGCAATGACTATTGACTATTGTCACAATGATGTTGATGCTACGTATGAATTCTATAAGATAACACTTGGTGATACAGATCATCCCTTATACAAAGGAAACAATCAAATAGAGCTTAGACAGGATATCGAACAAGAGTTTGGTATCCCTTGTCTAAACTATTCTGATAGTAAAATTGGTGATGAGATGATTAAGAAGTATTATTGTCAAGAGAAAGGTATAAAATATACAGAGCTTCCTAAGAAGGGATATTTTAGAAAGACAATTGATGTTAAGAATTGTATTGCTAGGTATGTTGAATTTCAAACACCACAGCTTAAGACATTCTTAACTAAGATAAAGAAAATGCAGCTTGGTCTGCAAGATGATTTCAAAGAGCATATAGATTTCTATGGAAATGTATATTCTTTTATGAAAGGTGGTCTTCACACAGAGAATAGTCCTAAGATATTTGAAGCTGATGAAGACTATGAGATAATCGATTGGGATGTTAGTTCTTATTACCCAGCAATCATTATCAACAACGGTAAGTTTCCTGCTCATTTAGGAAAAGAATTCCTTAGAGGATACAAACAGATGTTTGATAAAAGATTAGAGCTTAAACCTCTTGCTAAGAGTAATAAGAAGATTAAAGGAATTGTTGGAGCACTTAAACTTGCTGTTAACTCTGTATATGGTAAATCATCAGATATGCAAAACTGGATATATGATAGGCAACTCACTATGTTCACCACTATAACTGGTGAACTATCATTGATGATGCTTATTGAACAATACGAGTTAAATGATATACATGTGATTTCTGCCAACACAGATGGTGTAACTATCAAGATTAAGAAAGAATTACTTCCTTTGATGCATGAGATCAACAAGGACTGGATGGACCTAACACAATATGAATTAGAGAGGACTGACTATTCCAAGATTATTTTTAGTACAGTGAATGATTATTTAGCAATTATGACAAATGGAGAGATTAAGAAAAAAGGTGATTTCCTTACTGATTTTGAATTGCACAAGAACAAGTCAGCTAGAATTGTTCCCATTGCTCTTGAGCGTTATTTTGTTTATGGCACTCCTGTGGATACTACGATTATACATCATACTAATCTATATGATTTTTGTTTAAGACAGAAAGCAACTAGAAGTTTTCATTATGAAGGAACGAATAGAACTACAGGAGAAACTACTGTGTACAACAAGTTGATACGTTACTATGTATCAAACGATGGTGATAAGATATTTAAGGTGAAGAATCCTGAATGTCAAACTAGAGCTGCTGCAATCAGTCAGATAGAAGCAGGCGAATGGGTATGTAAAGTTTGTAATTACTTACCAAAACGCAGTAAAACTGATAATGTAAACTATGATTATTACATAGAGAAAGCAAACAGACTAGTCACCAAGATTAACAATGAAGGCAGAAGAATCAAAACAGTGTACATACCTAACCAATTAAATTTATTTGAATGAAAGCAAAAGTAAACCGTACAAACATTACGGATCATCTAATAGAATACCAATTAAAAATGGTTGGTAAGACTGTTGATGATATTAAAGAAGATGAATTGTGGTATAGTAATAATACCATGACAGAAGAACAACATGAGGAATTCAAGCGTTATGCTATTCCATTACTAAAAAAAATATTTAAGTTTAACAAAAGTAAAGCTGAGTCAACCTTCGGATGGTTTGACCTACAGTTTGGATTAAAAATCATTAACAATTAAAGAAAGAAAACATGGAAACAAATTCAGTTATTATTATTACAGGAATTGTTGCTGTTGCTACAGCAGTGATATTAGGTTTATTTAGATCATCTAGAGACTTAACAGTTACAATTAAAATGGAGAACGATGATGATTACCCAATCAAAAGTGATGATGTAGTAGAGCTAGAAGTTAAGCCAAAGAGAAAATACACAAAGAGAACTCCTAAGGCTAACGTTATCAAAACTACAACAGGTGCTAAGAAGCAAATTGGGAGACCTAGAAAAGCTAAATAATTATGGACTGGCTGTTACAAGATTGGGAATACACCAATGATGAAATCTATGCTGTTGAGAGACAAAAAGAGATTGAAGCAGCATGGCATAAATGGGAAGATGAACAGGAGAATAAGAAAAGAAAACCTGCAAAAATTAAAATAGTAAAACATGAAATTGACAATAAGCCCTCAACAATACGAGGAGCTCATCAAAAGAGGTCACAACCTTGATGTTATATTTCTACTGAAGCTGATAGACGAACAGTATGATGTCTCTCCTCTATGTGAGGGGAGTATGAAGATTGCTTCTGTCTATCAGTCTTTAATAAGAAAGGCATTGATAACAAAAGATGATGAGAAACTCACAGTGCTAGGTAGAGATTTGTTAGTGTTTATGGACACTAAGATGAACACTAAGATTGTAAGAAGAAGACCTGCCACAACAGATTTTGAAGAGTGGTGGAAGACTTACCCAGGTACAGATTCATTTGAACACAAGGGTAAGACATTCAAGGGCACTAGAGCACTTAGATTACATAAAGATGATTGTAGATTGAAATTTGATAAAATACTCTTAGAAGGAGAATATACAGCTGAACAACTTATAGCTGCTCTCAACTTCGAGGTGAATCAAAAGAAAGAAACATCCATTACAGAGAATGCCAATAGACTTAAGTTTATGCAAGGATCCTCTGTATATCTGAATCAAAGAGCATTTGAGCCTTTCATTGAACTAATTAAAGATGGTGGAACAATCACTGAAGCTAAACTAAAACCAACAGGAGGTACAGATATCTAATGACACCAAAAGAAAAGGCTAAAGAATTAATTCAGAAGTTCTATCCTAATGTTCAATGGAAACTTGGACAAGAAGATTGTTTACAAAGAGCTAAGAATTGTGCATTAATAGCAGTTGATGAGATATTAGAACACTGTTATCAAGTGATGAAACCATTTTGGTTAGAAGTTAAACAAGAAATAGAGCTATTATGAAACAAAGAGTAGTTACATTTGATGATAGAACAGTTGAGCTATATAATGAATTAGAATTAAAAGATGCTCCAGATATTTACATTTATGAAAATGAATGTGGATATAAGCCAGAAGGAGTTTTTACTGAGTATGATTCATTAAAGCATGCAATGAAAGAAAATCCTAGGTCAAGAATAAGTAGATATCCATCTAAAAACATAAAACATGAGTTTTGAACTATTAAATGCAGAAGTTGAGAAAGGGATGAATGATCTCAACAAAGGAATCCCTATGGGATTTGATCGCTTGACTAGATATGTAGGTATTCGTAAGAGTATGTATTATCTTGTAGGTGGTCTAACTGGTAGTGGTAAAACATCTTTCATTGATGATGCATTTGTTCTTAATCCTGTTGATTGGGCTATGTCTAAAGAAGGAATTGCTTCAGGTATCAAAGTGAAGGTGTGGTATAGGTCCATGGAGAGAAGTAGAACTTATAAGATTGCCAAATGGGTATCTCGTAAAATATTTCTAGACCAGGGAATCATTATTCCTGTAGGTAAGCTTCTTGGTTGGACTGAGAAGCTGACTAAAGATGAACATGATCTGTTCTTACATTACAAAGATTATGTAGATAAGCTGTGTGAAATTGTTACTATCATTGATGGACCAGAAAATCCTGTAGGTATAGCAAAAGAGCTAAAAGATTATGCGCTAGAGAATGGTACAATAGAACAATTGGATAAATGGAATAAAATATATATTCCTAATGACCCAAGTCAAATCACTATGGTGGTAATAGATCACATTGGTTTGCTTAAGCTAACTAAAGATCAACCTACAAAGAAACAAGCTATTGATAAGATGTCTGATGAACTTAGATATGCTAGAGATTTCTATGGATATTCACCAGTGGTGGTTAGTCAGTTCAATCGTGACATTTCTAATCCTTCTAGAATAAAGAATGGTGATGTAGAACCTCAACTAGAGGATTTTGCAGACAGCTCAGCAACACAGAATGATGCTGATGTTGTTATGGCATTATTTGATCCTATGAGATACAAAGTGGCAGACCCTAGTGGTTATGACTTAGATAAACTAAAAGATGAATATGGTGCTAAGTATTTTAGAAGTGTTAGACTTATTAAAAATAGCTATGGTGCAGACGATTTAAGAATAGGACTTGCATTCTTGGGTGAATTGGGCCTATTCAAGGAATTGCCTAGAAAAAAAGACATCACTGATGATGACTATCAGAGCGTAACAAATAAATCATATTTCCTAAGAGAATGACAATACGTGATAAAAGGCAAAGAGAATTTGCTGATGTATGGTTAAAAAAGAAGCATGGCATATTAAACTTATGTCCTAGGTTTGGTAAGATAAGAACTAGTATTAATATACTAGAACATTTTAAACCAAAACTTAAGAGCGTGCTTATTGCTTATCCAGATAATAAGATTAAAGACTCTTGGCAAGCTGATTTTGCTGATAGAGGATATCTCGATGCTAATGTAACATATACAACTCACCTATCACTAAAGAAATATAGTGATAAGAAGTATGATCTTGTTATTATAGATGAGATACATCTACTGAGTGAAGCTCAGATAGAAGTGTGTAAGGATTTGTTTGATAACAACAAACAGATTCTTGGTCTCACTGGTACATTAGCCAGTGATACAGAACGAACATTAGAAGAAGAACTTGACATACATGTAATAGCTACATATCCAATTGAAAAAGCAATTGAAGAAGGTGTTATTGTAGATTATGAAATACATGTAATAAGAGTGCCTTTAGATAACACTGTGTACAATGATTACAAGGGTAAGCTCAAGACTGAGAAGAAGCATTATGATGGCATATCCTGGGTGATTAACAAACTACAGAATAGTGGTACAGATACAATGTTTTTACGTCTAGCTAGAATGCGTTTGATTCAATCATCCCTAGCCAAATCTATAGCTACAAAGGCACTTTTGGCTGCACATAAAAATGAGAGGGTCTTAGTATTCTGCGGTACCACTGCTGTTGCAGATAATCTTGGTATTCCATCCTATCATAATAAGTCTAAAGAAAAAAGTATTTTTGAAGACTTTGCTGAAGGAGAAGGAAAACATTTAGCTGTTGTAAAGATTGGTAATACAGGAGTGACATTTTCAAAGTTAAATAGAGTTATAATAAATTCTTTTGATTCAAATCCTGAAAATCTTACACAAAAAATATTTAGATGTATGGCAATGGATTATGATAATTTAGAAAAAAAAGCGTATATTTGTATTGTTAGTACAACAGAACCTATCGAATTAACATGGCTTTCAAGAGCCTTAGATCTGTTTGACAAAGATAAAATATTTTACTTATGACTTCATGCATCTACACAATCACCAATAAAGTAAATAATAAACTTTATGTAGGAAAAACTATTAATTTTTTAAATAGAATTTCCAAACATAAATATACTTTAAGAAACAATATTCATATAAATGAACATCTTCAACGTGCTTTTAATAAGTATGGTGAAAAATCATTTGATTTTGAAATTCTTGAAGAATGTGATGAAGAATATTTATATTCACAAGAGCATTATTGGTGTAATATGTTAGATGCATTTAACTATAATAAAGGCTACAATATGAAACCTACACATCCATTAAATAAAGCTGGAAATAGTGTAGAAGCAATTGAGAAAACCAAAAAAGCCTTAACTGGTAAGAAATTATCTCCAGAGCACAGATTAAAGCTATCTTTAGCAAAACAAGATAGAAAATTATCAGATGAAACAAAATTAAAAATGTCTCAAGCCAATAAAGGTGTTAAAAAATCTGAAGAACATAAACAAAGAATATCAGAAGCTAAAAAAGGAGACAAAAATCCTAGATTTGGTAAAATACCTTGGAATAAAAAGATATAATTAAAAAAATTATTCTTATCTTTATATAATGAAAATTAAATAACTAAATAAATTAAAATCAATGGCAAGTAAATTAGTAGGGATTGTAGGTGCAACTGGTACAGGAAAAAGTACAGCAATAAAGCATTTAAATCCAGAAGAAACGTACATTATCAATGTTGCAAAGAAAGAACTTCCATTCAAAGGGAGTGAGAAACTTTACAATCTAGAAAAGAAGAATTACAAGGAAGTAGATGATGCTAACGAGATCACTCGTTTATTAAAGACTATTTCTGAAAAAGCTCCACATGTTAAGAACATCATCATTGAAGACTCTAATTATATTATGGGATTCAATATGGTGAGTAAAGCTACAGAGACAGGATTTACCAAATTTAGTGTTATGGCTAAAGACATGGTAGATCTATTTAGAACTGCTAGACAGTTAAGAAATGATATCACTGTGTTCTATCTAACACATCCAGAAGAAATAATGGATGGACAAGATATCATAGGATATAAAATCAAAACAGCAGGTAAATTAATTGACAATCAAGTCTTACTTGAAGGACTGTTGACTGTTTGTCTATACACTAGTGTAGAAGAGAACAAAGATGGAACAGTTAACTATCAACTAATAACTAATCGTTATAGAAAGATACCAGCTAAAAGCCCTGATGGAATGTTCCAAGAGCTTAAAATACCAAACAATCTGCAATTAGTAGCAGACAGTTTAACTAATTATTATAATGCATAACTAAATAAATAAATTAAAAATCAAAATTATGGCAGGAATTGGCGGAAGTAAAAGAGAAAACACAGGAAGTGGAGATTTCGGAAAAAAAGTTGGTTTGTTTGAAGCAAACGTAGTAGCTATTAATCCAACAATCGAAGAGTTTAAAGACATACTTGGTATGGAACTTAAAGAAGACAGCAAAGCTGCTGAGTACTTAGGTGAGACCAAAGATGGTAATAACTATCTTCGTGTTGATATATGGTTAGAAGAACTTAAAAATAAAGATAAGTTCAAAGTGAGCTTCTTCTTAGAAGATAAAGAACGTGAGAATAAAGATGGTACTAAGAATCAATATGTCAATAATGTTGGTATGTGTTCTTGGGCAGCTGATGAGAATGATCTAGCTGATTGGTTTAAGAAAGATAGAGATTATAGAATTGCATATGTAGGTGAAGAAGATTTTTATAACTTCTTACGCACATGGTTGTGTGAATTAGATTATCGTAAAGCAACTACAACATTAGAAATAGAATGGAAGAAGTTGATGAAAGGTAATGTGAAACAACTTAAAGATGAAATCAATGGTGAATGGTGTGGTCCAGTGGGTGCATTAGCTACTGTCATAGTTAAAGAACGTGATGGTGAGTCTAAAGAGTATCAAGGAATCTACAACAAAGCTTTTCTTTATGGAGGTGGTCTTAAACAATTTAGACTTGTTGATTATGGAAACAGAAAAACAATAGATAATCTTAAGAATAAGAAACCAAAAGAATTGAAAGCACATGAGAAATTCGTAGTGAATGTTGTTGGAGAATATGGTTGTAAAGACTATTACATCCTGAAAGATTTACAAGATTATAACACAGATGATAACTTAGTTGCTTCTGATGCGTTTATATCTGAAGATGGAGATGATTATTAATTGATTTATTGTTAGTAAGAGCCCTCTTCATTAATTTGGAGAGGGTTTTTTATTAGTAATAGTTTGCGAAAAGTACCAATAATTGGTACTAATAGCAATAATTTACATTTAGAGCTATGATAAAAGGAACAAGAAGAGTAAAACTAACATGTGAGAATATACTGAGCAGGATATCTGAATATGATATATACAGAATGTATATGCCTCACGATAACTGGAAGATAAATGTTGTTACTTATTCACCATTTAGAAACGAGAAGAATCCTTCATTCATTATAGGATATAAAGGAAAAGCATTAACATTTCATGATTTTTCAGATTCTACTAGAAGAGGTGGATGTTTTAATTTTGTGGTAATGCTATTCAATCTATCATCATTAAGTGAAGCATTGTTTATGATTGATAGAGATTTTGATCTTGGTATTGTTAATTCTTCTTCTACAAAAAACTATGAGAGAATTGTTTCTGAATATACGCAACCACCATTATTAAGCAAACGTGAATTCTTTATTCAAGTGAAGTCAAGAAAGTTCACACACGAAGAGCTAGCATATTGGAATGAATATTATCAGGACATAGATGATCTTAGAGCTAACAATGTGTATTCAATAGACACTCTCTATCTAAACAAACAGAAGTTCCCTCTAAAGGACACTGAGCTTAGATTTGGTTATCTATATGAGGGCTATTGGAAAATCTACAGACCATTTGCAGATAAGAAGAATAAATGGATGCCTAACAATGTTCCTATTACAATGATGGATGGATTACAAGATATAAAAGATTGTGATGTTGCATTCATCAATAAGAGTAAGAAGGATTATATGGTGATGAAGAAGGTTGTGCCATGTTGTTGTGCTGTACAGAATGAAGGCTTAGGATGTTTCTCTGAAGAGAATGTAGAATACATCAAAGAAAACTCTGACACACAAATCTTATCCTTTGACAGTGATGAAGCTGGTGTAAAGAATTCTCAACTCATAACAGAAAAGTTTGGGTTTGAGTATTGTAATGTACCAAAGATTTATCTAGAAGAAGGAATAAAAGATTGGGCAGACCTTGCCAGAACACATGGATTAAAGACAATTGAGAGATATTTAACACAAAGAGAAATAATATGAATTTAGAAAAACACATTTGGGAAGGTTGGTTAGTAAAAGATTTTATAAACGAATTAGATGATTTAGTAAGTATTGCAGTAAGTGGTGAAAGCCATTTTAAGACTATAACTAATAAACAACAACTTAAAGAATTTTGTATGGATAATCAACCTTATTACAAAAAACATATACCAGAAGTTGTAGATTATTTTGCTAAACAATATCAAATATTATGAGCAAATTAACATCAGATGAACTAAATGATATAGTGATAGAGAGCTTATCCCTCTCTGTTGCATTATTAGAGAGATTTGAAACAATGAATGAGAATAATTTGTTTACACATAGAGCTAAACAGTCTCTTAAACAAACTATTCCACACATTGAAGGCTATGTAGGTAAACTTATTGAAGTGAGAGATGAGGAAGATGCAGAACATTTCAAAAGAGGAGCTACAGTGATAATGGAACTATCAAATAGAATAGATAGTGCACTTAAGGTGAATAACATATTAGATATATCATCCAGAAAGAGATATTTAGAAGCTCTGATTGATGCTACAGTGTTATTCCCTCCACAGAAGAAAGAGCTTTATGAAGCAATTAGAGATTCAGGAATTTTAGAATATTAAATTATGACACTAAAAGAAAAATTATATAATGAGTACATTTGGACTACTGAACCTATAGTAGAGGCAGAAGAAGTTTCTGAATCAGTAGATAAAATGGTAGAAATAGCAGATGAATTTGCTATTGGATTTGCAGAGTGGTGTATTGAATCAGAAGGCAAAGAGTATAATAAGTATAAGTATAGAAACAGAAAAGAACTATTAGAAATTTATAAACAAACATTATGAGAGTAACAGATGACGAGTTAGAAATACTCGAAGAAGAGATTAAAGAGAATATTGAATGGTTATCCACTACAGAAGATGGTGAAACATTAGGAACAGTGGAATGTATAGGAATAGAGAATTTAGAAGGAATATTAACAAGGTTCTTTCATAGGAACGTATCATTAACATTAGGATAAAATAACATGGAAAATTACAACACAGCAAGAGGAATGTTGCTAGCAGCACCAATCCCTCAACAGACTAAAACTTACAAACCAGTTTCACATGAACAACTGATGGACCTCACACTTGAGAGTATACATCAATCAGGATTTGTTCTAGACCAAGAACTATACACCTCTGCAAAAGAGGGTAGGGTTGCTAATGGTAAGTTCACAATTAAAAATGTGGCAGATAGTGAAATGCAATTACAAATAGGATGGCAGAATAGCTATGATAAATCTCTATCACTGAAGTTTGCTATTGGTACAAGAATATTCATTTGTGAGAATGGATGTGTTAGTGGTGATTATGGTGCATTCAAAAAGAAACACCAAGGAGAAATACAAACATTCACACCACAAGCTATTGTAGAATATATCAAGAGAGCAGGAGAAGCATTTATAAAGATGCAAGTGGAGAGAGAAGCTATGAAATCTATTGATCTTGATAAAAGAGCACAAGCTGAATTGATTGGTAGAATGTACATTGAAGAGCAATTCATTGAATCAACACAATTGAACATCATTAAGAGAGAATTGGATAAACCAACTCATGATTACAATGCTAGCAATTCATTATGGGAGCTTTATCAGTTTACAACATTTAGTATGAAACAAGTGCACCCAAGCTTATGGATGAACAATCATATTGATGCTCATAGTTTCTTTACAGGAGCAGCAGATATTATTACATCTAAACAAGAATTAGTTATACCAGCTGGTAACCAATTAGAATTATTTGTAGCGTAATGGAAGAGCTAGTACAATGGGCTAGATCATTAAAGAATGAGCACCCAAATAAGTTTGATGAAATATGGGACTTTGTTTCTTTGTGTCAAGATGAAATAGAAGAAGGAGGTTCTCCTACACATGAAATAGAACTATGTAAAGAATCAATTAGACAATTAATAGAAGAAGATGAATTGGAGCAATTTTAAACATCAGTTTCACCCATCATGGCATGCTAAAATGCGTCCATTTATAGAGAGTGAGCAGTGTGATAAGATATATGCATTCCTAAAAGCAGAGAGTAAGAGGGGCAAGCGAGTTGCTCCTCTCTCTATGCATGTTTGGAGATGTTTCTTAGAGACACCATTAGATGAACTAAAGGTTGTGATGGTAGGCTTATGTCCATATCACACACTTAAGAATGATGCGCCTGTTGCAGATGGATTAACCAGTTAAAATGATTATATTTGTATATGAAAAAATGTACACGTTGTAAAGTAGAAAAAGAAAATAAATTGTTTTTAGGAAAAATAAAAAACAAATGTTATACTACATGTATTTCTTGTAGAAAAGCATCAATAACTAGAAATATTAGAGTAAGTAAGGGAGAAAAATCTGAAGTGGAATTATTTAGAGATAAGAGAAAAATTGCTATTAGTAATGGTAATTTTATATGTCCAACTTGCAAATTAGAACTTCCTTTATCTAACTTTAATAATTGTGTTTCTACGTTTAGTTGTGCAGGTAATAATTACTCTTGTAAAAAATGTAATAAATCTAAATCTAGACTTTCTAGAATAAAAAGTTATGGTTTAGATAAAAAAACATTTATGAAAATGTTTGAAAATCAAAATAAAAGTTGTGCTATATGTAAAAAATCATTAAAAATATCTGATACAGAAAAAATGAGAGCTACAACTTTATGCATAGATCACGATCATTCAACAAACAAGGTTAGAGGTTTATTATGTAATAGCTGTAACAGAGGATTAGGATTCCTTAAAGACAATAAAGAAATTTTACTAGCAGCTTATAATTATTTAATAGTCCATGATAAATCCTGTGAATTGCTGGAAAATCTAGAGATAGACAATCAGCAGCCAAGCTAGTTAGAAATAATTAGAAGGTTCAACGACTAGTGTAAGGAGTCTTAACAGGTAATGCTGAAGATGGTAAAACACCACGAGCGCAGGACAATTTCCTCTGATTGAGTAGAAATTGATGATATAGTCTGAACTGCATGTATAATCTAAAAAAAAAAGATGCAGAATCTAAGGATAAAGAGCTTTAGAGTTAACAAATGTATTAATGGGATGTTCTATTACAGAACAATTACAGCCTACATTAGAACATTTCTATATGGGCATAGAGAGAGAATATTATAATGGATTGAACTTTGATATTATTAAAGATCCAGATGTTAGTCATTTGGCTCATCAGGGTGTTCTTATGTTCAATGCAGCTCTAACAACAGAGATTAACAAAGCAGGAAGTCATCTAGATGCATGGGAACCACTTGTTAAATATCTGTTTGAGGAAATAATAAATCACTTAGGAGTGCCAATTGTGTTTCTTGGTAAGGATGCAGCTAGATATAAAAAATACACAGGGATATTTACTCATGTGTTTGAGCTTAGTCATCCAGCCAGTGCTGCATATAAACATTCTGAATGGGATACAGAAGGTGTGTTCAGTAAAGTGGATGTGCTATTAGAAGAAAACAATGGATTTAGTGTACAATGGGTGCCAATAGATGTGCCCTTTTAATTTAACAATATGAAAATAGAAACAAAATATGATCCAGGAGATACAGTATGGATAATGATTGGTAATAGACCAAAAGAATGTGTTATTTATGAAGTTGATCCAGGTAAAATAATGAAAATTATGACTTATCAAGACAGATATACCATTGAAGGGTATAATGGGAACAGTCCTACATTTTACGAAAGAGAAATATTTAAAACAAAAGAAGAATTACTTAACTCATTATAGATTATGGAAAATCAATTAATAAACATAGAAGAGCTTGAAATAGGAGATGAAATCTTAACACTTACGCAACAGCCTAAGTATTTAAAATTGGTGGAAGTTCCTAGAAGAAGTAAAACAGTCTATCAATGGCAACCACTTGTAGATAGATACATAAATGTAAAATGTAAAGTTAATGTAGATATTACACAAAGAAGTGCTTCTAAATTTGATCATATATTACAACGGAGTGTTCCTTATACATATGATATTAAAAAATATAAAATAGAAGCTCCTGAACAGGATAGTCCTATTGAGAAGTTTGATTTAAACTTCAAACAAATCTGGTTAGTAAAAAGAGAAACAATATGAGAACAGTAAATTATGGAGGTGATCTCCAAATAGGAGACTTTATAGCTATTAGTTATTCAAGTGGATTTACACTTGGTTGGTATTGTGGAGAAGGTACTAATACATTACAATTTTATGAAACACATTGGCCTGCGTCATCTTTAGATCAGTATAACAGAGTAAAAGCTGATGCAGCATATAGAGATCATGATAAAGCTAATTCAGAAGAGTTTGATAAAAGCTGGATAGCAAAATCATATATAATGGATTGGAAATGGAGAGTGATGAAAATAGAAAACCCAGAAAGTTTATTTACAGAACCAGAAGACTTAAATAGATATATAGAATCAAGACAAATTTTAGAACAAATTAAATTTATATAACATGATATTAGAAAAACAGACAGAAGCACACGTCCTAACAGAAGGACAAACACAAGAAAGTATTGGTATGTCTTTAGACTTAGATTCTGCACAGATATTGATGCAGATGTTAAGTAAGAATTTATATTCTGATGATATAGGCTCAGCTATTAGAGAATGCGCAAGTAATGCTCTAGATAGTCATAGAAGAGCTGGTGTAGACACACCAATTATAGTTTCACTAAAAGCTGCATCATATAACAATTATGAGTTTTGTGTAGAAGATTTTGGTATAGGCCTAGATGCTGATGATGTACGTAACATCATTAGTAAGTATGGTAAGTCTACTAAGAGAAATAGTGCTACAGAATTAGGTATGATGGGTCTTGGTTTCAAGGCCCCTCTAGCATATTCTAGTAGTTTCTATTTTGTATGTAGAAAAGATGGTATGGAACGTAAGTATATGATGTATGAAGGAGAAGATACTAACACTATTGATCTTTTATATGAAACAGAAACAACAGAAGCTAATGGTGTAAAGATTATTATTCCTGTTAAGTATGGTGATAAGTATAACTTCCAAAGAAAGATTAAAGAACAATTGTGTTATTTCGAGAGTGTGTATTTTGATGTACCAGAAGATTCAAGCATCACTAATGATTTTGTTATTAGTAGACACACACACTTTCAATTCTCTGAAATGAATACAGATAACAAGTTACACATCTGTTTGGACAATGTATATTATCCACTTGACTTTGAAAAACTTGGAATAGACAGACTTGAGTTTCCTATAGCTCTTAGATTTTCACTAAGTGATGGGTTATTCCCTACACCAAACAGAGAATCATTAAGATATACACAGGAAGCTAAAGACATCATCAAGAAGAAACTTGCAGAGGTAGCAGATTATTTTATTGGTAAGTATAATGAAACTGTAATCAAGAGTGATGATATCAAATCTATGATTAATTACTTGGAAAAGAGTGGACATTTTGTTGAAATGGTAAATAATAGAACACTTAGTATTAGTCCTTTGATTAAATATGCCACTATTAAAGCAGCTGTCCCAGAACTAAAAGGTGTAACTCTACTAGATTTCCCTTCTGTATATGGTAGAACTAAGTCACACATGATAGATAGTGCATATGTCCTTAAATTCACATTGAAGGATAAGAAGATGAAGGATGCCACTAAGCATTATGTTTGGGGATATAACATAGAGAACATATGTAATGGTAAGGTTAATGTGTATTTATATGAAGATAGAATTTCTCAATTGAAGAAAGACTATATGAAATCTATATGCAGAACAGATGTTCAACAATGTTTTGTTAAACGAAATAAACCTATGAAGCTAGGTAAACCTAGCAACTATGATTCAGATACCTACTACCACAGATTACAATTGCATCAGTATAAAAGACATGAGTGGAGACAAGTGATTAAGGAATATCAATATGTTCTATCTCTTATTGAAGCAAACTTCATTGATCTAGATTCAATTTATGTAACACAATCATTTATTGATAGTAGAAAGAAAGTGAAGGTTAGTACAGCTGGTGTAGCTAGTGGTAAAAGACTTAAGATTCAAGGAGAGATTGTATGTAAGAAAGGTGTTCCATTAGCTAGATATAGCAATGGTAGAAACTGTAAGTTTGATTCTCAATTGTATAAACTGGAAGAGTTACATAAACGTAAAGAAGTGATTGTGTATGCTAAACATGAAGATTCATTGAAACTCGATGCTCTTTATGCAATGATGCAAAAGCAAGTGATGGAAGTGGTTACATTTTCAGACAGAGAACTAAAGATAGTTAATCAACTAGAGATACACAATTTAATATCATATGATAAATTTATGGAAGGAAAGAATGCACCATTCAAAAGAATGATTACATCAGTGCTAGTATATGAACTAATTGAGAAAAATAGATATGTATTTGATAAAGCAAAAATGATTGCTTACACTTCTAAAGATTTAGGTGATAAACTAGAGAAGCTAGTTCAATATAAGCGTTTGAATTATGTAACAAGTGATCCAGCATTAGTTAAATCAATGTTATCTGTAGCAGAACAACACAATCTGTTTGATCCATTAATATACACAGAGTATCTAGAGATGAAAGCTTTGCTTGATAAATTGTATTTCTTGAATCCTTTGTGTTCAAGAATGGGTTATTATAATGCAGAAGATCCATTGTGCAACTTGATGACTGACTTGTTCAAATATCACAAACATAGAGTGAATCTTGAGCATTATAAAATTAGAATAAATGATGAAGTATTAACAGAAGCTAGTTTAGAAGAATTAGTATAATTTAACAGAGGGACATTCGTGTCCCTCTCTTTAACAAGTAACAATTAAATAAATAAATAAAATGGAAAACAAATTTTTAAGTCTTGACTGGTTCAAGCAAACAGCAGAATCTGCAATTACTAAAGTGGTAGCTGAGAAGTTAGAACAATTAATGCAGGAAGAGGAAACACCAAAGGTGACTCCCTATCTTAGAGTTCAAATAGCTAATGACACACTTACAGTGGTCCTTGTTGATGGAAGTGTATTAAGTAAGCCTGGAGCAACAGAAGAAGATTACTATGCTGTTATAGAAGCTAAAGATGCATATGAAATACATGCTATCATAGGTTCTAGAGATGTTGCAGCTGATGTAGAGAAAGCAAAAGCTGAAGCAGCTAGAATCAAAGCTCTACAGAAAGGAATAGAATCACTTGCTAGTCTTCCTGATTTCATTGTAGAAGGTAATTCTGTTTATCTAACAGGAACATCTAGAAGTATGCCTCAATTGCTTGTGGAGAAATTCATTGAGATAGTTGATAGAGTGAGTTATTATACAGGATTTGGAGACATTCAAGAAGCTCTTAACAATGATGATGATTACATGGCCCATAAAAACTTCTTTATGTGGTGTTGTCTTAATCCAAGAGCTGAGGTTGCTAATGAACTATACAGATTCTTAACAGATAATAGTTTCAAAATCACTAAACAAGGATTCTTTGTAGCTCTTAGAAATGTTGTAACACTCCATGGTTCTCCAGAGCTTGTATACTTTGTAAGTAATGCTTACAACAAAGTGAAAGCTGTGTGGAAGAAGAACCCAGATGATTATACAATCTTCTTAGAAGAAGGAGAATACAAACTTGTACATAAAGACAACCTAACTAAAACAGAAACTCATACATCTACAACATGTCCTGATTGTTTAGGTGATGGTGGATGGGAAGATGAAGAATCTTGGGAAGATGGAGAATGGGTAGAGTGTGAAAGATGTGATGGAACAGGTGAGGTGGAAGAATATACTTATGATGAAGAATGGCCTATAGACCATGGACAAAGAATTGGTACACTTACAGAAATCTATCTAGATCTTCCTAATAGAGAAGAGAATAGATTCACTGATAACTGGACTCAAACATTTGACATTCGTGTAGGACAAGTTGTAAGCATGCCTAAAGAAGAATGTAACTGGAGTACACAAGATTGTGCTACAGCAGGTCTTCACTTTGCAGGATACACAGCTCCTTATGTTCTTTGTGGTGATACTACAGTTATGACTCTTCATAATCCTATGAAAGTGGTTGGTATTGGTACAGAGAAAGGTAGATGTTGGGAATATCTTCCATTCATGTTAACCACTGTTGCTGAAGCAGATCAAATCATGAATGATAGAAGCTTTGATTTCTTACAATTGGATGAGCAATATGCTATTCGTGAATTGGAAAGCTTAGCTGAAAAAGCGAAAGAAGGATTTGCAACTGAAGCTAAGAAACATGAGTTCAACATGCCTTCTATATCAGCAGCAGAGATCAATGCTATTGTATTGAATCTTAGTGAAATGAAAGCTAAGATTACCAATCGTGTGAACACGATTAAGTAGTAAAATTAATTACAGTTGTGTCGCAAATTTATCCTATATTTGCGACATAACTTAATTATAATAATATGGCGAAGAGAGTGTTAGTCCCAAAGACAAGATGCAGTGGTACAATGAGTGAGGCAGCCTTCTGGAGCTTCATAAGAAGTGCTTTGAGACAAAAGAGTAGATGGTGGAAGCCTATATCAGTATGTAAATTAAATGCACGTAGAGATTATAAAGGTGTTAGTAAACGCCAGAAGTATGAATATCAGTGTAAGAAGTGTAAGAAGTGGTATCCTGAGAAACAAGTTAATGTTGATCACGTGTTACCTGCTGGGAGTCTTAATTGTGCAGATGATTTACCAGGATTTGTAGAAAGATTGTTCTGTGAACAAGATAATCTACAGATTTTGTGTACAACATGCCATGATAAGAAAACATTAAAAGAGAAACAAGTTAAAAAGAAATGATAACATTATATCAATATTGTGACAAGTGTAAGACAGAGAGAAACTTTGATCCAGAGACACTAAAATGTAAAACCTGTAATAAACAAAACAAATGAGTTTAGACGTAACATTATATAGAAATTACCATGTCACTTATGACGAAGGTAAAACATTAGAACCACAAAGAGAATCTTTGTATAATGCAAACATTACACATAATCTAGGAAAGATGGCTGACGCTGCTGGATTGTATGAAGCACTATGGAGACCTTATCAATTGAAACCAGGGTATGATATTCCTGAAAATGATTATGATGCTCAATATAAGTTTGAAGAGGCTAATCCTGTACAAGCTTATGAGATAATTCCTATTATAGAAAAAGGTTTATCAGATATGAAAGCTAGACCAAAACATTATGAAACATTCAATAGCCCAAATGGTTGGGGAATGTATCATAATTTTGTTCCTTGGATAGAAGAATATCTTAAAGCATTAAAAGAGTACCCAGAATCATTTGTTGAATGTGATAGATAATCATTATGGAGAAACAGATAATACTCAATAGAGTACAATGTAGAGAATGTGGAGAAGTGCTTACATCATATAACAGACATGATTACAAAACATGTAATTGTTGGAATGAAACAATGGTAGATGGTGGTACAGATTATCAACGCTATGGAGGTAAAGATCTTTCATTAGTTGATGCACGTTCCACTATATATCTATCAGATGATCATCAGATGAATAGAAGTGCTGCACATTGGGGCAATAGAGGTAAAGATGGTAGAAGTCCTCTATCATATAAATCAGTAGCAGATATGTCAAATGATCATATCAATAATATCATTAAAGATATGGGAGGTAAAATAGCTCCATGGATGGAAGAAATAATGAAGAAGGAAATAGAACATCGTATAACTAATAACATTACAATAGATGACTAACGCAATAACAATAAACAAAGAACCTGCTTTTAATGAAGTGTGGCATGAAGGACACGTAGAGAACAATGGTAAATATCATTATTTCTGGTTAATACATCCACAAGGATTAGATGACAAGGGTGAGCAATATGAACTAGAGGTGAGATGGTTCTTCAGTAGAGTACCAAGGGAGATACGAGCTTTGTATCCACAAATTATAGAAGCATTTAAACAAACACTATGAACATATTTAAAGTGATACCAATAGATGTATATGGACATGATGTAGTTGTGTCTATAGGACAATCAGATGATGATCTGTACGAAGAAATCAAAGAGAACATATCTAAGAAGAAGTTTGATAAAAGAATGACTAATCAAAAAGCTATAGCCACTACATTTAAACTTAAGACTGGATGTATTCTTATAAGGTTTAAAGATGATATAGATAACCCAGGCATTGTAGCTCATGAAGCTTTTCATGCTATTGTATATCTATTTGAAAAGATAGGTATAGAGTTTGCATATGAATCAGAAGAAGCTTATGCTTATTCATTAGAATATTTAACTAATCAAATTTTAAAAATCAAAGAAGATGAAAACAAGATATTGGGAGAGTGAGAATGTATATATCATCCAGAGAGATCTTCAATTGATGATAGAGAATAAAGAATTGAAGACTGTTGTATCATTAGTTATGACATCTATCAATGCTATAAGAGGTGAACGAGCATTACAATCAGCAATATTAATATACAAATAATTATGATAAAAGGAACAAAAACAGAAGCTCAATACAGAGCAGTAATGTTTAAAAAAATGTTATAAAAAATTTGGTAGATTAAAATATTTGTATTACGTTTGTATAACAAAAATATATACAAATGAAAAATCAAGAAACTATTTTACTTCGTATAAATGGAGAAGTAAAAGAAAAATTAGTTAAAAAAGCTGAATCATTAGGACTTAGCCTATCAGCATACATTAGATTAATAATTATTCAAGACTTATTAATGTAATGGCAATAGTTTATCAACACATCAGATTAGACAAAAATGAAATATTTTACATTGGTGTTGGTGCAACTTTAAAAAGAGCTTATTCTAAAAACTGCAGAAATTCTTTTTGGAAAGCAATTACAGATAAAACATCTTATAAAGTTGAAATTCTACATAATGATATAACTTACGAAGAAGCTTTATTAATAGAAATTTCTTTAATAGAATCAATAGGTAGAAGAACTTTAAACAAAGGACCGCTAGTAAATATTGATGCAGGAGGTAGAGGAAGTGCAGGGCATAAACAATCAAAAGAATCTATTGAAAAAAGAAGACAAAAAATGCTTGGTCATAAAGTTTCTGAAGAAACTAAAGAGAAATTAAGAATTTCTAATTTAGGTAAAAAAAGATCTTCAAAAACTAGACAAGCTAATAGAATTGCAAATTTAGGAAAGAAACTTTCTAATGAGCATAAACTTAAGATTTCAAAAGGTTTATTGAACAATAAAAACAAAGCGTTATACAAAAAAGGAAAAAAAGTTATTAATACTGAAACTAATGAGATATATAAATCTATGTCTATGGTTGCTAAACTTTTTAATATACCTATAGAAACACTTAGAAGAAGATTAAATAATTCTCCTGAAAAATGTAAACCGTTTAAATATTTAACATAACACAAATTAAAAATATGATAACAAGTAAAAAAAGAACAGAAGAAGATTATAGGAAAGTAGTTATGGATAGTTCCTCATCTTTAAAAATGTTTTCTGAAAATAGAAGAAAATATTATAAAAAATATTATTTAAATGAATCTGTAGAAGATAAAGACAATACATCTATTAACATGGGTAAGTTGGTTGAGTGTATTTTAATGGAACCTCATTTATTTGATGAAAAGTTCTATATGTCATCTTGTGCTTCTACACCAACAGGATTAATGTTAGACTTTGTTGAAGCATTATATCGTGTAACAAGAGATTGTACAGATGAAAATGGTGTAGTGACAAAAGATTTTACAGACATATCACAAGAAGCTTATGTTATATCAGGATTTAAGATTAAATACGAGGCTGTGATAGGTAAGTTCTTTGGATCTGATGCTGAGATCTATTATAATGAAATACGAATGGTTAGAACTAAGAATCTAACTGTTATCAATACAATGGAAGTATCTATTGCTGAAAAGATTGTTGAGCAGTTAAAGACTAATAGTACAACAGCACCAATTGTTAATCTAGTGAACAGCTCTAGGTATACAGTGATAGATCAAATGCAGGTAGAAGGATATGACCTAGATGGTCTTCCTCTTAAGAGTATGCTTGATAAAGTGATCATTGATCATGATGAAAGAGTCATACAGCCATATGATTTAAAATGTACATGGAGTGTAGAGAATTTCTATGAAGAATACTATCTTTACAGAAGAGCATACATCCAAGCTTATTTGTATTTTCATGCAATGTTAAAACTAGTAGATGATCCAGAGAGTGAATATTATGAATATACAGTGGAATATCTAAAGTTTATTGTATGTGATTCAACCAACTACTATCAGCCATTGATTTATACACTAGATATTGATGATATGGGAGATGCTCATGATGGATTTGTACACAAAGGAAGAACATATCCTGGTGTAGAAGATATTGTTAAAGCACTTATATGGTGTAAAGAAACAGGAACGTGGAACATAAGCCACAAAAACTATTTATCTAATGGAATAGTTAACATTAAGGGATAACATGGAAGTAAAAAAGAATATAACTAGTATCTTTATGGTGCCCACTCTTCGGGTGCCAAAGGATGCTTTACGCTCAAATGGATTTATAAATGGATACATTAAAGATGAAAAAATGCAACATGATTATAAAGATTCTATATATCTGTTATTTAAGCCTGATAATTTGGATAAGTTTAGGGAGTTCTTAGATGGAGAATATGAAAGAACAAAATCTATAATAGAAGATTATGATTATGAAGATGGGTTTGTTGTTGTTGTATATCAACTCAATGAAAGATTCAAGCAAGACTTTGAACTTGTTAAACAAGGTAAGTATTCTAAAACATCAAAAGCCTTCCAGAGTGAATTCCCTAAGTCTGTTAAGATTATCAAATCAGGACTAAGCAAAGATGAGATAAGTCTTCAATTGAGAATATTTAAGAAGAGCGCAGATCTTGTAGAGTTCTGGGAAGATAAAATAGGTATTACATTTGAAGATGAGTTTGAAGTGTGGGAAGGTTGGGATGAAGAAAAAGAAGTATTAATAATTGATAAACTAAAAGAACATGTTTAATAGACAAATATTAGAATCACTGATAGAAGAGTATGGAACAGAAAAGACTGCTACATTCTGTGAGATGGCTGCTATGATGTATGACATCAAATATAAAGCATGCAAAGAAAAGGAACCGTTAACTGAGTTTGATTTTGAAAGAGTATGGTGGATAGAAGCCTCTCTAGTATTACATGAACAACCAATAGAACAATAATATGAAAGGAATAGATTTATTACAAAAACATACAGCATCAGCTGTTGTTATTAGAGCATGGTTTTTAGAAAAGATGATTGAATCATTGCAAACAGCAGATGTTCCAGATGAATTCAAAGACATGATGAGAGAAACAGGTATAGAAGATGACAAACTAGCAATTATGATTGATGCCAATCCTAGAATGTTATTAGATGTATTTGATGAGAATCATATATTAATAGAGATTTTTAGACCACTAAATGAAGGATCTATATATCCTAGTAATTATTTTTCATATAAAATTGGTAATATCAGTCCAGATATTAAAAAAACTAGAAAAGAAGCAGAATTGTTTGCTATAGAAGCAGCATTTGAAATATTAGAAAACAAATTAACCCCTAAAGAAGAAACAAATGAGAACGTATAAAGAATTTAATGATAAGTATGCAGCTTATTTAGAAGAAGGGCATTATGGAATGTCTATTGATGAACCTTCTGTATTAACTTATGTAGACCAAATATTTAATGATCTTATAAAGATTCCTGGATTTCAATTTAGTCAAATAAAAACTAAATATGGATTAGCTAGGGTGTATACAAATCTTTATGAACTAATGCCTTTTGTAGGTAGAATTGTTGATCAAGAACTCGAAGACAAGATCAACTTCATTCTAAAGGTGGAATATGAGTTAGAAAATAGATTAGCAAGTTTAAACCTAGACAAAGATGGAAAAAGTATTCAACCAGTATAAGAATATGTTGATAGTGCATCCTAAGTATAAGGGATATGTATGTGGATATAATGATAGTCACATCATTCTAGCTATAGAGAGCACCAGCAAAGACTTCTTCAGAAAAATGCATAATCCAATCATCATGGAGGAATATAAAGATGCTAAGTATCGATATGCATTCGAAGATGAAAGAGAACTTATAAAACAATCTCAAGATGGGGAATACAAGAAAACTAGCTCTAAAAACTAAACTTCTTATATTTGAGTTCAAAGAAAGATATCCAGCATTATCTCCAGAAGAACTAATTGATATATTCAGTTTAGATCCAAAGAGAGTGCATCAGTTATTCGATGAGGAATATATAATAGTTCCTTCTAAAATGAATAGAAAATGAGTGAAGATAAAAAAGAATTCATAGAGTTTAGAGACTATTACTTAGAGGATGGAAGAATTCATTTCACTAAGGAGTATCTATTAAAAACAAAGAAACAATGCTGTGGTAATGAATGCAGACATTGTCCTTTTGATAAATGTGAAAAAGGTAATACATCACTTAGAACAAGTGAATAAAAGTTCTGTTCTGTTATGTTTTTTTTAAATTGTGAAGAAAGAGCCCTAAAGAAATTTAGGGTTTTTTTGACTATTGACTATTAATAGTCAAACCTACTTTTCACCAGAACATATCAGAAATACCTATTTTTCACCAAGAATAACTATTTCGTCCCAAATTTCTAAGATTTATGGGACCAATCGTGGATAGATAAACCCTAATTTATGGGGTCTATCTTACTACAAAAGGTTAGGAAATAACACAAAAATTTATTATCTTTAAACAGTTAAAACAACTAAAAAATAACTAAAAAACAATTAAAACAACTAAATAATGGCAGGAAAAAAAGTAGTAAAAGAAACTAATAACAAGTTTCAAGAAGCAGTTGACAACCTTAATAAAAAATATGGGGTTGGTTCAATATTAGCGTTAGACTCTAAAGCAGGAGGTGATTATGATGTAATCAGTACAGGGAGTATTGGTTTTGATCACATCACACTTGGTGTAGGAGGATTTGTAAAGGGGAAACTCTATGAACTTATGGGCTGGGAGGGCACAGGTAAATCTACAATATGTGGACATGCTGCAGCTGAATGTCAAAAAGCAGGAGGAACTGTTCTATATATAGATGGTGAGCATGCTGTTGACAAGAACTATTTCAAGAAACTAGGTGTTGATACAACTAAGCTATTGATTTCTCAACCATCTTGTGGTGAGGAGGGTTTCAATATTGCTATGGAAATGATTAACACTGGAGAGATTGATCTAGTAATTATCGATTCAGATTCATCGCTTATTCCTAAGAAGATGCTTGATGGTGATGTAGGAGACTCTACAATCGGTAGAAAAGCTTTATTGAACAGTAATGCTTATCCAAAGCTTAAAGGGGCTCTATCACAGCATAATGTATGTGTTATCGTAATATCCCAATATAGAGAGAAGATTGGTGTTATGTTTGGTAATCCTACAACAACTCAAGGTGGTCATGCTCTTAAATTCTACAGTGATGTAAGAATAGAAGTGTCTAGAACTTTAGCCAAAGATGGTGATGTAAACTATGGTAACATTACTAAGCTGAAAGCTGTCAAGAATAAAATGTCTCCTCCATATAGAAAATCAGAGTTTGAGATTGTGTATGGTAAAGGTATTGACATTCTTGATGAGATGATGACTCTTCTTAATGAGTTTGAGCTAGGACGTAAGTATGGTAAAACTATGACAGTAGATGGAACTAAGTATGACTTAGAAGAATTCAAACAGTTGGTAGTTGATAACCCAGAGTTCTATGATGAGCTTAAAGAGAAGATTGTAGCTGCAATCAACCAAACTGATCTTCCTATTGAAGAAGTGGAAGTGGAAGAAGATGTATGTCCTGAACCAGATGCATTATGATAATAGGTATAGCAGGTAGAATAGGAAGTGGTAAAGACACTGTTGGAGAAATTATACAAGAGGTATGTCTTAGTAATCATGGGCCAGTGTTTGAAGTTAAGAAGTTTGCAGGGAAGCTAAAACAAATAGCTTCCTTGTTAACTGGTATTCCTGTAGAGGATTTTGAAGATCAAGAATTCAAGAAGTCATATCTTGGATATGAATGGGGAACAGTGCAACAAGTACCACTTAACTCAATACCACCATTTGCTGACATACAGTTTAATGCATTAATGTCTGTAAGAGAACTTCTTCAGAAGCTTGGTACAGAAGCTATACGTGATGGATTACATCCTAACGCTTGGGTGAACGCATTAATGTGTGAATACAAGAGACCAAAGATGAGTGAGTACAACCCAAGCAATTGGATTATTACAGATGTTAGGTTTCCTAATGAATTAGAAGCTGTAGAGGATGTCAAAGGACTTACAATTAAAGTGGTTAGACCAGTTGAGAAAAGTAAAACACCTGTAAGATTACATCCTAGTGAGACAAGTCTTGATAAAGCAGAGTTTGATTATGAAATCATTAATGATGGATCTATAAAAGATCTAATAGAAAAAGTTAGACAAATATTAATAACAGAAAAAATAATATGAAAAGTTACAATGAATTAGAAGCTCTTGTATTAGCATGGGCAGAACAAAAAGGTATTCTAGAGAATGGAACACCAGGTAGACAATGTGATAAAACATTGGAAGAAGTGGAAGAACTAGCAGATGCTATCTTTGATAACAACAAAGAAGAGATAATTGATGCACTAGGTGACATCCTAGTTACAATCATCATCCAAGCAGAACTGCAAGGAGTGAGTTTGACAGAATGTTTAGAGAGTGCATACAATGTAATAGCTAAACGTAGTGGAGTTATGAGAAATGGACAGTTTTGTAAGGATAATTAGTTTTTGTTTAATAAATATTGTATATTTGTAAAATCTTAAATATTTAAATTATGGGAAAAACAAATAAACAATGTATGATTGGTAAAAAATATGGTATACTAACAGTTATATCTGAAATTGAAACCAGAAACAAAAATGGTCACATATTATATAATGTAAAATGTGATTGTGGAAAAGAAAAACAAGTTTTAGGTGCATCATTGAGAAGTGGTGCATCTAGAAGTTGTAATAAATGTTCACTTCTAACAGGATCACATGGTATGTGGAAGTCTAGAGAATTTTCAATATGGCAGTCTATGAAAGACAGATGTTATAATTCTAATAATCCTCGTTATAAAAACTATGGAGGAAGAGGAATTATTATATGTGATAAATGGAAAGATTCATTTATTAATTTTTATTTAGATATGGGAGAATCAAAAGATTTAACTATAGATAGAATAGACGTGAATGGAAATTATGAACCTAGTAATTGTAGATGGGCTACACCAATGATTCAAGCTAGAAATAGAACTAATAATAAAGTATATACTTACTTAGAAGAAACTTTATGTATGTCTGAATGGTGTGAAAAATTAAATATTTCAACTTCAACATTTAATAATAGAGTTCTTAGAGGATGGTCTATAGAGAAAATAGTAAATACACCAATTAATGTTAAACATAAAAAAATAAATAAATTATGAAATACAGAAAAAAACCAGTTGTAATTGAAGCAATTCAATGGAATGGAAATCAAGAAGAAATATATGATTTTTTAAGAGGCGTTGAATTTAGAGATGGAGAATTGTACATTCAAACCTTAGAAGGACAGATGCATGCTTCTAAAGGTGATTATATCATAAAAGGAGTACAAGGAGAATTTTATCCATGTAAACCAGATATATTTGAATTAACGTATGAAAAAGTAGAAGACAATGACTAATTTTGATTTCCCTCAGATATGTACAACTTGTAGAGGATATAAAACTATGCCTCTTACTTGGAGTAGTACAGGACAACCACAAATGTGCACATGTCCTAAAGTTTCTTTATCATGGGAATGTCATAGATGTGGAAAGATAAATGCTCCATGGAAAGGAAGTTGTGATTGCACACCTACACCATTTGGAACTTTACCAATAACTGGAGGTATTAATGGTCCTACATCTGGTAGTACACAACCATACACATCAGGACCTAATCCTTTCAATCATTACTTTACTAAAGAAGATGAAGTGTAAAACATGTGGAAAGAATTCTGATGGAGAATATTGCTTTCAGCATAAACAAAGAAAACCTTTAGCTCAAAGTAGGTTAAAGCCAACATTAACCCCTAAAAAAGGGGTTAGTGATGGTAAATCTTTGCAAAAGTCCAGTTTATTATCACAAAAACTGGACAAATCTCCTAGTAAGTTCTTGGAAATGAGACAGTTCTTCTTGTGTATATGGAAGAAAAGACCACATAGGTCAGAAATAAGTGATGCCTATCTTGGTAAAGAAGCAATGAGTACATATTTCCATCACATTTTACCAAAAGAAAAGTATCCAGAAGCTTGTTTAGATGAAGAAAATATTATACTTTTGACCCTTGAGGAGCATTCTAATGTTGAAAATGACATGTATAAGTATGAGGAGGTTAATAATAGACGTAACCAATTAAAACTAAAATATGAAAGAACCTAACAGGGAACGTAAAAGTGATATCAAATATGCTGTTACCCTCAACGAAGAACAGAAGCTTGCTAAACAGTTAATAATAGATAACCAAATAGTTATTGTTACTGGTAGAGCTGGAAGTGGTAAGTCTCTAGTATGTGCCCAAGCTGCTTTAGATTTCTTAATGAAGAAACAATGTAATCACATTTATGTTACAAGAGCAACAATTGAAGTGGGTGGATCACTAGGGTTTCTTCCAGGAGATCTTGAAGAGAAGTTCAATCCTTACCTAGAAGCATTTCAGGAAAACCTTGAAAAGTGTTATGATAAACTTAAGATTCAAGAACTGGTTAAGAACAAGAGGGTTATTGCTTATCCTGTTCAGTTTATACGTGGTAAAACTATTGATGATGTGTTGGTGGTGGAGGAAGCGCAAAACCTGTCAAAAGGGGAAATGCTTGCTATACTAACAAGACTTGGTAAGACAGGTAAGATAATTATTAATGGTGATTCAGAACAAAATGATACAAAAAATAGTTACACTGGATTATCTTATGTAATTGAACTTTCTAAAAAAATAGAAGGAATTGAATGGATCAAATTGAAAGAAAACCATAGATCAGATCTTGTTGGAAAAATTTTATCTTTAGAATATGGAAAAGATTAATAATTAGTATATTTGTATTATGAAATCTGCAACACATTTTGATCTTGAAAATTTTTATACTTATTTGGACTTTATAAAAAATTGTTCAACTTTATCTTATGATAAAACATTAGTTTTACATAAACATCATATCATTCCTAAAAATTTATGGACAGATGATACTTTATCAGTAAATAACAAAACTAATTTTGTAAATTTATCAGTAGAAGATCATATCAAAGCACATTTAATGATAGCTGAATGTTATGAAAATGATACACGTGAACATATTGTAAATCTAAGAAGTGCAAGAATTTTAAACAAAAAATCAATCAAAGATGTAGAAACATTAAATAAAATTAAAGATTCCTATATTGGAGAAAATAATCCTTTCTATGGAAAAACTCATAGTGAACAAACAAAGAAAAAGTTAAGTTCAATTAATGAAAATAGAGAATATAAAACATATGAAGAACAATATGGTGACACTGCTGATTTAGAAAAAACAAAAAGAAAAACATCAGTAAAAGCATATTGGGATAATTTGTCTGAAGAAGATAGATCAAAAAGAGCTACTGCTATATCAGAATCTTTAAAGGGTAAACAAAAAGGTAGCAATAATGGATTTGCAACTAAAGTATTAATAAACAATGTAATTTATGGTAGTGTAAAAGAAGCATGTGACACACTTAATGTTAATTCTTATTACTTACATAAAAACTATTGTATTAAAAAATTGAAAAAACAAAAATGATAGAAGTACTTAAATTTTCAATGGTTACATGTGGACCATGTAAAGTGTTAGCATCTACATTAAAGGATGTAATTGGTATAACTAACATAGATATTGAAAAAGATATGGAAACAGCTATGAAGTACAATGTACGTAGTGTTCCTACATTAGTTTTCTTAAGAGATGGTAAAGAGGTGCACAGAGTGTCTGGATCTATGCCATTAGATAAATACAAAGCTATTCTTACAGAGATAAATGATTCAAAAGAACTTAATAACTAAAACTATGATTAAACAATTATTATTAGCTCTACTAGAGCTAAGCAGTGAAAACATCAGTGCAAAAACAGGACAAAGAACAAGAGTTAGTGGATTGTTCAGAAGTGGCAAAGAATTTATAGCTTTGACAAAAGGGGAAAAGTTCCCACCATCAATATCTAATGTTTGGACATTAGTAGTAAGTGTATAACAATTAAAACAAAACAATTATGGAAAAAGGATTTAAAAAATTATTAGGAACAAGAGTGTATATTAAAATTCCTAAAAAAATTGAAGGTAAAATTATAGTAGATGAAAATACTAAAGAAGCTTTAGAGAAAGCTTTAATTAAAAAAATGCCTAAGCTGGAAGTATTTTCTGTAGGTACAGGTATTACAGATACAGATTTAGTAGAAGGATGTTTTGTACTGGTAGAACCTTCTGCATTAGCAACAATATATGAAGTTCCTTTTGAATTTGAAGATTTTAGTGTAGCTATGATTCCTTATTTTAGTATAATTCACATCTGGTAATTATGCAATATCCTTTCATATCTGCTAAATGCATCACTTATGGAAGAGTAGATACTCTGGAGGAAGCTATACAAAGTTTCCTCCTACAAGAGTATCCAGGTAAGAAAGAACTAATCATAGTTAATGACTACCCTCTTCAGAAGTTAATATACGATCACCCAGAAATCAAAATCTATAATCTAGATGAAACATTCCCTACAATTGGGGATAAAGAAAACTATGCTATAGAAAGATGTTCTGGAGAACTAATAGCTGTATGGGATGATGATGATGTAGCTTTGTCTAATCATTTATCCAACATAGCTAAATTTTGGAAAGAAGATACTAACATCTTACATTGGGAAACAGGTGTGTATTACAATGAGCCTAGTATAACAAAGATAATGGGAATTGGTAACTCAGGTATTGTATACAGTAAAAAAGTTTGGGAAGCAATTGGTAAGAGTCCTATAGAGAATGCTGGAGGAGATACAACATTAGTTAATAGAATACATTCCTTTGGTAAAGAATATGTTATTGATGCAAAAATGCCTGACTCAGAAGCTTCTTGGTTTTATATGTGGGGTGGTAGAGGATATCATCAATCTGGACAAGGTACAGACACTGCAGATAAGCCTAACATCATACAAAGACATAGTGAATATATAGAAAACTTAAGACAAAGAAATCTAATACCTACAGGAGATGTTCATTTAAATCCTCATTGGAATAAAGATTATGCACAAATGTTAAAAGATTTTGTAAATAAACAATGAGAGTGCTAGTAACAACAGCTTCATTTGGAAGTGGATTATATTCTAGATGGGTAGATCAAAAATCTGATAAGTATGAAATAGTATTTAATAGAATAGATGATCAAACAGAATCTCCTAGACAAAAAGCTATGTTACCTAGACTACGTGGTAAAATACCTAAAATGATAGTTTGGGAAGATCATCCAGATTATGACTATTATATATGGATAGATTCTGGTTTCTCAATATCAGATCCATTGGCTATAGAAAGAATGGTAGATGAATGTATTGACACAGATGCATGTTTCTTTAAACATTCAGGAAGAAGTTCTGTTAAGCAAGAGCTAGATTATGTTATTAGCTTAATTGATACAGGTAATCAATATCTTATTGATAGATATGAGGGAGAAAGAATGATAGAACAGGTGCAGAGTTATTCTAAAGATGTTACGTGGGTAGACAATATTCTATTTGAGTGTGGTACATTCATATATTCTAAGAATGTTATAGCTAATAGACAATACAATTTAATGAAAGAGTGGTTCTATCATAATTGCATATGGTCTGTTCAAGATCAACTTAGTCTTCCGTATCTATTGCATAAGTTTGGTATAAGATACAAATTATTAGAAGGTAATGTTTATTATAATAAATATAGATCATAAAAAAAAGCCCTTGAAATAAGGGCTTTCTTTTTTGATAAGATCAGTAGTCTTAGGTCCTAACGAACTAACATTAGGAGGGGCACATTAAATTATTTTGATAATCTCTTTTGCTTCATTGGTTGCTGAGGAGAAGTTCTGATAGCTTTATCATCCATAGACTTAGTCTTTGAAAAAGGTTTGTCCTTTCTAGGAATAGAGACCTTTGGAGCTTTTCTTGGTGCTCCTGATTTCTTTGCTTTACCAGAAGTCATTAGTTACAACCGTATTTGCATTTCTTCATTTTAGCTCCTGATTTAGCCTGTTGTGAACCCATCATTCCATATTTTTTTACTTCTTGAGGAGTAGCTTCTTGTATAGATGATTTAGGTTTAGCTTTAGCTTTAGGTGCAGATTTAGAACTAGGATAGTTGTTGTATTTTTCTTCTCTTGATTTAGGAGCATATCCACCAGGTAATAATGTATTAATACCAGATTGTGCTTTCTTAATTGTAGCACCTTTCTTAGCTATAACACCACGTCCTTTAAGGATGTCTGCTTTAGTAATCTTTCCATCTTTGTTAAGATCAGGAAATGATTTACCATCTTTAGCTTTGCTCATAGTTTTACCATTCTTAGCACCACCCATTTTGGTAGGTGCGTAAGGCATATTTTTTCTTCCATTTGGGAAAGGAGGATTTCCAATTTCTCCACCTAGATTTTTAAATCTATCTTTTTTAGCCATAGGTTTTATGACTGTACTTTCTGCTTTTGCAGGTTTTTTAGGTTGTGACATAATATATTTATTGTTTAGTTGTTATAATCCAGGAGGAGGGGGAGGACTAGGCTTCCCATTTTTGTTTAACAGTTCCATTTTCTTAATGATTTATTGATTCTACTATTAGGATCTTTAGCTGTCTTAGAAGATGTATTTTTCTTCTTCATCCCAGACATTCTACTACAAAAAGATGCTCTTCGCTTTGCATCTTTACTTCCAGCTTTAAGTTTGGAAGGTTTAGTCGTAACAGCTTTTTTGAGCTTGCTTCCTGGGTTTGCCGCTCTATATGATGCTATTCCTTTAGCGTTTAATCCACCAGAAGGATTCTTTCCTTCTTTACGTGTCCAAGCTGCTGTTGCCATTATAAATATGTATTAAATTGTGTTGTAAGATTTGTCCAAGCTCCTGAATCCCAAAGCCATAATTCTTTAAAATCAATACAAGGAGCCCACTCATCGTCAGTATTAATAAATGTAGCAGTTAGGAAATATAAATTCTTTTGTCCTATAAGAACAGGTATTAAAGTATTTTTTAAATCAGTAAAACTTTTTGCTCTAATATATTCTGTAGCTAATTTAACACCAGCACTATATTTAGTAGGATCTAGTACAAAGTTATTAGTAGAATTACATAATGTAGATCTATTTGCCCATAATATAGTGGCAAGAGTGAAGTATTGGTCATTATTAGCAAATACACCTGCACCTCTCACTGGAGTAGGCCCACTAGCTGTATTAGTCATAACCCATTGAGCAGCTGTAACTACAGCTCCACATGTATTATCTGCTGTAGCAGAAGTTTTTCCTCTTCTTAACATTCTACCCACATTATCATTACTAGCAACAAGATCAGCTTGTTGTGTAACACCTATGTGAGGCATATTAATTAATAATAAAGGCCCATCAATAGGAGTATCTGTTGTAGCATGACTTTGCCAAGCTTGTAATCCTAAAGCACCTGTATGAGGATAACCTGCTAAACCACCACCCATAAATGGTCCAAGGAATTCATTTAATGCTGGAGGAGTTTGACCTATATTAAATATGTTAGCAAACTCAGGAGCATTAACATCATCTGAACATGAAGTGTAATTTAAAACTGTATTGTTAGCATAAATTCCTCTATCAGAAAGAAATTGTTCTAACTTAATAGCAACAGTGTTAGCTAATTTAGCATCTGGATATGTAGCTTGTACTATGTCAAGATAATGTTGAGAAGTTTTATTAAAATATTCTATAGGTTGTACTTCTTTCCAGTTTCCAACTTTAGGTTTTGTTAATCTTAAAACAAGACTTCCTGAAACAAGTGTGTTTGTTCCATCAATTCTAGCATATGCTTTTAGCTTAGAATTACAATTTTTACAATTTGCCATTATTTTTTAGATTTAGCTTTTATTTTCTTTTCTTGCACTAACATTTGCTTAGTAGGTTTCTTTCCAGATCCTTTATTCTTACGGATATTATCCCAAAGACCAGGTTTAGAGAATGAACCATCAGCACGTTTAATCATTGCTCCAGCTTTAGCTTTCTTAACCTTTCCACCATTAGCTTTTGTTTCAGCCTTACCACGATTATTAGTATAAATACATCTAGCTTTGTCTCCAAGTGGATTTAATCTACTTAATAAACTTGGGCCATCTGTATTAGCACTTTTGGTTTCTCTCATTTTATAATCACCCTTCGGTGTTAAGTCAGGCTTACGTTCGTCTTTTTTATTAGCTTGTCTTAACTGTTCTACAGTTAGTCCTCTAACATCTGCATTTTTTTGAAATGCTGCATTACGTCTATTTTCAGCATCTGTACTTATTGAGTCTTTATATCTCTTAACGTTCTCAAATCCTCCTTTTTGCTTTAACTCAGCTATTTTACTTGCCTTTTCAGGTTGAGACATACTTTGCCAAGTTTTACCATTCTGAGCTTTCTTGATTATCTTACCACCAGCTTTCAATGTACTTCCTTTAAATGGACCTTTAGGTTTAATAAGAGGACCATTAGGTACTTTAGTAATTGCCATGATTATTTCTTTTTGTTAGATTTAGCAATTTTTTTGAATGTAAGAGCTAAAGTTTTAGCTTTTCCAGAACACCCCTTTTTTGTGATGGGTGTGCATTTCCCAGCAGTTCCTCTTTTTTTTATAGAGGCTGTTGCAGATTGAATCCACTTTTTATCAGTAGCCATTATTTCTTAGACATTTTAGCTCCACACTTAGCCATCTTTGTAGCACCAAGTTGTTTGTCTTTGGTAAGAGAAACTTTTCCTTTAGCACCAGCTAATGTTTTCTTTTGAACTTTTGTGTATGCTCCATTAGGATCTACAGGACCAACTCTTTTGTTGGAGGCTTTAAGTCCAGTTAGACTTCCACCATTTTTCTTTTTAATTGCCATAGCGTTTAAATGTTATATTGGGTTTAACGATTATATCTTTGTGAGTGTATTGCCACATCTCACCTGTAGTGTTTATTATAATTGTATAGATGGTATCAGTTTCATGACCTAGTTCAGTCACTAACCATATGATTCCCTCTCCCTTGGGTGTTGTAACATCTATTCTATTCTTTGGTTCGTATATTCTCATAGAGAAGTGCTTTTTTTAGAAATGTGCTGTTATTCTTCACCCAACAGCATTCTTGTGTTATTCCATAACCTCAGCTTCTAGAGCTTCTGTAGGAGTGTCTGACACTTCCTTGATAACATCTGCTTCAACACCAGCTTTCATGATTTTCTCAATTGCTTCATTAGCTTGAGACATTAATTGAAAACGTGCGCCATCTTCTGATGCTAAATAAGATCTAACCATGTTAAGGAATAGACCAAATTCTTGTCCTGATAATTCAAACTTGTCTTCAGGAGTCCATGTGTAACGTGCATTAGGATTGTAATCTGCCATAATGTAAAAATGTTTAATTGGTTTATAATTGTAACAAATGTAGAAAGAATTTGTTACACTTGCAAATTTATTTCAAAAGTTATTACTGAACTTGTTTTAATACTCTTACTCATATCCACTCTAATGTTGAACATGTTACAAAACTTTAGCACTTCTTCTATAAGCATATTGTTATACTTAGGAAGACTTGCAGCTATACGAAATTTATAACTATTTGATAACTTAGTTATCTCTAGACTACATAACTCATCAACAGAATTTACAATCCCCTCGAAATGTGCAAAAAAGATTTCATCATTATCTTGCATTACACTTGGAAAATGTTTTCTGTTAATCTCCATTTATGAAAGGGTTAATCTATAAAGAGTTTGAGCTGCTTCTCCGCTTAATGATTGAGCAACATTCTCTATGTCTGGCATATTGTTAGCTTCTCCAAACTCTTCTAATTGTTTAGCAAATGTAACTAACTCTTTTACCACTGTGTTAGGCATACCTCCTGAATAATCTTTTAAAGCATCAATCTTGTATGCTCTAACTCTCTTTCCTGAATATCCCATAATCTTCTCTATGATTTCATCTTGGAAATCTCCCACCTTATCATATATCTTACCTAAAGCTTCATGCTCAGCAAATGATGTAGTTTGAAAATGTAACAAATGTAATTGTTCGTAGAAGTATGATAACTTCCCAGCGATAGTCTCTAGCGTTAGCCCACTACCCCCTCCTGATTTACCTTCCATCATTTCTTCTGGAAATAGTGATTTTAGTGCCATAGTTTAAATATTAAACGGTGGTTGTTGTAGTTGTTGTAGGAGCTGCTGTAGTAGTTGTACTAGTTGTAGGTGCTGCTGTTGTTGTTGTGGTAGTAGTAGGAATATAGTTACAACATTCGTATGCTGTAATTTCTTGCCATTTACCAACCTTTGGTTTACTTCTTCTTAGGACTAAACTTCCTGCTACAATTCTGCCAGATCCATCGAATCTTACATAGGCCTTAAGGTCTCTCTTGTTACTCATGATAATTGTTTTTGTTATTAATAATTAAGTTTATATTTTTGCTTTATGTTGTTAAGTTCGTTTGCATAGAACCATGTACAATACTTCTGTGATTCTATATTGTTTAATACATCATCTAAGTGAGGATCTTTTGTAGGATCAGTTCCTTGATGATATTTTCCTTTGTAGAAACAAGGATATCCATTCATTGATACTCCTGTTATTCCTGCATTATGAAAGATTGTGTGAGATTCTAGTTTAGATATTGGGTCTGTTGCCCAGGTGAACGCTAGTTCAGGAACCACTTTTGTTTCTTGTTCTCTAAACCATAAGTTCCAAAGAACAGCCCACATATCTGCACACCATGATTGATAACCTGTATTCTCATCTTTAAAGAACTCTCTATTTACATTCTGTAAATATGTTCTAATAAGAATGCAATCATTCATCACCTTACTCCAGAACTCACCATCTACATTCTTTAGTAGATATTGTGCTCCTCCTGAGTGTAGATTGTTAGCTTCACATGTTGCTCTATCTATACCAATAACACTAGCTATTTCTCCAAGAACATCTCTTGTTTTGTATGCTTCTAGCTTCTCTGGGAGAACATCTCTTTCTTTACTATCAAAATATGTAGCATTGATGTAGCTGTTTGTATCTGATAGGTAGTTAACATTATCATCTAAGAACTCATCTACATTAAAATCTTTAGTGAATAGAATATCTGAATCACAATAGAATATTGCTTTCTCACTTAGTTCTGGATTAGCTTTGAAATGTTTCCAAAGTACATATGGTCTTAGTACAGGAATATATATTCCTAACAGTTGATTTAAATTGTCTTCATCATTGTAATAATGAAACTCTGATTCTGGATAGAGGTCTTCTATCTGTTTCCATTTGTCTCTATTCTCTCTCCCCTTGGGTGTGAATATCACTGATATAGCTTTATCACTATGTCCAATGTTTCTTAAGCTCTCAAGCCATAAATGTACTTGCCATGTGTAATATACATCACTTGGGCAGCTTTGCACAAATTTTAAATCTTTCATATGTAGTTGGTTTTTATTTATTATTCTTCACAATATGTTGCAGTAGTAATCACACCCTCACCATTAGTTATTTCATATGCAACATTCGTATCTGCATTTGCATACCATCCATTAGGTGCAACAATACCTAAAGCATAATCAGTGTATAAAATTACACCATTAATTAGTGAAGTAGATGATGAGTAATAAGTACTTAAAAAAGGACTGGCACATGCAAATCCTTTACTATCGGTATTATATGATAATTCAAAAGAATAAACTGGCACTGCTGTTGTAGTGGTAGTGGTAGTACAATTTCCAGACCTAATACAAATCAATTGTTCTAATTGCTTGGATATCTGCCAAAGAAGATTATAGTTTACACTTCCACCTATTTGTTTACTTGGTATAGCCATTTTTATATTATTATGGTGCTGCTGTAGTAGTAGTTGGTGTTAATGTAGTAGATGTAGATGTAGTGGTTCTAGTTGTATTAACACAACCAGTGGGATAGTAAACAGTTACTATTTCATATACATCATTACATCTTCTCATTATATAGATTTCAATTGGAAATGCATTCCATTTCGCATTAATTTGTTATTACTTAAAGAATAATGAATAGTTGAAATTGGTATTCCTAATTTTCTACTTGCATCTGATATACCTTCGTACACAATTCCATTACTCTCTATTTTAATACTTCTGTTATGCTCTGAACCAAATTTATTCTTATAAGTTTGATTATTTCTCTTAACACCGCCATTCTTATAATGATGTTCCATATTTTCTTTTGGGGTTACCCATTCCAGATTATCTTTTTTGTAATTAGATTTATCTTTATCAATATGATTTACTTGTGATTTATTATTAGGATTATCTATAAAATAAATTGCAACTAATCTATGAACCATAAATATTTTCTTTACATTATTTTTTTCCAATATTATAGATGGATACTTACAATATAAAGATGTTACAGTTTTCTTAATCTTATTAAATCTATTTTTAACTTCACCTAGTTCATTTATCCAGTATAAACCTTCGTAATCTTTAATATCTTTCCACATATATTATATTTTACTTAATTGAAAGTGCATACCATCGACCCTACCAGTCCAGGTTCCTCCCCATTCAAATCCTGCTGTTGTAAAACAGTTCACAAACTCTTTACTCAATTGTGGCTCTTTATTTAATCCATTCCATGCAGCGTTCACATCAATAGCAATTCCCCATGAATGTAAAGACATTGATGTGAGTCCTCTTTTCTTTCTTATATTGAAACAACCATCCCAAGTTTTTAATTCTTTAACACATCCTGTAGATATAAGATTTTTAAAAGCTTTGGTTAGTGGTAGGATCATATCTTTGTTACAATATAATCTCTTAGGTAGAACGCCTATTTCTAATTCTTTTGGTACATCCCATAATGTCATACCAGATTCTTTAGTTGGATCTCCGTATTTCTTTAAAGCTTGTGCACTTGTTACCATTAGTCTATTTCTGTGTTTGATTTTTTATTTGCCACCATAGTTGAATATGTGGTGAGTGATAGGAGAGCAGCTATAAGAGCAGCTTCTAGTCCTAATAACATAGCTACATCAGAATATGATTTACCTGTTTCCCAACTATGTATTGTATATGATATGTTCTTTATTAAATCAATAGAAAAAGCCAACGATAAGATCTTGCGTATAGATATCTTACTGTTGGTCCCTAACCATAATGGTTCTATGTATTTAAATAGTCTTATTGTCACTTGCCTAATTTTATCTTCCAATAGCTTTGTAAGCCATATTGTATTCTACCATCTGTATCTATACCTGTATACACCCCATAGATTTTATCTTTCTTAGTCTTAAGCAATAATCCTGCATTAAACTGATTTACTATGTTGTACTGGTTTCCTTGTAATCCTCCACCTATATACACTTGTGTTTTAGGAGGTGCTTGAAGTGTGATTGTCTTAGTGACCACTGGATATTTTAAGTTATACTTGAATCTTCTTCCTTGTATTCTGTTTTTTGAAATTGTATCTAAAACATTTATATATCCAATAGAATCTATTTTCAATGTATCTGAGTATACATTCTTTGCTGTACACAGATCAACTAAACTTTTGTATTGTACAACAAGCTTTGCATAAGATGTATCTGGTACATATTGTATCTGAGGAACTCCTTTAATAACTGTTACTATCTTAGGCTTAGAATATATTACACTGTCGTGTTTAACCCACACAGTGTCTATCTTTACAGTTGGTGGTACAGGCTTAATAGGTTTATCAGCTCCACATCTCTGTAATAAGATTATAGAAACTAAGATTGCTATAATCAAAAATATATAATTCTTTTTTATAAAACTCATGCTCGCTTTAGATTATAATATATACTTGCTATGTATTGTAATATAACACCAATAGCCACTACTACACCTACTGTCCATAACACTTTATTCTTAAAGCTCTCTTGTTTTTCCAGTTTAGCTTCTAGTGTTTTTATTTTAGCTTTAAGCTCTGTTATATCAGCAACAAATCCCCCTGTCTTTGTTAATGCGTTTCCTAATATTGCGTCTACAACTTGTGTTAGTTTTGTATCTATAGAAGTCATCTTCTCCTCTAGATCATATAGGCGTTGGTCCATGCTTTTTAATTCTTTTTCTATTTGTTTTTCAACTAGTTTTTCCATAATAAAGTGGCGGGATTGTTATAACATATATACAATTCGAAGAGGTAATTGTATGCAAATAATAATTATGACATTTTATAACAAATGTAAATCATATATTCCATATAATAAAATGGTCTGAGGAGATTTCCTTCATAATATAGCATAAACTAAATATATTTTTATATCTTTGTTTTTAAAAGTCGAATGTCTAAACTAATGTCTAAACAATGTCTAAACTAAAAATTCTATTCCTTGCTCCTCACACTTCAACAGGTGGTATGCCAGCATTCCTTCTTAAGAGAATACAAGCATTGCAAACTCTGCCAAATGTATCAATTCAAGTGGTGGAATATCAATGTTACAGCAAAGATTATGTTGTACAGAGAGATGAAATTATAAAGCTTACAGGCTTATATACACTGAACGAAGATAAGATGAGAATCTTTAAGGCTGTAGAAGAGTTTAAGCCAGACATCATACACATAGATGAGATGTCTGAAAGACTAGATCCTAAGATGATAAGAAGACTTTACTCTCCTGATAGGAAATATAGAATAGTTGAGACTTGTCATGATGTTTCTTTCAATCCTAATGAGAAGATATTTACACCTGATGCATATGCTTTCTGTACTCCCTATCACTTAGATACATTTGCTAATGTAGATGGTTACAAACAAGTGATTGAGTTCCCTATAGACAAACAGATTGTTTCTCCAAAAGACAAACTGTTTAGTAAAGCATATCTAGGAATGGATAGTAGAAAAAAGCATGTAGTTAATGTAGGACTATGGACCAAAGGAAAGAATCAAGGAGAGGGAATTGAGATAGCTAGATCTCTACCATATGTAGAGTTTCACTTTGTAGGCAATCAAGCTGGGAACTTTGAAGACTATTGGAAACCACTAATGAAAAATCTTCCTGATAATGTTACTGTATGGGGAGAAAGAGATGACATAGATAGATTTATGAAAGCTGCAGATGCATTTATGTTTAACAGCACATGGGAATGTAATCCTCTTGTACTTAGAGAAGCTATTAGTTATGGCTTACCTATCCTTGCTAGAAATCTTCCTCAATATAAGGATATGTTTGTTAGGTATATAACAAAAATTAATGAAGATCCAAAGACTCAATTAGAAACAATATTAAACTATGGTTGGACATATGACACACCATTTAATAATACAACTGATGATTTTGCTAAACATCACATATCATTATATGAGAAAGCAATGTCCGTTATTCCAAACAAAAAGCCTGTAAATGATTATAATATCATACAAAATTTTGTTGGACAACCATTCCTTGAGATAACAGGAACCAGTGATAGCACATTTGATGTAGAGTTTCATGATTTTGAAACACAATTATTAGTTCATTATGATACAATAAAGTGCAACCATTGGATAAGACTTAGTAGAGAATACTTCACTATGTGGCAAACTATAGTGTACAAGGATGGTGTAGAAGTGTACAATAAGATAATAGATCTAACAGATAAGAGAGTGTATATTGCTTTTGATAGTTCTTCATTGGGAGATACATTAGCTTGGATACCTTATGCTCTTGAGTTTAAAAAGAAGCACAATTGCCATGTGATTGTGTCAAGTTTTTGGAACAAAATACTTGACGTTTATACAGAGCTTGAGTTTGTAGAACCAGGCACTGTAGTTAATGATCTGTATGCAATGTATAAACTTGGTTGGTTCTATAATGATAATAAAGAACCTGTTCTTCCTAATACAATTCCTCTCCAGAAAACAGCTACAAACATTTTAGGTCTTGAGTATATAGAAATTAGACCTAGAATAACACATTATGAATCTTATAGAGTAGGTAGGTATGTGTGTATAGCAACTAATAGTACAGCTGGATGTAAGTTTTGGACTAGAGAAAACTGGCAATCTATAATAGACTATTTACATACAGTAGGATATAATGTTATCAATGTATCATTAGAAAATAATCCTTTTAAACATTGTATGCCATTAGATGATAAATCTATAGAAAACACTATACAAGTTATAAATGATAGTAAATTCTTTATAGGATTATCATCAGGTTTAAGCTGGTTAGCTTGGGCTCTTGATAAGGAAGTGATTATGATATCTAACTTCACTGATAAAGATCATGAGTTTTCATGCCATAGACCAGTTAATACAAATGTATGTCATGGATGTTGGAATAAAGCAGAGTATAAGTTTGATAAAGGAGATTGGAATTGGTGCCCTGTCCATAAAGGTACAGAAAGACAGTTTGAATGTCAGACTAGTATAACTCCAGAGATGGTAATAGCAGAAATAAAAACCCTCATATAGAGGGTTTACAATTGATTAGTTAAATAAAGAACGGATGTTGCTGTTATAATAACATACACCCAAAATAAGATCCAGTTTTTGTCTTGATTTGTCATAATTTTTTATCTATTGATTTTAATACGTGATTATTATCTATCTTATCTAAAATCCAAACTAATATCTTACCACCTTTTGTAAGGGTGTTTGTCAATTGATTCTTACCTAGCACTGAGGATATAGTTTCATTTATATTACCAAACTTATATCCAGTAACAAGTACCTTATTAAATAAAGTTCTAAACTCTCTATTTCCAAACTTGTCTAAGTTAATAGCACTGCTCTTAAAGTACCCAGACTTGTTCTTAACAAATAACCAGTTGACTAAACTCAGTGGTAAGTAAAGTATATATGCTAGTATAAACAGTATCATGACAAATCCCAGTCCTCAATGTTAATACCAAAGTTCTGTCCAGACTCCTGAGTCAACTTAAGTATTGTAAACTCACGCAATCTCTCGAAGTTTGCTTCTTTGTAGTTTACATCCGTCATTGGTGGCATGCTATTAAACTCAACTTCAGCTATCTGATCCCAGGTCATATATGTCCTGTTATCCTTTAGCTTTACCACCATACCTTCATCATCAGTATAATAATAAAATCCAGTAGCTGTTACACCATTTCTGTCCTGTTCAATCTTCTGAATTGATAGACTAATTATTTTACTTCCTATTACTTCATAAGTAATATTACGTATTTCGATTTCTTTGTTTGTGTTAATTGTTATCATATATATATGTTATGTTATTCCGTAATAAGTCATTGCGTCTGCTGTTATTGATGATCTACTAGTAGGTCCAGTTGGATATAAATCTCCTACGTAAAATAATATCTCTTGTATTGTACCATTAAATAATTCAGTACCAGTATTTATATTTGCACCTATAATAACAGATGTTGCAGTATTTGATGGATTTGTTATGAGTACTTCTCCCCCAATTTGTACATTATTTTTCCAAGCTTGTACCCCTGTTGGTTTAGCTAACATACTATATATTTTGCTTGCAGTAGACGTAGTACCCATGGTTATTCTACTTGCATTGTTATAGAATAATCTGTCAGAAACCCCACTAACTACATAAGGGAAAATTGTAAAGTTAGTAACAAAGTTACTTCCAAAGCTAATACCACGTTGAGTAAGTGAACTTGTGTTATTAGAACAAACAATAAATATTGAAGAATAATTTGCTTGAATAGACACACCTGTAATAGCCATGTTGCAAAAATTAAGTCCCCATCTAGTAGCTGGTCTTACTGTTATACCATCTGGACCTGTTTTAGTTACTAATACTTTCCCTGTATTAACTATTATAGGTTCTCTACCAGCAGAAGTTCCTGTTATCATATTTTTACCACTACCTGTTTGATCATAAAACGTAGTTACATACCCTACGTTTGCTAAACTAATTACAGATATTAAATATGTAGTATCTAAATTACCGCTACCATCTTGTGGAATATCAAACTGAGGAGATCCAGCTAAGGACCCATTTCTAACCCTTATTAGTGGTCCAGTATATCCTGGTACAACTCTTCTAATTGAGTATGCGTATAGCAATACTGTTAAAGAAGGTGTACTAAACGCAACATTAGCTCCGTAAGCTGTTCTATATGTTGTCCCATCAAAATTAGTTGCATAAGCTCTAACATTATAAGCAATGTCTGGTGATAGACCTGTAATACTGCTTGTAAATGCTCCTGTAGTTGAACCATCAACAGTTTTTGAATTTGCTATTGTTGGATTAACTGAAGTACTCCAACATACACCTCTTGCGAATAATGTAAATCCCCCATCACTTGTTACATTACCCCCACTTGTTGCAGTGCTACCTGTAGTATTGTCACTAATAGCATCTGTAGTAACTGTTGGGAATCCATCTGGTGTTGTAAATGAAACTACAGTAGTAGAGTATGCAACCCCACTACCATCTGCTAGCGTTGCATAAGCCCTGATATAATAAGTTACATTTGGTGTCAACCCTGTTATATCTATAATATAAGGATTTGGTGTGGTACCACTACCAGCAGAAATAAAAGAATTAGTTACTACATTAGGTAAACTTTCAGTTCCGTAGCATATACCCTTATCAGATAAACTTGGTGTTGATGGCAAATCTGAGAATGTAGCTCCACTAGTTACAGATGTTACAGCTATATTGCTTGCTGCTGTTGTGTCAAATCCAGGTATTATAATATCTTCTTTGATTAATCTAATTGACCAGCCTACATTAGCACTTACCCCAGTTGACGTAAGTAATGCGGTGTTATTATAATCAATATATCTAGCAATTGTATTTGATGTAGTTGCTGTCCACCAAGCTGCTCCTAGAGTTAATGAACTAAAAGTTCCATTTGCAGCTTTTTGCCCTGACCCCCTTGCTTTAAACGAAACCAGATCTGTGCCCGATGCTCCACTAAAAAATGTCCAATATGATGTACCAATCTCTCTTAATTTATTACCAACAGTACCAGTTGGTGTTAAAGATGTTACATAACTTGCTAACTGTGCCCAATCAGCTTCTGTGGCTACTCTCCATCCTGTTGGTGCTATATTTTTTCTTAATAAAGGATCTGTTAATGATGCCGCATCCCATATTCCCATAGCTGCATACCAATTGTACAGTCTTCCATAAATTGGACCATTAGTACGCAGGTTAGAATAATATCTCCATATACCAGTTGTGGCTCCAACCCATGCAGTTGATGTTGGTATTGGAGTTCCATCTCTATATCTAGCTGTATTTAAGTTTTTTTGATCCCATATCTGTCCACCAATAAAAACTTCAGTTGGAATATAATCTGGATAAGCCTCCACTCCTGATAAATAATAAATAGCTGGATTCATTATGTTTCTAAGTTATTAATTGATAAATATACGTTAGATGCATTTTTTACTAATAAAGCAGTACTCCCAGGAAGACCACTTAATACAACTCCATTAATTGCATTAACAAATGTTATCCCTGTACCAATAAATGTTATATTTGCGGTACCTACTTTAGTATAACTGGCAATAAAATCTGTAACTGCAGATGTTGTATCTACAGTAATTGCTGTTGCACTATTATTAATCATTACATTCCTACCGTTTTGTAAATAAGATAATCCTCCAGAAGTTCCAGTTGTCTGTGTAGTTATGTTTGCTGTTGAAGTAATTAATATATTATATACTATATTTCCAGGAATACTGGCATTAACAAAAGCTGTAGTGGCTAATGTAGTATCATTTAATCCAATTGTTGGTGTTGGAGCAAATGGTGAAGAGCTAAAAGTTTTAACTCCTGCAAATGTTTGTGTACCCGTTGTAACAACACCTCCAAATAAAGCAGAAGCAGGTTGTAGAGTTAATATATTTCCTGATAATGAAGCTCCACTTGAGTTAGAACTACTTCCTATAACAGCTAATGATCCTAGTAATCCACTTGTTCCGTTGCTTCCATTACTCCCTGAAGTCCCACTTGTTCCAGGTAATCCTGTATTACCACTAGTACCTGATGTTCCAGCACTTCCACTCGAACCAGTTCCACCAGAAGTTCCTGAAGATCCACTAGTACCAGATGAACTATTAACTACACCTAATGTTGTTTGAGCAAAAGAATAATGAGTTGTTCCTTCAGTAACAAAGGTAATTGTATGTGATTGATTTGATGTATTAGTTGCTCTAACTTTAATTAATATTCTATCTGTTGTATTTATTGAAAATCCTCCCTGAAACCCATCAGATAATATCATTGATGGATTTGGTGAATTTGATGTTACAGGTGCTGGGTCAGTTGAAAATAATAAAGTTTCAACTCCTCCTGTTGTTCTTTTATAAACTTCACAGAATATATCAAAACTTGCATTACTGTTTTGTTTATATGCGTGTAAGTAGAATGACCATACACCTAATGGTATTACTGCAATATTTGGATAAGTTGAAGGTGTTAAATATGATTGAATAGTTGATGTTATACCACTTGCAATAGTAGCACTTATAGTTTGTTGAATTCCACTTGTTGATATAGGTGAAAATTCTTTATATGGTGTTTGAGTGATAGATTCATTAAAATAATAAACCTGTCCTGATGATATACCATTAACTCCACTAGTACCACTAGTTCCTGTAGTTCCTGATGTACCAGAAGTTGATGATGAACCACTAGTACCTGTCGTACCAGAAGTTCCACTACTTCCAGTGTTACCACTAGTTCCATTAGATCCAGTTGTACCACTAGTTCCAGTGGTACCGCTTGTACCATTTATTCCATCATATCCTGATGTTCCGCTACTTCCATTAGATCCAGATGTACCACTCACACCATTTATTCCTGACGTACCATTAGATCCATTAGAACCAGATGTTCCTGTGGTGCCCGATGTTCCATTGCTTCCATTACTTCCACTAGTACCAGATGTGCCTGTACTACCAGAAGTACCAGTTGTGCCACTTGTTCCGTTTGAACCTGTAGTTCCAGATGTACCATTAGAGCCTGTACTACCTGATGTTCCTGTAGTTCCACTTGTACCATTTGTACCTGTTGAGCCAGATGTACCAGATGTACCAGTGGTACCCGATGTGCCTGAAGAACCATCACCACCTGTAGCACCATCAAGATTTACAGTCCATGATGTAAAAGCTCCTCCACCTATAGTTAAATTTGGTGTATCAAATATTAATATACCTGTAAGTGTATCATAAGAAATAGTAACACATTCTTGATAGTTATTAATATCATGAACTATTATAATAGATTGTCCTGTTGTATATGCTAATCCAGTATCAACGGTGAGCGTTCCTGCATATCCTAATGTGAAATCTGTTGTAGAAGATGTTTTATATCTATCACCTGTTGATCCTGAGCTCCCTGAAGTTCCGCTAGTACCTGTGGTACCACTAGTTGCAGATGTTCCACTTGAACCACTAGTGCCAGAAGATCCACTACTTCCTGATGTACCAGTTGTACCACTGGTCCCACTAGTGCCGCTTGTACCAGATGTTCCACTAACATTACATAGTTTTTGATTTAATTTAACTATGACAGTTTCAAGGGTATCATTAGTGTTGATTCCTGAACATACTAAACTAGCTCCTTCGTAGAATACGCAAGTAGCATTTAGTATAACAGGGCATGGAATAGCTTCGCAAAATTGATTCATAATATGTGTATTAATCTGTAAAAATAATGTTTATAAACTTAAGGTCAAAGTGTTGTATGAAATAGATAGGTATAATATAGCGTTTGATTATCTAATTCCAAATTTTGATTGCATTCTAATGTCAAGATCTTTTGCAAGCTCTGGAGAGAACAATGGTAGAAGAGCTGACATTTGATTAGTCACCTTGAAAGATTTCATCCAATATTTAATCACTTTATTCTTTTCTTCTAACTTTTCATTTCCTGTCGCAATTGCATAATTTTCAATTAAGAAACTACCTAATGCTTTTCTATAATTAGTTAATAATTGTACTGATGGAAATACTCCTCCTGATACTAATGTACCAAGACTAGTTGGATCATAGAAATATCCAATCTCATCTCTAAGTTTATCAATTGCTTTTAGTGCAAATTTATGTTGATTCTTAACTAAAGGATCCTCATCATCATCAGGAGCAAGTGCTTTCACTCCTAAGTATAATGCAAACAATCCTGCATAGAATAAGAAATCTACAATTTGATTTTTTAAATTCTGTTTAACAAGATCGGTGAACTCAGCTTCTGTCATCTTAAACTCTTTATTGGTATCAGTTTCATAATCAGCCTTCTTCTTTTCATAAAGTTTTCTGACAAATTCCATTCCTTTATCATTTCCTTGTAATGTATTAATAAGATTTCCTAAAGATTTCATATAGTCTTCAGATATCATTCTAACAAACATTCTAGTTCTTCCCCATTCGTATGCATCAGAAGCAGAATTATATTTAACATTACCCATACGTACATCTACAAGTCTAGGAATCCAGTTCTTAAACACCATGAATGATTTACCATATACATTTAAGTTAATTAAACGTTTGTTCTCTTCTGTTAAGTTTCCTAATGCATCACTAGTGAACTGTTGCACCTTTCTTCTAAGTTCTATTACAGAATCAGACTTTCTTTCTACACCAGGAATTACAAACTCACCATCAACAACTTTTCCTAATTGTAAAACACCTTTCTCTTCATTAAGAGCTGTTACATCTTCTTCAAACTTTGCAGCTCTAGCATCTCTTTCACTTTGTGTTCCTGCATAGAAGTCTTTATATTCATCAGTTGATTTTAAATACTCCCTAGTGTTAACCACTTGACCATCTAATACAATTGAATTCTTTAAGAAACTAAAAAAGTTAGTAGTCTGTACAGACTCCTCACCACTTCTCATCATTACCATAAGAAAATCTTGAACAGCCTCATCATTCAACTTATTAAGAGAAAGTTTTCTAGCAGCATGTCTATTATAATTTTCTGTGAATGGAATGAAATAATCTAAAGCAGCTAATGCTTTTTGTTTATCTTGTCCACCCATTTTATTTGCTAATAACCACATCTCTGTAGTTACAAAATCTGTTTTAGTAAAATACTTACCTGAGTTTATAAATGATTGTGTCTTACCACCAAATAAATTCGACAAAGAAGATAGAGGATTTAATCCTAATGTCATCACTTGGAATGAATTATTTAATTGTGTAACCACTTTGTTTACAGAAACTTGTCTTCCTTCTAAGTTTTCAGGAAGTATTTTCATTCCTAACTTTTTATTAACTCTTTCACCTAACTTACCAAATGTTCCTAGCACTTGATCAAATGTATCACTTTGTATATATTGTTGTTGATAGATAATAGCTTTTACCATATCCTCAACTAGTTTAGTATTCTCTGTGTTATCTGGATTGTATTGTAGTACACCATCTTTATATTCAGTCTTGCCAAAATAAGATGTTGCAATAGCTTTTTTATTTCTTTCCAATCTAACAAGAGCTCTACCCTGTGCTTCTATATCTGTTAAGTATTTAAACTTGATAGCAAACTCATTGTACATTGCCATAGTTTTAAATAGATCTGTAGATACTTCTCCATCTATCTTACCTGTTAAGTATCTAGGTATAGTGTCAATTGGTTTACCTGTATTAGGGTCAATTGCTCCATATCCTGTATCTCCTTCATCAACAGATATGTTTCTTAAGAATTGTTCTCCTATTGTAACATTCCCACCAAATATAAGTTTTTCTGTAAAACCTTTTCTAACCCATGGAAGAAACGTTCTAGCATCAGCTGCATTTATATATCCTATACTTTGGTAATATTGATTTCTTTCTTTGATGTAATCATAGAACTCTTTAGCTGGAGCATTCTCTGGTTTATTTAATTCTTTCCATTCAGCAGATTCCCAAGTTTCTCTTTTAGGAAACTTCTTTATATCATTTTCAAGTAACCATCCTACAGATTTATCTGATAGAATATTATAAAGATCACTCACTTTAGATTTCTCTCTAGCTATATCTTTATTAATTTGTTCTTCGCTACCTACTCTGTACGCAGCTTTATCATCAATTCTTTGATACTCTTCCTCTCTTTTTTCTTCAAGATATTTTCTATATGCTTCTACATCTACATTATCTTTGATCCAACTAATGTCTTTATCTTTAATCTTTTCTTTTAATGTAGAATAAAACGTAGGATCGAACTCATCGATTAATTCATTAGACTCTTTCTTCTTAAGTAAATCAAATTGATTTTTAACACTAAGTCCTTTAGCTGATGCCCACTTTTCAAAAGAACTCTTTATATTAGTTAGTTTTTTAACTTCTGTTTGAACATCCATTCCAGCTAAAGCATATGCTTTATTAGATTTTTTAAATAGCACCTCTAATGCTTTTAATTGAATTGTAGCAGTGTTACCAAACCACTTGGTTAGTCCTTTCACTATCTTCTCAGCAGTAGCAGAACCACCAACAAAGTTTTCTATATATTCTATATCAACATCTTTTAATTGGTCCTTGTACTCTCTAGCATTATCAACTGTATCTCTAAGTTCTTCTTTTAACTTCTTATCTTCTTCAGATAATTCACCTTGAAATAAGAATTTTAATTCTGTATCTAGATTCATATAAGAATCTAAAGCTTGTTGTATAACTTCTAATGTGTTAGCAAACTCACTAATTTCAACTTCAGTAAATTTAGATTTATCCTCACCCTTGAATTTAGTATTGTATATATTTATTGTAGCTTCGATTTGTTTATTCAAAACTTTTGCTTGATATAATAATGGAGCAATGTTTTGTTTCATTTGCAATTGTCTAATAGCAGAAAACAAAGCATTCAATTGCTCAGCCTTGTTTATTTTTTCTGAAGGAAGAGCTTTCTCTGCAGAAAGTTTTTTATAGATACCATTTAGTTTTTCTAATAAGCCATCAATCTTTTTGTTTCCAGTCTTTTCAGCTTCAAGACCTACAGGAATTAAATAATCCTCTTGTATATTTTTAACATTTACATCACCAATCTTAATACTTAGCAATTGAGGCATTGCTCCTGTCTTTCTATTAGCCTCTGAGTAAACAGCTTTTATAGGAATCATCCTTGTTTGTTCAAAGTTTTCATTCTTAACATTGTATACACGACTAATCATGTATTTATATTGTTCCATCTGAATGTTCCATGCATTGATTTTATACCAAGGAATATCTTCATACTTATCTGTATTAAGATCCATGAACTTCCAGTCAAGGATGTTCACCTTTCCTTCTGGTGTAATAGCTAAGAAATCCACAGTACCTGCCATATCTCTTTTAGCATCATATAATGTAGCTTCAGACATGAATATAGTTCCTTTAGGGAATGTAGCAAGTCTATCTTGAAGATTCTTCTTCAATATATCATACATAGTTCTATCATTAGGATTTAATTGAGAAACATATCCATCATCATTTAATATCTCATCTCTCAATTTTCCATTCTCATCAACAAATATTTCAAATGCATGTTCAAGATCAGCATGTCCTGCTGTACCTTTGGTTGCTTTAAGATCATTAACTGTATTAGTGAACTCATCATTAGTTAATGATCCTTCTCCCAGTCTTCTTTTATACCAGTCTGATACAATATCAGAAACCCTTCTACCTATCTTCTTACCATCTATAGAATAGCCATCATCTTCTTTCTTTATCTTACTAGCTATTTCTTTTATTGAATTATAAATTTGTTCTTGTTTAGATGCTTCAGTCTTTTGTAAATAAACATCTGTACTTGTTATATCTTCAGCTGTACCAATATTCTTACCAGAAAGTATATCCATAGAAGCTTGATCAAATCCACTTGTAGTAAATAAGTTTTTTAAACTATTCATTATTTTAGACCACCAAGTTTCAACTTTAGCTATCTTCTCTGGATGCTCACTGATGCCCTCAGATTGATTAATAACCACTTCAGCTAACACTTTACCAATAGCTTCTTTCTTTAGCTTACGGATGTCTGGTTTGCCTTCTGGGGTTTGATATTTAGGATCATCTGAGTAATCTCTAAGTACATCATTATAAATAGTATAATCAGTGATCTCTTTAAGAAGTTGATTGAATAGTTTAGGATTTTTTTGTTCAATTATCTCAACAGCAAAGTGCATAGCTTCTTCAGGAAGAGCTTGAGCTTCTTTACCCTCTACCACTTCAATAAGTCTTTGCATCATTATAGCAGCACCATTAGCATCTTGTCTAACGCCATCTACCACTATATCTTTTACATTTTTTATATCTACACCAATACGTTTAGTGAAATCTTTTAATGCAGCAATGGTTTTTGAAGCAGCAGATTTTATCTCTGTTCCTTCTTTTTGTAAAAAAATAGATTGTCCGCTTCTTTTATCTACAATATCCCATGTATAGATATCTGCCTGTCCAACTTTTTTAAAGTTTACATATAAAGAAGTATCATTATTCTTATTATATATTCTTACATTCTTATTTATATTTATAGATTGCGAGTAACTTACTTCTTTTTTAAAAATTCCAAGTCTTTTAGGAATAGACATATCAGAATATATATCTTCTTTAGAAGGAAAATTTTCTTCTCCATTCTTATTTTGCCATACACCTACTTTAGCCTGTAGAACTTTTTCAGACAAATTAGTTTGTCGTTTTAATTCTTTAAATTCTTTGGAATTTATATTAACACAATTTGCCATTTAATTACATTTTTTTATTTGTTCTTTTTCCTCTACTGATAAACTATTCCATTCTTCTTGAGAAATTCCAAGCAAAGATATTGGCATTCCTAAATCTGTCATAACTTCAGCTGTAGATTCTTCAATATTATAATTCTTTCTTAGATCTTCTAATGCAGCTTGATTGATTCTATCTTCATATTGACCAGTAGTCTCACCTTCTTCTTTAAATATAGTATCATGCTTAACTTCATGTAGTAATCCAAATGTAAACCACTCTTCTGCAGACTTGAATTCATTTGCATCAAGAGCTGTAGCAAAGGATCCATCTAATTGTTGAGAAGGAGTTGTCCAAGCTTTTTCTTCAAACTTTTGAACCATCGCCTTTTGATCAACATTTATTATTTTTGTTTGTTTATTAAACTGCATACCTACCACTGTATCTTTCTTAGTAGTAATTTTATCTACAAAGTTAAGAGTTTTGTTTCTGAATGATTTCTGAGCTATACCTTTTTCAAAGGTAAACAATTCTCTTTGCTTAGCTTTTTCAACTTGTTCAGTTATAGTTCCTTTATCATTATCAAATCCAAATTCTTCTAATAGTCTTCGTTTTAAATATGCATAAGTTTGTGGAGCTTTTTCTTTTAGTTTAGCAAGTCCTGTACCAAATCCATCTTTAGGTAATACAATAGCCTTTCCTGTTGCTTTTATCTTAGTTATATCACCATCAATTACCTCTTTATTACTAGCTAAATCTTTATCTGACATAAATGCATTAGGTTCATTAGATGGTTCTAATTTTGTAGCAATACCCATAGCATTAGGATTGTTTCTAATTTGAGCTTGCCCACCAGTTCCTACTCGTTTAGTATTATCTCCAAATACATAAATCTTATTTGGGTTAGCTTGTACATCTGTAATAGAGTATCTATCTACCACTTCTATATTTTTAGATTTTTCAGTCACTTGTTTAGGTTCAGTTATAACTTCTTCTGTTGGTAAAGATAAGTCTTCTTTTTCTAAACTAGCACCATAATAATTAATAATGTCAGCATTAGGAATCTCTGCATCAATTTTCATTGATCCATTATCAATCACTGATGGTTTGAAATATTCATAGTTCTCTGTAGCTCTATTACCATCTCCATATAGATTGATAAGTTTGTATACATGATGACCTATTATTTCTCCTTTAATTGTTTTATATATAATTAATGGTTGACCATACTCATCTTTAACTTTTTCATATCCAAAGTAATCTTTTAATGAGTAATCACCTTTAGCTTTTCTTCTGGCATAATCAGCTGAACTAACTTCTCTACCATTAACCATATCTATACCACCTACAACTCTAGGAATTTTAACATAGTCATGTTTTAAATCCATAAAGTTATATTTCTCACTAAGGAATAAAATCTTTCTATCCTCATCTTTTATGCCAAGACCTTCTGCTGATGGAAATGCATAAGAGAAGTATTTATATAGATCTCCTTCTGGTGTTCTTATAGGTTGTTCTGTGAATGACTGAAAGAACTTAATGTTTTCTACAGTAGGAAATACATCAGAGTTTTTGAAATTGTTTCTTTGATACCATCCTTTAGTAAACTCATCAAGACTTTTGTTAGCTACAAGTCCAGAAATGATTGGTTCAACTATAGCACTGTAGTCTTCTATTGGGATAATCTCTCTAATAGATAATGGAGAAGCATATGTTCCTTGTAATATAGATAGTTCTACAATGTCTTTATATAATTGATTTGTTGCAGGAGTGTCTCTAAGTTCTCTCATCATTCCTGTGTACATATTCTTATCAGCAGCATTATCAGGTCTCACCTTTAATCTAATAGTTTTTACACCATCAGGTCTTTCTCCTGTTTCAACTTGCAACTCTTTAAGAATTTGTAGGTTTGGATTGTTCTGCTTAGCTATTTCCATTCTAACTGCCACAGAAGTGTTATCATCTATAAGCAATTCTTTTATCCTGTCACTATACTTAGTTTCATTCTGTACAACATAGTCAATGAATGCAGCTTTGATCTCCACTGCTATCTTCTCAAACTTATCATTAGCCAAGTACTCATTGTTACCAAAGCTCTTAAGAACAGTGTTAGTTATTTCTTTAAACTCAAGTTGATCAAGTTTAAGAACAGCTCCCATTGCTTCTGTAGACTTATCTAAGAATTTAGACTGTGGTCCAATGAATGTAGAATTCAATATATTATCAACAGAACTTATTATGTTTGTATCTAATGCAGTTTGTGTTCTCCATTGTTTCTTAGAAAGTGTTTCAGCACTTCTTAGTTTAGTGGTATCATAGTTTGTAGCTTGTGTAAATTTAAAATTATACTCAGCCATCTTAGCATATTTCAAGAATTCATCAAGTATCTTATGTTGTTCAGCATTTCTTGTTGCATTGAATGTAGTGCCTGCATAATAATCTACAATGTTACCATCTAAGTTTGTAACATTTAATTCTGTAGATGCAAGATTATCTTTAGTAGTTACAAATTTATCTTTTATAACTCCAATATTTTTACCAGTAAATAATCCTTTAGCACTTACACTATTTAAATATTTTAAGTATTCAGAAATGATTGGTTGATTTAAGAACATTGCTGCTTGTTCACCTGCTCCAATATTCTCAAGGAACATAAATGTACCAATAACAAGATCTGATTGTATAATCTTAGTTATATAGTCATCCTTAGCTACATCCACAAAAGATGTTGCATACCCAGAAAGTCTATTAGATATAAGTTCAGTTGAATCTTTTACTGTTGTTCCAGATAAAGAAACTCTTTCCTGTCCATCAATCATCACTGTGTTATGCTTCAATGCAATCTCTCCATCACCTAAGAATCTTTCATCTTGTTCAGATAATCCTGAGAACTTAGAAGGATCGATATACACTTCACTCTTTTGTTTCAATGATAGATTTGTAATATTAACTGCTGCAATACCTACCCAACGTTTAGCTGTAACAAATGAGTTTCTAAGAGTAGTTAGATAGTTTCTATCAAGCATTCTATTCTTAATAGTTGTCTCATCATACCCTCTTAACTTATCTAATTCGATAGATAATGCCTTAAGTCCAGCATCACCAATAGGAGATATAAGTCTTTCAAAGTTTTCTGGTAATGTTATAAGTTTCTCAAGAGAGTCATAGTATTCATTCTCTAAAGATTTCTTATACATTTCATTTACAACAGTTTCTTTGACTCCTTGTTCAGTTAATGATTTAGTAAAGTCATCAATGATGTCTTCATCAGAGAATACACCAAGATCACCAAACATACTCTTAACAAGTCTATCTTCATACTCAGCATCTTTACCAAGAGCAAGCTCTTGTTCTAGTTGTCTAGTTTGTTCTTTGCTAAGAAGTAATCCTTTATCAAACATATCACCATAGAACTCCTTAGTAGCTTCTTCAGATCCCATGTATTTGATTAGTCTAACATCTCCATTCTTATCTAGGTAAGTAGATTTAAGGTACATATTTAACTTATCTATATCAAAATCCGATCCTGCTTTAGTAGTGATTTCTGAAGGAACAACAACAGTTGATCCCATGTATTGTGGAAGAAACCCTTTCACTCTAACTGCTTCTACAGAGGATAGAGCTTGTGTAGGAATACGGAAACCAATACCTTGTAACAAAGCTTTACCATCAGGTGTATTGTTTAGATATTCTATTAGTTCTTCATCAGATTTATCTGCATGTTTACCAAGTTTACCTTTTAACCAATGAGGAAGTAATATTTCACAATAAGGATCTGCTTTAGTGTAAAACTTAAGTGTGTCATCAGTTAACATTACATTCTTTTTATCTGCATCAGAAAGAGCATTATAAGCTTCTTTAGATATTTTCTTCCAACCTTCTGCTGTTTTAATAGCAAGACTTCTTCCTTTAGTTGCTTGTTCAAACATTGTTGCAGGCACCTGTACATGAGCACCACCATTCATCTTAGGAGAGATGATAGATTTATCAATCAATGAGTAAAGAACATTTCTTATCTCAATATAAGAAGGAGATGCTTCAAATGGAATTAAGAATTGATTAGTCTCTTTATCAAGCTGTAATGTATCTATTGTATTATCAGAAGCTTCTCTTCTTAACAATTCACGCATAAGAGTTTCAGATACAGCTTTACCATCTTTAAGTGTAAATCCGTTTCCATTATCTACAACACCAAGTCTAGTTAATAGAGTGTTATATCCATGTTGATGTAAATCATTTAATATCTTTACATTACGATTGTATTCATTTCTAATAGCTTCTTGTCTTTCAGGTGTAGCTCCAATAGTCTGACCATTATCAAATAAATCCATACTTGATAACTTAGTAAGCTGAGATCCTCTTGTTTGTTGTTTAACTCCTTCTGTTGCAGTTTCTACTTGGATACCATAAGCTTTCCAAGGCACTTGAATATTATTATTAAATGCATTATCATTAAATGAACCATCTGTATTATACAATGAATGTAACTCTTCAGCTCCAACCTTTCTACCAGATTCAACAATAGCATATCCTACACCAGCCTCAAACATCTTAACATAAAGTTTCTCCAGTGTAGTACCTTTTACCATACTGTAGTATACAGGCATTTGTGAAAACTTATCTAGAACAAGATCTAAATTGTTTTTACCATATTTATTACCAGACACAATAGGTTTTAATACTTCCAATACATGTTTAGGCTCTTTAGTTTTAACTAAAGCAGTATCATGTCTTTTAAGGTTATCACTAGTGTATGTATATCCTGGATAGTTTTGTCTTGTATAAGCCATTTGCCATTGGTGCCAAGCTTCAGCTTCTTCACTCCATTGACCATTCTTAAGTTTAATCTCTCTATATGTACCATCCATTAACCAAGACATTGCATCAGCTTCATTTGTTTTACTATAAGCAGAAATAGCATTACTAAGACTTCCTGCAATAGTTACATCTTTAAATGTTACAGTGTTAGTATAAGCTTTGAATTGTTGGTATCCAGGGTCTCCAGGTTTTAAATTAATCTCACCAATTTTATTTAACTTTTGATTCAAGAATGTATTAAATTCAGGAGTATCAAATGTAGTTCTTCTAGGAGATAAGAAAGATTTGATACGTTTGGTCTCATCTAATGAACCATCTTTCTTAATAGCAAACTGATAAGGATCTCCAAATAAAACTTTGTGATATTCAATATTATTAATGATGTAATTAACATTAGCAAATGTCAATATATCATTTATGGTTTGATCAGAAAGAGCAAACTTATCAAATGCTTCATTTTTTGCAAATGTGTCAATTAATCCACTATAAGCGTATACACCCTCTTTAAGTAATCTAATTTGTTTATTCTCTGTAAGCACTTCTCTTGTCTCAACAACAGTTGAATCTATGTATTCTTTTATAGAATTATTAATATCTTCTGCATTCTCACTAATGTAAGTTTCAAATGATTCCATAGTAGCATTCTCAGATATAAGTTCATTTATATCAGCTAGTGCTTTTTCAGAAAGTATATCTTTGAAGAATCTTAGTTCTTTAGCTTTGTTTCCAATATTATTTAACTTCTCTCTATTATCAGCATCTAAAGCAAGAGCTATATCATCTTTTAAATATCCTTGAAATATCTTATTGATTTTACTCCAAGCTCTTCCACCCTCAATCTCTTTTAGTTTTATAGTGTTACCAAGATTCATCATCCACTCAGTAGAACCATCTGCAGGAATTAATACATAATAGTTACCATCAAGGTTTTGATTTATCTCTTGTGTAAACCTTTCTCCTAAAGTTAATTTAGTTGTAGCTACACCTTTGTTATCATCAATAAGTTTAGTTCCTTGTATGTAAGAAACTTTCATCTCTTTGATTCTCTTACCTTCTGCATCAAAGAATAATCCACCTTTCTTCAAAACTTGACTTCCTTTAGAATAAACATCTCTTAGTTCAGGTCTTTTCTCTAATAGTTCATCAAGTGTATTAGCTTCATTGAATTCATTTTCAAATAATGAAGGAGCATTGTTCTCAGCAAAGGCACCTATCTTTTGTCCTTCCACTCCTGAGTATGTACTCTCTTGATTAGGATTAGTTACTTTGTTGTATAGTTCTGCTAACTTAGTAAACTGACCACCAATGTTACCAAGAGTCTTTCCTGATACAGTCATTATATTTTTCTCAGCACCTAGATATTTTTTAATAGCACTTACTGCTTTTTCAAATGAAACTTGTTCAAGATCTTTTAATTTATTATAAACTTCCAATGGAAAGTCAATACCTATCTCTTCTAAGAACTTAACTCTATCTTGTGGAAAATTAGTTGGTAGATTTTGTATTCTTTCTGTATCAACTTGATATGTTTTATTAACTTTATCATAACTAATTAATGATGCATCTGATGATGATAACAGTTTAATGTTCTCCATCCAACCATTTTGAGTTTGTTTAATTGCTGTATATAAATTAGCAGGAGCTACATAAGTTTCTGTTCCTTCTTTATATTGAATTAATGCATCAGGTTTTTGTTTAGTAAATGTTTGAGTAAACTGAATGAAGTATCTCCAGTCAGTTGCATCAAAGTCACTGAATGGAACACTTCTATTAGATAACTTACCACCTACACGTTGGAACAATCTAACATAGTTAGGATCATCTTTAGCTAAGTCACTAAGTTTATCTACCATCTTTGTAATAGATGTAGTGTTTGAAAGTTTATCCAACACTGTAGCAAATGCTCTAGTGAAGTTTAAAAGTTTAAATCCTACTACACTAGATACTTTAGGAGCAGGTAATTTAAATGAAAGAGAGTTCTCTTGATTAGTTGCTTGTACTTCTAATAATGTAGCTAATGAAAACTTAATAGCTCCTGTAGAATTCTTTTTCCAATCTGTTGAGAAAGGTTCTGGAGCATAATCATTTTTATTTGCTTCTTCATCATTAATGCTAACTTTATCTTCTTCATTAAAACTTATACCTAATGTACGTAATGAAAGTGTTGTTTTTTCTTTAAGTTCATCCCATGCAACATCTCCTAACAATTCCATTTTACTAAAACCATTAGCGTAATACTCATTATTGTACTGTGCTTTTATTTTACTATACATAGAACCACTAGTGATCCCATCAGGAGAAAACAATAAACCTTTCTCTCCTTCACTATATAATATACCTGCAGCTCTAGCTGTCATATCTTGAACAAACTCTCTTGTTTGTTGTTCAGTTAATCCTTCTACAGCTCTATATTCTGCTAATGCTGATACTTTTGCAGCATCAAGAGAGATATAAATATCTCCATTAAAACCATTATCATCAACATTTTTAACTATAACACCATCATGATTATTATCTAAAGCTCTATTTACTAAATTTTTAAAACTTTCTTTTTCTCTAGAATAGCCTTCTTCTGTATTTACAATTAAAGGGTTAATCATAGTAACTGAAAATTGTTTTTGATATTCTCTTTGAGAAAGAAAAGAAACTTCAGGGGCTTTATTTGCTGTAAAAAATATTGCTTTAGGTGATCCCCCTTTTTCTTTAGAAAAATAACCTTCTTTATTTTCTGCAATAAATTTATCTATTTGTTTATCTGAAGCATGCCAAACATTATAAGAATTATTTAATGTTCTTTCTTTAAACTTACCTGTATCAATTGCTTTAAACAAATCTTCTTTCAATGAAGGATTAGTTACAAATGATTTAAAGAAGTTTAGTATTCTAGAAAATAAATTACGTATAGCTTCTCCTAATGATCTTGCTGGAAGTTTTCCTTTTCTAAAATCAGCAAAGTCATCTGCTATTCTTTCTTTAGCTTGAAGATCTGTAGCATCTGCATAGCTTATCTTCTTACCAGATTGTCTATCTGTAAATACACCTGCATTAGATTTAAACTCATCAAGCAATGCTTGTTGTTCTTCAGGAGATAACATTCCTTTATATATACCTTCAAAGATCTCGTGATACTCTGTACCTCTTAATCCACCTCTTACAAATTTAGCTACACCATCTTCAAATACACCCCAAGCTTTCTCACCATTATTCATAGTGATAAGATTATCTACCACTTCAAAAGGAATATTAGCAGCATTTTCTGCATGCCATGCTTTGAATAACTGAAATTCTGCATCAGTCATTCTTTCTTTACCATCAACACCAACAGCTCTATACCCAGGAAGATTAGCAGGTCCTCCATTAAATCTATCTGCACCTGTAGGTATTTCTTTTTTCTCTTCAACTATTGGAGCTTCCTCAACAACTACCTCTTCTACTACAGGAACTTGTGCATCTTTCTTATTTTGTAAATCACTAGCAATAGTGTTTGCTAAATAATCAAATACATATTCCTCATCAGTCTTAGTAAGATCAAATTCTTGTTCTTTCTCTACTGCAATATTTTTAAGTGCAGGAATAATAACTTCATCTACAACTTTTTTACCATCAGCAGTTTTATTAGTTGCTATAGCTTTTGTTGTTTCATTACTTTCTATTTGTACAGCCACTTTACCATTCTCATCATATGCTGCTGTAAAGCTTACAGGACGATCTCCTGATAATTTATATGTATTAGGTGTATCATTACCAATTGTGTATTCTCCTATCTTCTCAACACCAGGAACTGATGGTTCATCAGCTTGAGCTTCAACTGTAGGAGTAGGAATAGATAATCCCATACTCTCTACTGTAGCATATCTTTGTTTGAATGAATAAGGAATGTCTGCAGTTGGTGCAGCTACAGATGTTGTTAATGGTGTACTATCTATTGATCTTGCAGATCCATCAGGATTCTTATCTGATAGTAAATATGTTTGATAGTTCTTCCATTCAATTGGTTCTTTGTTTAATTCTCCATTCTTATCTAATGTATATTCTAAGAACTCCTCATCAAACTTTTTAGTAAGTGTAGTATTATTAATTGCATTGAACGCCTCTTTTAAGTTATCAACTATCTCTTTTTCATTATTTGCTATTTCAGACATAGAGTATTCTTTCCCTCCTATCTGAATAGTCATTGCAGCTGTATTAATGTTTATTTGATTGTTAGTCTTTGTTTGACCAACTCTCCAATATAAAACATTCTGTAAGTAATCACTGTAGTCTCTGTTAAGTCTGATAGGAGCTCCTGATTCAGATTGAGCAAGAGTGTCTGCAGCAAAAGCTTTTACCACTTGAAATATAGTGGATGCTTCTTTAGTATTAAACTTCTTGTTGTTTAAGAATTGTAATGTAGAACCATATTGTAACACAGGTGTACCATCAGGAAACTTTATACTTTGTCCATTATGGAATATACTTCCTGTTGTTGGTATAACAATTAGATTCTCTTGGGAGTCTATCTTATCTTTACCAATAAGAATACCTCCTACATGATTTCTTTCTTTAGTACCATCTGGATTAGTGTTCTCTTTTGGGATACCTCTAGATACAGTGAATTCAAAAGGTGCAGGCATTTGATCCTGATTAGCAATTAAGTCTTCTCTGAACTTAATGTATTCTTTTTTATATGCTTCAAATAATTCTTGTTGCTTTCCTCTGAAACGTGGGTTACCTTTACTATCAGTAGTTTTGGTAGTACGCATTGTTTGGAAGATAACTTTCTTCATATCTTCCTCACTCAATTGCTTACCAACTTCTCCCAATGGTGTACCATCCTTATCAATAAAATAAGATTTACCATTCTCTTGTACAATAAATACTTGACCTATGAATCCATTCTCAACATCTAATACATTAGACATATCATAACTACCATATGATAACTTAGCAAGTCCTTCTAGTCCTACTAATCCTTCTTGACCTGGAGTCACAAGAATAGCTCTCATGTTACCTTTATTAGGTAATGAGTCTATGTTATTTAAGAACTCTCTTGAGTTCTTTACATGTTGTGCAGATAACGTAGGATCATTATAATCTTCTGATTCAGTTGTACCTGATTGAAAGAATATATTAGCATCTACAATAGCACCTGCTTCATCCATAGGAGTGAAAGAAGTATCTGTAGTGATAACCACTGTACCAGAATTGTTTTCTATATCAGTTTGTTCTTTGGTTAACTGTTCTTTATTCTTTAATAGTTTCTCTTGATCTGTTTCAAGTTTCTTATAACCACTTAATCTTTTAGGATCAATGTTTAATATATCACCATTCACATCTTCCACCTTAACTGTACCATCTTCGTTCAAAGCTAACACCTTCACTTTAGATAGGTTATTGCTCTCATCAGTTAGATCTTTTGCCTCTTCAGCAGCTTCTTCTTTAGTTTTATGAAATGATGTAGTGCCATCAGGACTTGTTACTTGATATCTATCATCAGCAAGTTTCTTAATGGATGCTTTCTTTGTAGCTTTTATTTCGTACTCTCTATCAACTTGTAGTGGTTCTTTTACTTTCTCTTTGTTCACAAATGTAAAAGAAGTTTCTGCTTTTTCTAAATCTTCTAAAGGAACTTCTTCTTTAGCAATATCTTCTGCTTGTTTGAAATATTTATCAAATCCTTCTTCTGAAGAAAGTTTATCAAATATCTCTGAAGAATTCTTTTTAAGATTGGTTAACTTATTGATATCTGCACCATAGTTGAATAATTCTGTTGCATTTTCAAAACCTACAACATCATCTTTTTTACCATCTTGATTATTTAATTCAAAGTTTAATATTGAATTGAATGTTTTTAAATCTAGATTACCATTGTTTAAAGCTAGGTTAATCTTTTCAGAACTTGTACGTAAAGCTTTTATTTGCTCTCTTATAGCTTTTCTATCAGCAGTGGTAGTGTTCTCATTAATAGTTCCATTTAATCTATTAGCTTGTTCTTCATAAGATCTAGATAGTTCAGTTAATGAATCTTTATCTGTAACTTTAGCTAGTATATCATTATTGATAAGTGGGTTAGCTGCAATCACTTTTTGTTCTATGGACTCAAGTCTATCATTTACATCATCTTTAACTGTTCCATAGTATGTAAGATCTTTTTTCCAATTTTCAAATGTAGCATGATTAAAAGATTCAGTAGCCTCTTCTTCATTCTTTGGATCTACATTATATGCAAATGGATTTTTAAATGTACCATTAATAGCTTCTGTAGTTGATTTAATATAATTAGCTTTCTCAATCAAAGAATCTACATATCCAGCAACTGTATTTTGATTAGACGCATTGAAGTCCATACCAAAAGACTTTTCAAAATCTTCTTTGTTAAGATCTTTCAACATGTTTAATTGTTCAATTGTTACATCATGCATTCCTGATGGAATACGAGATTGTACATAATTAAAAAACATATCATGCTTTAAGTTTTTATATTTGAATACATTTCCACTATCAGCTGCAGCTTGCATTTCTTTTGCAATAGCCATAGAGCTTAATGTATTATCATATTTATCAGAAAGAATTCCTGTTAGTCCATATCTATTAAGTGTATTAATAGAAGAGGTTAAACGTTTGTCTGCACCATTTCCTTTTTTATAATCATAAAACTGTTGTGCTCCTCCTGTTAATACAGCTGTAAGACCACCAACAATCATATTGTTAACACCTTCAGTAGTATTGAACTGTTCAGATAATCCATAAGTAGTAGAACTAGTAATCTCATTTAAGTCATCCCAGTTCTTTTTATTATTTGGATTGCTAAGGTTTTTATATTTTCTTGTATAGTAATCATATGTTCCTCTTTCAGCAGCAAACTGTCCACCTTCTTCATATACACCTTCAGATAATACATTAGCTAGTTTAGGTTTAACAGAGTCCCATATTCTACCACCAAGACCAGTTGCAGCTTTCTTTTCAAATACATCAATGCTTCCTTCTTTAAGACCTATTTTACCAGCAGTTCCAAGTTCTTTTGCAAGAGTTCCTGTAATACCTTTTTGTGCTGTAGTGAATGATTTAAATAAATTTCCAAACTGCACAGCATTTGATACAGTTAGTAATGCCATGTTAATACCAAATCTAGTATTCATTGCATTAGTAGAATAGTCTTCTATTTCTTGAAGATCTTGTCCTATTGGTTCTTCACCAAAATGCCCATCTTTATATTGTTGAATTAATTCTTCTTTAACATGTCTATACCCATCTCTAGCTTCAACACCAGCTTCTGTTTGTGCAGCTCCCCAACTAATAATACCATATCTTGCACCATTCAATACTTTAGCAGACTGTGCTAAATTTCCTAACTTCTCAAGTTTTAAAAGTTGTTGTTCTGTTTTACCTAATCCTTTTGCTAAATCTAGAACAGTTTCAATTTTATTAGTCCCTCCTGCAAGTTTATTAAGCCATAGGGCAGCTTTACCAATTTGATTAGCTACTAGTGGAAGTTCTCCTATACCTTCTGTAACTGCACCAATTGCAATATCTTGCAAAGCTGCTCCAGCAATTGCACCAGCTGTAAATCCTAAGTTTTTAAGAACTGATTCTCCCCAGAAGTTTGCAGATCCTGGAGCAAATGGAATCATTGCTAAATATGGATGAGCTTTTTCTTCCCTTGTCATATAGTTAGGAATAATATCTTCCATATTTTTCATCCAACTATCTATACCACCTTCATATCCATTTGGATCTCCAGCAAGTTTAGACATGCTACCATTCTTTATTGCAGAGATTGTATTAGGAATATCAGTAAGAGATTGTGCAAATGTACCTGCTGCAGTTACTCCTGTCTTAACAAGACTGCGTCCAAGTTTACTGTACCAAGATTGTTGTAATCCATATATGTTCTCAAGATCTACATCTCTTTGAAACATTGGATAACGTTTATTTGATAATAATTCACCTTTAGAAACTAACTCAATAGGAGAATCCCAACCAGTAGAGTCTCTTACACCTCTACTCATTTCTGATATTTCATCTACAGTGAGACCTCTCTTAGCTGGAACTTGATTATAACTTTCAAATCCACCCATGTTAGGATTAGTATCAACTTCTGGTAAAACAATTGACCTAAGATCTACTTTAGGTTGTTCATAGTTTCTATTAGAAGTATTATCTATAAGTTCATTATCAAAAATTGGCATAATTTTTATTTATTTTTTGTTAAAAAAGAATCAATAGTAGTATCCCCTATATTATTTATAGTCTCTTGTATTCCTGCTAATGATACATAGTTTTGATTCATATATCCTTTAACCCACGTATTGCTACCTTTTGGTTGTACATACATTTTTAATGTAAACTCATCTAGATTACTACCATCATTATCAGGGCTACCTTCTATATCAAATCTAACTCTTGGTGCTACCTGAGAATTACTTAATAACGGTAAGTCAAAACCACTAAACATAGAGTTAACTGCACCACCTTCTCCACTACCAGTAAATAAATTTGTAGTACGATCAGGAGAACTTTGAATTGCATATTTTGCAGCATTCAAAGGATTAACTTTTGCTATTTCTGGAAAATGTCTATTCACCTTATTAGCACTAACATGTAAAACTTGTCTACCCTCAGCACCTTCAATAATCATATCTGCAGAGCCATCAAACTTCTTAACCATTGAATATAAAGTTCCAGAAGTCTTTAACATTTTTTTAATAGTTTCTACTGAAGCATCCTCTAATTTATCAGAATCAAAAGCTCCTAATGATTTCTGATTAACTAACTCATTTCCAATAAATCCTGCAATTCTATCTCGTGTTCCTTTAACTCCTGTATTGAAAGTACCAACTTGTGTCTGTCTCTCAGGATCATTTTTAGCTAGGAAGTCAGATTGAATTGTTAGTTTTTGATTATTTATTTTAGAAGCAACAGGAGTCACTCTTGATTTTATTTTATTAGTCTGGTCAAGTATTATTCTGTCTGAATATGATAAAGGCTCTGAGTATAAAGAACCTTTTGCAATGAGTTCTTGTTGTTTAATATATGCACTTGCAATATTCTGATATTTAGTTCCTTTGAAATTATTCATTGCTGCTTGTTTGTCAAAACTCATAACTGGTTTTCCACCACCAGATTGTGGTACAAGTTTATTAAATTTTTGCAATGCATTATTTACATCAAATAATTCTTTTGCAGAATATAATTCTCTTCCATTCTTATCAACAATACCTTTTTGAGACTTTATTAAACCTTGAAGATCTGCATCAAGTCCTTGTGTTAATTTGTTTGTAGTATTATATAGTTTTTGTTTTAATGCAACTTTTATTTGTAGTTGTCTCCTAGATTCTAAATACTTTCTTAATCCAGGATTATTAGTAACATCAGAAATTGAACCAGGGTTCTTTAAATATTTATCAGTTAACTTTGTTAAGTAATCTTCTTTTTGTGTATTTGACATTTTATTACCTCCTGGTATAGTAGAAAATGCACTTAGATTCAATCTATCTAATTCTCCTTCAATAATAATTCTACCAGAAGAATCTCTTTTTCCTGTTAGTAGATTTATTTCCCCTCCTAATTTTGATAGTGATGGTACATCTACATTTGTAGATATTACTCCTGGATCAATTGCTCCAAAAGTATCTCTTTGTTTTTTTGCTGTTTCTTCTTTAGATTTTACATCTTGTTCATATTGCCAATGAGCATTATCTCTAGCAAAATCTCTTTCCCAATTATTTTGTTCTCTAGCAGCATTACTATATGCTAAGTTTAGTTGTAATCTTCTATCATTAGCTTGTTCATATGGATTAGTTTTTAACTCAAGCTTTTTATCATCATAAGCTAAATCAGCTGCAAGATTAGTTAATGTCTTCTGTGTATATAATTTTTCTTTATACCCTTCAAAATCTGTAATACTTTCTAAATCTAAAATCTCTTTGTCTCTAGCTTTTTCTAAACTACCATCAGCAAGTTTTGCATTAGCATCATCTATGTCAGCTTGATATTGAGCTCTTTGAGCAGGAGTAAGTTTGTTGTTAGTCTGTAGTTCTAGAGCCATTTCAGTAACTCCATTAGTTACAATTGATTTAGTTTTATTATAGTTCGATACTACATCTTGTTTAAATGTGTTTACATCTTTACCTTTATAATGATACCATCCATCAATCTTTAATTGTTCTATATCATCAGGAGATAGTGTATCATAAAATGTATTTAATATCTTCTGTGCAGATTTTGCTTTTGATCCAACACTTAACATTGCTGCATCTTGTTTAGGTGAACCTTTTGAAGAATCAGTAGTAGCCACTTCTTTACCACTTGCATCTTTATAAAAATAAAGAGTGTTACCAGAGGCATCTCTTTGAAATGGATTATCATATGATGTATCTGATTCATGTATTTTATCAGCTACCTCTCTAAGCTTTTTATCTATGTTAGTATACTGAGTATATCTACCATTATAAGATTGCTTTATGTCTGTCTTATTGATATATTGATTTACACCATCTTCAAACTTAGCTCTGTTCTGTACAGATGATTTACCTGATGCCTCAGCCTCTTCTAATATCTTTTGTTCTTTTCTTATTCTAGAAGTAGAGCTTACAGCATTCATAACATTCTCATCTTTACTAATTTGTTTAGCCATACCAGAAACAGAGTTGACTAACTGGAAATTAGAAAAATCTCCAGCAGCCACCAGTTTTAAGTTATTACCTAATGAGTTAAGTTTAGATTGTAAGTATTTTTTATCTACCTCTGAAACAACATCGAGACCTGCAACATTGTCAATACTTGTTTGTATCTTTTGTACTCCCTCTTCATATTGTTGCTGTTTAGCCATACCAACTTTCACCATAGCATCTACAGGAAGTTGTTGTACATAAGGATTAAAAGTTGGTATTTTATCTTGCCATGAAGCCATAGTCTGTTATTTTAATACATATAAATATGTAGATTAGCAAATTTAATTTAAATTATTATACTATCAAAATTTAATAACATTTTGTAGTAATTTTTTATAATGAGTTTAGTTATATATTTTTGTAAGATTTTACAATAGAACCGTTTCTAGATACTGCTTTATCTTTCTTAGCGGCAGCAGCTTCTTTTTTATCTTGTGCTTTCTTAAGAGCTGTCATAGCTTCTAGTTCTTCTGATGAAGCTCCTTTATAATCTGTATCCCACTGTGCTAAAGGATTCATGTTCTGTGCTCTAAAGTTAGGACCAAATCTATAGTTGTACATATTCTCATATGTTTTCAACTCTCTGTTCTCTAGTTTGTTCTTAGCATACTTATCAGATATAGAATTCAAAGCAGCTTGTGTTGTAGCTTTTGTATTAGCTAATGCTTCTGTTTGTCTTTCATATTGCTTATCGAATATAGCTAGGTTCTTTAACTTAGCATCATTAAGCATATTTCTATTTTCTCCATACGCTTTATTCTTCATTTCTTGATTAGCTCTAAACTGATTTGCTAATACAGATTGGTTAGCCTGATACTTCTGTGCATTTAGATTAGCTTGAGCTGCTGGGTTATATCCCATTGTTCTTTGTGCTGCTCTATAATCTGCTTGATTAGCATTCAGTTGATCTTGAAAAGATACATCATAAGGAGTGCTTAAATCAGGTTGATATGTTTGTGCTTGTACAGGAGCCACTTGGTTAGTAGCCATAGCAAACATTTCTGGATATAACTGAGCTGTATCTAATCCTTCTGCATCACTTGGTCTAATAGTAGGAAGTATTGCATTAGCAAACAAAGTAGCTTTATCCCACCAATCACTATCCTTACCAGATCTTGTTGATGTTTTTTTATTAGATACAACATTAGAACCTAAGTCACGTACATAATCATCATACTCATTATCTGGTTCTATTTGTTCATATTCATATTTTTGTTGTGGCATTACATAATCATCATATTCTTCATCTATTATATTTTCATATTTTTTAGGTCTAGTAATAACAACTTCAGCAAGTTCGCCACCTTGCATGTCTGCTTGTTCAATAAGCTGTTCATCAGTTAATTCTTTTCCATCTTGAGCTTGTGTAAACTTACCACCAAACTTAGCAGATTGTTTTTGAGCTTCTTTGTCCACCTTAGCTTTACCTCTAGCAAGATCATCAGCAACTAATCCACGTTCTTCTGCTGTATCATTGATAGCATTCTGAAGAGAAGCTGCATTTATTTTTTTATCAGCTACATCTTTAAGTTTCATATTAGCTCCTTGTATGTTAGCTTGCAATGCTGTAAGCTTTAACTTATCAAAAGAGTTTATTGGATCAAGAGCACTAAGTTCTTTAGATGATTTATCTATAATAGTATTTTGTTTCTCTTCTATCTTAGATAGATCAGCTACATAGTTTTTAAACTTTTTACCTTTAGCATTTTTATCTCCTAGCATATCTATATATTGATTAGGTATTTTCAAATTACCCCATACAGTTAAATTTTTCTCTCCTGTAACAGGATCAATTAATTCAGCTGCTGGTTCTTTTTCTACTTCAACATTAGCATCAGCTTGTTCAGTTCCATATTCAGCATAATCTGTATAAGAATCTTGATTACCTTGACCATACTTAACTCCAATACCTGTTTGTTTTGATTTAGGATCATATGTATCATGACTGTTTCCAACAAATTGAATTGTTTCTCCTGTACCAGGCATATAAGGATTATGAGATAATGTTTTAATACCACCACCCCAAGTAGTTTGTACTTCTCCATTTAAAGCAGATCTTCTAACTTCTCCACCATTTTCATATGTTTCCATAGCTCTATCACTAGGAGGTGTATATTCTCTTAGGTGTCCACCAGCTCTTAATGAATCCATTCCTTCATGTGCATAGTTATATACTTCTTGTTTATCAAGACCACCAAATGAAGCTATAACTTGTGGAGTCCAATCATGACTAACCCATCCACCATCTTCCATATAAGATTGGTTCTGTGCTTGAATACCTTTAGCCATATTAGCATTAGCCATCCCTTGCATGTTTCTTTGTGTAGCATCTTGTGCTTTCTTCATTTTCTTAGCATTGGTATCTAAAGCATTACCAGCTAATCCTCCAACAAAGTTTCCTATTGCTCCACCTAGTGGTCCTCCAATAGCTGTACCAATTCCTGATCCTATTGTGCCACCAATTTTACCACCAGCATTTTGACCACCCATCATTGATTGTCCTATACCTGTAGCCTTTTGTGAAATCATTCCCCATGGAGTTCCTCCACCATCTTGCATTTGATGTAATCTTCCACCATGGTAGTATTGTTTTATATTAGTATCATTTAATGGTTCATATCCACTATCTGTATATATATCATTTGGAGCAAATGTATTTTGTATTTCTCCACCTCCTTGTAACCTAAAACCATTCCTAGCAAGAACATTTGTACCTACACCATATATAGGAAAGAATTCTTCTCCTGTATTAACTGGCATCTGTGCTTCTCTTTGCTTAGCTATGTTTTCAGATTGTTGTCTTCTTGCATCTACATCAACACTCTCTGCTGCTTGAAGAGATATCTTACTTACATCTCTTGCTTGTTCAGCAGCTTTTTTCATTTCTTTTTCTTTCTTCAATTCTCCAATACCACTAATAATATCTCCAACTGGTCCTGCAAATTGACTTACAGCTCCTCCCACTTTAGACCATTTATCTGCGTCTTTGAAAGGACTATCTCCTACAGAATGTGCCCCTTCAAAAATACCTTTAGCCATTTTTGTTCCTGATTGATCTCCTTGAGGATCATATGCATTAAACTTAGGAGTTTGCATAGAGAAACTATTTTGCTTTGGAGAAAATCCTTGATTAGCATTCATTGAAAAATCAGGACTCTTTCCTAAATCATAATTACCACCAAATTGTGCTCTGTGAATATCTGCTCCATATCTTGCTGCTGCTGCTACTGAACTTGCTCCAGCTGCACCACTTGCAGCTCCACCAATAGCACCACCAGCTAGCTTCATAAGACCAGCAATATCAAAACCACCACCTCCACCACCTTGTGGAGCAGCAGCTTGTTGTTTAGCTAATGCAGCTTGTCTCTCAGCTTCTGTAGAACCTGTAAGCATTTTATCAACATCATCAACTTGAGTTTGATAACTTAAAGGTTTATATGCTGATTGATGTACTTGTGATGCATTGATTGCAGCACCAGTTTGAGCTTTCTTAAACTCTTTACCATGTTTCTTCATAAAGGCTTCTTCTGAAGGAAACTTTTTATAGAACTCCTTTTCAGATTTAACCCCTGCAATTTTTAAAATTTGTGCTTTCATGATTTATATTTGTTTAGCCAGCCTCCTGGTTGTGGTTTATTATAATTTGTAAAGTTAGTCAATTGATCTAATTGTTCCAAAGTTTTTTCATCTTGTTGGTTTACACCATTCTTAGCCATAGGATATTCTGTCACCTTCTTACCCTTGAACTTATAATTCTTTCCTGGCTTCATTAGTTTAGTATCACCAGTATCTGATACACCAAGAACATCATAAGGAACTCCTTCCATTGTTATATCATTAGAATTGATTTCCGTTATCTCTCCTGGATGATCCCATTGTCCTTTATCATCTTTAATTACAGAACCATCTCTACTAATAGATTTAGGTTTCCAATCTAATCCTTGTTGGTAGTATTGCATTTCTTTACCATTCTGTGCAGAAGCATCTGTTACATCAGTTTGGTTTCTACGTGGTCCTTTACTAGGAGATCCATGTCTAGCATACATATGTCCTACAGCTCCTGGAAGACTCCCTCCCATTTGAAACTGTCCTTTAACAGCAGGGTTTTCAAATATAGGACCATTGAATATTCCTTCTCCTACATATCCTTCTGGTAATGATACAGAAGAATCATTATAATTATCTAACCAACCACCATTCTTCATGTTGTTACTATTATCTCTACCACACTCATGACATATGTACATATCCTTAACACTAGAATCAGATTTGTTCCAGCTCCATCCACATGTGCATTTTACTTTACCACTCATTACTTGTAAGAGATTTGAGCTTTCCAGATATACCCTCCAGAAGTTTTTGTTTTACCCTGTACACAATGTCTTATTGATGTTGGGTGTAAATTTATTTCCTTAGCTGCTATGGTAGCACTTTGCCATTCTCTAATGAAGTTGCCTTCTAAATCATATTGATTAATAGGTTTTGAATTAGCTAAAATCTGACCTTTATATAATTTCTCTAAATGTTCTTTAGAAGTTTTTTTACCTTTATGTGAATTAGATATTTTAAGTTTAGTTTCTTCACTATGTAAATATCCTTTTCTTGATTCATTTCTTTTTTGTTTTTCTTCTTGAGACTGTTTTCTACCAGTCATAAATATTTTATGTTTTTCAATTTTTTCTTTACTAGGTATATAACCTATGAACCCATCTCCTCCATCAGTCATATTAGATAATATACCAGTATTGTTATTTATTCTACCATATAAAGATATAAATTCTATTTCTTTTTCTTTTATAAAATCATAATCATCTGACTCAAAAAGAATTTCTATTTCATAAGAAGTTTTATTAACTATGTTATTCCAAATATAAGATTCTTTTCTATTTGTTTCATGAGCTCTTCTATATTCTGATTTAACACTATTATGTGTTCTAGGTTGTTTAGTACCAATTCCAATATAGAATGGTTCATTTTTGTCTAATCTAATATGTCTGTATAAATAATGTCTCATAGTTATTTGTATGAAATTTGGGCTACTCCCAAGATAAACTGGCTCACTAAATGCGTTGTACAATTGTCATCTAATATATGACGTATCTTAAGCTCCTTAGCTCTTAGTGTAGCTTTCTTGAAACTTCTTGATCCATAATCCATATTGCTTTGGTTAATCACCTTATCAATAGATAAGCTTTCACAACCTGTATTAAACAATGGCACTTGAGAACTTTTTTGTAGTGCCCAGAATGTATTATATTGATAGAAGTTATCACTCTTAGTGTATGTGATTGTTTTACTATCTGTATTGAATATTGGATATTGCATGTACGCACGCATATCATTAAGAGGTTTAGCAACAAGATTCAACACTCCTGAACTCTGTTGTCCATTATATAGAATAGCTTTGTTAAACCACTTGTTGTTTGTTTCTATTCTTGTGTTATCATTAAAGACACCATCTGGTATAGATATATATTCATATGCTTTAGTATAGTCTTTTACATTCTGTAAGATTTCATCTTGGTTAGCGTAAGCAAATGGATATTCAATTATGTATGGTTGTGTAACACCATAATAAGAATTGTATAATTGTATATTAGTTAAGTGTCTCCATATACATCCTGTAACAATTTGTTTTAATTTGATATTAATATATTCCTCTTCTGTAATATCACTTACATACACTGTCTTTTGTATTTTACAATTACCTGTAGATTTTAATGTAATAGATATTACATCATCATTCACAGAATAGTTAATCCCATCAATGAGAGCTTTCTTAGTCACATCTTCTGCTATCACATTCCCAAACTGATCATAGATTGTGAATGGTCCAGAAGATGGTGACACTTGCGTTAACCTTATTGTTATTATTTTTGACATATTAATTTATTAACAAGATCCATTATTACTTAATGTTACCTCAGCAGGTACAACTATACTTCCATTACGTGCACAGAAGGTTTGTTCAGTAGGTCCACCTGGTGATGGATTACCAATATTTATACTTGCTGGTTCTCCTAAACAATCAATATAAGTTACTGCTACAGTACCTGGTGTTGATTTACGTATTGTAAATGAGAAACAATTTGGTAATGTAGTAGTGGTTGTTGTTGTATCTGAAGGACAATTAACTATTTCAGTTATTATACCATTAACTACATTGAATACATTACTACTACCTGCTGTCTCATCTGTATAATACCAACCATCAGGTATCAATGTACAATCTGTACCTGTTGTACCATCATATACAGTTTGATTAATTTCAATATTTACAACTTCTGCTAAAATATCATTAAATTCTACATTTGGATCTAGTCCAAAAATTTCATTGTAGTAGTTCATAGAGTCACAAGCATCTGCTTGATTTCCTGTAGACACTACTGTTGAAGGAGGATATATTATATTATATCCTATTATAAAGCTAAATGTTTGCACGTTTGTAGGTCTTTGACATGGTTGTGGAACTATATAACCGTCTCCTTCTATTTCACAATTAGTTAATATTACTTCTCCATCTATTGTACAATCTACAAATTTAGTAGTAGAAGTAGTTGTAGTGGTAGGTACAAATACAGTAGTTGTAGTGGTAGTACTTGGTGTAGGTACACGACCTCCTGCAACAAAATCAAAATCATCACAACATCCATTAACACCAGAATAAAAGAAATTGTTTTCTGCTATATACCAATTAGGAATATAACTATGAAAAGAAACCCAGCTTTTAGTATTTACATTAAATGAAAGAGTCCAAGACTTATTACAAAAGTAATCTGAGTCTTTTAAATCTACAACTCTTTTAAATATAATATTATCACCTAATGGTTCATCTATATAGAAATCTCTTGTTATATCATCATATTTGATATCTGAACTTAATGGAATGTAATCTATTTTAGTAAGTATTATTCTATCAAACTTACTATCATATACACCATGTAATCCTATACCATTAAAATTATTATCTACATCTACCTTTGAAAAGTATCTCAATATTTCAAAAGCTAAATGATCTGTAAAAAATCTATTCATTCCAGAACCAAATGCAGATAAGTCTTCAACCTTCGTTCCTTCTATAAGAAACACTTGTCCTCTTTTAGCATCAACTGTTATCTGTCCCTGAGGAATCTTTAATAACATTTTGTTTTGACTTCCTACATATCCAAGATCTGTTTCTGCAAAGTCAATAGGAGGTGCACCTTTAAACATATTAGGATTACCTACATATGCAGCTTGTGGATTACTTGTATCAATTGTAAGGAGATTGTTATACATTAATGTTTTATTCTCAAACCTAGCTAATACAGCTTTGTTCTGAATACCATCTAATGATATAAGTTTACCATAATTCTGAGGAAAGTCATAATAAGAAATAGCTCTGTATGTTAACCAGCTATTAACTCTATTGTCAGCATCAGTGTTTTGTGCATCTGAGTATACAGCTCTAAATGGATAGTATGTATAACATGGTGCTCCATTGTAATCTGCTGGTAAATGTGTAAATGTATTTTCTTTATTCTGTTTAGAGAATGTTACATTATATGTATATGTATTATCATTAGCAATAGATACAAAATCTTCTTGCATCCAATCATCAGGAATACCTGTAGATACATGTGGCCAGAAGTCTCCTTCTCTATTATTAAATGCTTGTCTTAGATCTGTATTGTAAGAACTCTCACAATAGAAGTTAGGAATACCATATGCAAACAAATAAAAATATCCATCATAGAATGTTCTATTAGGATTAGTATCTGATTTAGCTGTTGATGGTACTAGACGTTGATCATTAGGACAATCAAACTCATGAGCTTTGTATGAAATTACATTAGATAGTGTGCCTGAGTTAGCTGTATAATCTGATAGAATAGATCTAGCTGAGTGCCAATATTTTGGATAGGCTATATTACCAATCTCATCATAGAATATATCACTATCATCAGGAGCATTAACTCTATTATCTATAAAGAATGGAAGCTTGGTTTTGAATGCAAACCTAGATATAAATGTATCTCCTCCAAATATTGTAGCAGTGGTATTAGATGTCACACTTCTTTGGAATCCTGTATCAATTGTATCATACGAATACATTTGCCCCCATTGATTTACAAATGTATTTTTTAATGAAGCATAATAAGAAACAACAGTTATATCTTGTTCTCTTGCAGGAGTAGCACATCTACCACTACCACCTATAGTGAGTCTGGATCTATCTTTGATTCCTATACTAGCCATCTCTGTACTATTACTAGGGAATGGTAATGAAGCTTTTGCATCATCTGTTTTTAAATAAACAGAAGATTCTCTTTGATAGTTATTCACATTGCGATCATCACCTACATTTTGTACTCCTGGAATTAAATATCTTTTAATATCTAATGTTCTTTGTTTGTCTCCACTATTAGTTATCTCTGCATTATAATCATAACTAGCTGTAGAGTTAAATGAATAAGCATAGTTTCTTCTAGTTATACCATTTATATATATTTGTAAGTATGCTTGATATGCTGTCCACATAGCAGTGGAATTAAATGGATTTGTATAAGCAGCTAATCTATTGGAACTAGCAAGAGCGTCTTGTTGTGCTTCTTTAGAAAGAAGTCTATATTTAGCATTACTTTTAACTGGTACAAAATGTGCTTTACCAGCACCAAACATTACATTCTCTAGTTTAAGAATATCTCCTAAGAATGGTTGACCAAAAGAAGTTTCTGGAGAATTAAATATTTGTCTATACGTACTAGAAGGATTATTTGATATAGGAGTGAGTGGTGCAACAGCTCCACAAGATGTATCTCTCACTGTAGATTGTAAAGAAATGTCATTACAACCGCACTTACTAGAACCACTTACTCTATAAGGGCTTTGATCTTTTTTAACACGTATACAATAACTATTACCTGGTTTCATCCATACATATGCACCTGGTCCAGAAATTGGATCATCCCATTCTGCTCCCCAACCAGAACATTGTAAACCAGGCCATCCACAATGATTTCCTGATCTTATTTTATACACATCATAATCAGCATAACTAACTGTACCTATACAACTTGAATTAGATATATTTGGTACTGGATTACATCCACGACTATAATCAATTGTATTAGTTACACCAGGACTTGTTATAGTTGGTTTACCTATAGAGCAAATATAATGAATACCTGTTGTTGTAAATTCCTCATTTGATTCTTTATTACTATCACAACTTACATATCTTATTGTTAAACAAGGTACACCAAGTGCTGTTTTTGAAGGTAGCTTTAATACATTTATTATAAATCTTTCACATAAATCTGACCAAGCATTATTGTTTGCATTAAGAAATGGATCTTCAGTAATATCATTATACGGATAGTTAGGAAAATAAAAAGCTTGGTTTTCTCTTGTATATTCTCCTACATTACGAAGAATACCTTTTGCTACAATAGATTTATTTGTTCCTCTATCCCCTCTTACTATTTTATATCCTACTATATCAGCTTTTTGATCTGCTGTTAATTTTGATGTATCTATTAAATCGTAGACTTGTGCTGTATCTATTTTAACTCCTATTGGATATACATAATTATTTTGTCTAGATAATCCTAATGAAGGATCATATATTATAGCTGGTCGTGTAATAGGACTAACTAATACATCTGGAAATTTATGATGTCTAATTGGTTGATCAGCTAAGTCTCCCCAAAGATCTGCATTACATGGATACGTTTCTGTTGATTCCCAATATGCAAAGTATCCATATCTATGTGGAACAGCATTACCAATAGGCTGACCAGTACCTGGACCAAGATCTGTAGCTGTATTATATATTTTCCAATAAGGACTGTAGTCTGTGTCTGGTTCTGGTTCACCAATAAAATCTGGATTACTAGTATAAATATTTGGAAGAAGTGTGTCGTCAGAAGTTAATGTTCTACCAGGAATATGAAAACCATCTGTTTGTTTTCCATTCTTTAATAAGAATACAATTTCAAATGCATACACTTCATCACGAAGATATCCTCTAAGGTTTGTAGCATTTAATTCATTTGCATAGTTTTCATTTGGAGGAATTTCATATGTTTCCCACAACAGATCTATTTGCGTAGCTATAGATTGATAATTAATTCTATCTATAGATGTAAGTCCATCCCATACAAGAACATCCTGCACAGCTGTTAAATCTTCTGCTACATCATAATATGGAAACTTCTCAAATATATCATTCATTGATAAACGAATGTTATCATTTATCTGTCCTGTGTAAGTTATATTTATAGATGTGTTATCTATAAAATATGTTCCAATTAATTCTACAGATGTAATTGCATTAACTGTTTTAATTACAGCTAGATTGAAATATTGAAACTGTCCAGAAGAATCTAAGTTACTTACATCAACAACAATAGACTTTCCTACAACATAGTTAAAGTTAACTGTTGCAATCTGTGGATCAGCAATTGGTGTAGGATTGGTAATAGAGTAATAAGAAGTGAAAGGATTACCTACAGCATCAGAATACTGTGCTGCAAACTGATATGTACCAGCAAGAAGAGAACCTCCTGTAGTAATGTCTACAATAGAAAGACTTGGAATGTTAAAATTAGGTTGTAGTTTTAATTGATTACAATCTAATTCATCTGTATATTTAGGATCACAAAGAAGGGATCCACTTTTTAATATATATGGAATATCATTTAAATCTAAATATCTTCTAGGATTGAATCCATCTGTCCAATATATCTCTGTTGTACAATTAGTAATCTTATGTACTGCTTTGTGTATAGGATGATCTACATTGAAGTTAAGACATAGAGCACTAACTAATGTATGATAGACGCAATCATTGTTATCCATATATCCTATCTCACTAGCTCCTGTGTTAGGATTGGTGATGAAGAATATATGTTTACTTTGTTCATTAATAAAATGTGTTCCTATTAATACGTATTCTTTAGGAAATGTAACACATAGTTCATTTCCTTGTTCATTCTGATAGTTGACAGAAGAAGCATCAAAGTTTTCTAAAGCAGCATTTAAGGCATACGTAAGTGTGCCCTGTTTAATCTGATTTAATGTGCTATCTAGGTTTAACCCTATGTTAGCACTGTTAAGTTCTTGTTTTATATTTCCTTGTGATTGTTCTTCAGCCATAATGATATTTTAATTAGTTACGTCTTCTACCATATCTACTAGTAGGAAGTTCGTACATATTAAATCTATTTAAGTCATTTTTGATTCTTCGTTGTTTCTCCCAACCAGTTTGTTTCTTAACTTCTATCATTGCCATAATGAAAGATTCTTCATAGGCTTGTTTATGATACATTAGTTTTTGTTGTAACTGATTAAATGTTTCATCAACAGTTTGGTTTGTAAGAGTTTCAAACACTTTAAACTTAAGGAATGCTTCTACATATTCTCTTATACGATAGTTGTCAGGAATCAATTGGTTCCCTATCTCATCATACTCTGTAGCATAGAATATTAAATGTACAACACCATTTCTAAAATTAGTTACAAACTTATTATCTCTAATATCAAATGAATCAATACTAGCAGAACCAGGAGTGAAATTGTTTACAGGAATAGGTTGTGCATTGAAGTCCCAATTGTTTGTGTATTCCACACCACAATTCTTTCTTGCAGATATGTTTCCAGGCTTAAGTAAGTAGTTATGAGTAAATCCTCTAGCTACACTATTGTTTGTCTTGTAAACAGCTTGTATCAATACAGGCATACATGCAGGACATCCTGTTGTGCATTCAAGATTTGTACAAGCAGCACCACCAGAAGTTACAGGAGAAACTTGTATTGTTGTTTCAGAAGCTGCTTGTGAATAGAATGAGTTTGCTGATTGGTATGGATAGTTTGCTACTTCTGTAGTCATCCAAGCTTCTCTAACAGCATAAAAGTTATCAGGAAGTCTAGCTTCAAAGTCTTGTACAAAAAGAATCTCATCAGTGATTACATAAGTTGTTCTTCCTAACTTCTTTAGAGCTTTATCTAAATAGGTAGGAAATAAAAGATCATCTACAGCACCAGTATCAAAATAGCTTTTCAGCTCTTCTTTAACAGTTGAGTAAACAGGTTCTGGACTTACGAAATCATATTTATAGTAGTATGACATAGTTCATTATTTTTTCCATTCGTTGTAAATGTGTTGATACTTGTCGTTGGTCTTTAAGTAATGTGATAGAAGTCTTGAGGTGAGTCTTGAAGGTTTGAAATACCAAAGGTCAGAATTCTTAAAACGTGCAGATTGTTTAAACCACATCCAACCAAAGAAATATCCTTCTGTGTGATAATTGAAATTGTAGATAACCTTTCCTTTCTCTTTAGTCTTTTGCCAGTCAATAGGTAAGTTAATAAACTCTTTCCCATCTATGCCTTTCATCTTTCTTCTTTTCTTCTTGTTGATAGAGAACTCTCCAAAGCCATAAGGTAGTCTTGCTTTTTCACCAGTCTCTAATATGTATTCTTTGAAGAATTCATTATATGTATATATAATGTTTCTCCATTCATCGTATGTAAGTTTAATAGATGGATGACTCTTACAAAATAAATTGTAATTATCTTTACTAGAAGATCTCCAGTCCACTTTAACTCTACTCATTAATTAGTTGATTTTGAATTTGGAGCTTGTCCATCTATTCCTTCTTGAGTTATATCTGTTTTAATTTGGAAGTAAGTAGATAGAAGTTTCTTAGATGTTAACTCAAGGACTTGTTGTTCTAAATATCCAGGAAGAGGAAACTCTTTATCTAAAGGATTCATACATAATTGTTCATTTGTATAATCAGGAGTTCCGCATCCACATTCTGGATACATGATTTCATTATCTACATCTTCTTCAAAGAAAGCTACAAATCTAACTGCTTTAAGAAGTGGGTTACTTACATATAAATATCCATTAGATATCCAGAAGTATTCTTCTTTTTTAATTACAGGAAGTTTCAATAGATTGATGTATCTATTAACTGTAATTTCTTTTAGTTTTCTTCCACTTCCACTCATTGCATTAATAGAATAAACTCCCTGTATAACATACTGATAGTTTCCTTCAGATATGCGTGGAAGTTTAAATCTAGTTCTTGCAACAGAACAAGGATCCACATACTCAGAACATTCAGAAATAGGAACTTCAATCATTTCCAAACAAGGAATTGTTGTAAACAATGTATCTGTAGCCCATAGCTTTCTAAGATTTGTTTCTCTCTTGATTAATAGTAAAGAGTTGTTTCTTATCTCAGAAGCAATTGCTCTATCTGTTATCAATGAGTCTGTAGAAAGTATCTTGTGGACACTTCTAACATCTGATACTAATTTCCGTAATGTTGCCATAATTATATTCGAGTTTCAAACTCTGCTATTTTTCCTAGTTCTCTATCATAAACTAGAGCAAGAGCTGCACGTACTGAGTGTACGAAGTTATTATCTAAGTGCCATCTATCTGTACCAGACAAGCTAGGCATTTGTTGTATTCTCACTCCTTTTAATTCTTTTGCCATGTAGTGATGTTTATCACCTGTATGTATCTCTCTGTAATTAGCATTACCAAATGCTTGACTAAAATCTTTGTGTGTAGCAAACAATAAAGGAAGATCATCTAGTTTGCAATTACCATGGTGCCATCCTATGAATGTATTACCAACAACATGTCCTTTTATTATGCTATGTGCTCTATCAAAATCTACATCAAAGTAGTCTTTGAAATACACATCTAGTGCATGTGCTAAGTAGAATGATTTAGTTCTGTCATGATTACCTTGTACAAGTACTACCTTCACATCATTTGCATTCTGTCTCAACATATTGATTGTATCTACAAGAACTGCAAAGCCTAATTCATATTCATCTGCATAATCTATTATAGTGTCCTGTGGGGTACCATTTGTAGTTTGGTGTTGATAGTTATCAGTGTGGAAGAAATCATTCGATATAGGAAGGATAACAGTGTCTATATTGTAATTAGCTCTCACCTTATGTATCAAAGATTGTGCTACATTGAAATATCTTAGTGCTCTACTTGCAGGATCATTATCTCCATCTACATGTTTCTTAGCTAAATGAAAATCAGAAATAGATATTTCTACGTCTACATGCTCTTTAATAAGAACGTGTTCTGGTTTAATAACATCTATATTGTTTGGTTTGTAGTTTTCTAAAAACTTAGCAAAGTCTTCAGGGGAGTAATCTTGGGCTTGTTTTCTTTTACTAAAGATAGAAGATGTAAACTTCCCACTTGGTAACATCTTAGACCAGTAGTTGGTAATGATGTATTTATCTAAATTTATTTTGTGTAATGCTGCTAGTTCAATATCATCCTTTGGATCAAAGTCACTAGTGATAGTGCTTTCTATTGTACCCTTCTCAACATTTACCTTACGTGATTCTTCTATATAATTCTTAATTACTTCTATATGTGGTTCGTCTTTCTCTCTAAGTTCCTTTAGAAGTTCGTTCACTTCATGTTCACTTATTCCTAATCTTTCTGCATAGAACTTTTTACTTTTCTTCATGCTTAATAACTCCTCTAACCTGAATAATAAATCTTGATTCTCAGTCATATTTAGTTTAGTTTACTTAAAATTAGGGTAAAGATAAAAATAGTTTTCTTACTATGCAAATAAATTTAATCAAATAGGTTATTCTTTATAATCAAAATAGTTATAAAACAAAAACTCCCCAAGAATATCTTGAGGAGAAAATCTAAGAAAACCAACAAACTCAGATTTTTTTTATATTATGTATTGATACTTCAACAACTACTCACTAGCTACTGATACTTGATTAGTTAATATGTTAACTGTTATTGTTACATTTCCAACACCAACCTGTCCAGTCATAATAAAACTTGCACCATTAACTAAAACTTCTTCTTGATTTAAAGCTTGTGAATTATTATTGCTCTTAAACACTTGTAACCATCCAAAATTTCCTGAGTGAGGATTGTGTATACCAGCAGGAGTATAATTATTTGATACTAACTTAAATTTAACTACTCCTCTATTAATATTAGAAGAACCTCCCCAATTTGATTCAGTTGCTAAACTTGTAGCTATAGCATTTGATATTTTAAAATAAGTTGTTCTATCAGCAGAGGATGGCTCAGTATTAACAGCGTAAACATTATAAAATGTTAATGGATTTCCAGCATCATAAATTTTAACTGGTCTACCAGCTGCTCCTGGATCTAATCCCATTCCAGCCGCAACATTTACCCAAGATGGGTCTACTGCAGTTCCATAAGCAAGATCTGCTGCTTGTGAAATTCTATTATCAAATAAATTGTAAGCAGACACACCAGGATTAAAAGGAACAGGGTTAACACCATTGTTGTTTAAATTTGCTTTACCTAAGTCTGACCATTGCCACTGACCACTATTTACATCTGCATATATTCCTGCAACTAAATTAAATTGTGCTCTATTACAAACATGGCCACCATTTATTGCAGATGTAGATATTGTAATACCATTACCTGTTGTTTCAGGAGACTGTGCCACTCCTGAAGGAGCTACAGCAGCTCTATAATTAACTTTAAACTCCATGCTAGCCAATGTAGAATATACTGAATTAACGGTAACTAACTGTTGGGTCACTAGGATTCCATCGGATACTTGTAAGGTTATAGAATAATCTGCACCAGAAGGAACAGGTCCTGTAAGCGTGAATTGATTAGTACCAGGAGTTTGAACAAGTGTCCATCCTGAAGGCAAATTAGGCATCAACACTGTTGGTACAAAAGTTACAACTAATGGAAGAAGTGGATTATCTGGATCAGACACTGTGCCTGTGTATGTATAGGTTCCTCCAGGTAATCCATCATACAATGGTGCAAGTTGATCAAATATAGGAGAATCGTTAACTGCTAACACTAGTCCTGTCACTGTAGCTACATTACTATAATATAAATCTTGAAATAATTGAAAATTAAATGAATCAACATTTCCAAAATAATGTTCTGCAGGATCAAATAATACCGTTGTTCCAGAACTAACTAATGTATATGGCACAGTTGTTATTTTTAAACCTGTACCTGGATCATATATATCTCCTTGTAAAGTGTTAGGCAAAGATGTTATTATATAATCTGGATTAGGATTCCCTGCTTCTCCTAATAATTGTATAGTGAAATTAGTATCTTCATTTGTAATAAAAGTAACTGATGTAGCATTAAGTACAGTTTCAAGATATCCAGCTAATATACAATCTGGCAATGCTAGTGTTATATATGTAGAATTGATACAAACTCCTGTAGATACAACTTTGACAACTTGTGTACCATCTGGTGCAGTTGTTGAATATCCTGCTTCTAATGAATATTTAAATACATCTGTGTCAAATGGAATTGTATATCCATCTGAGTCAGAGTAAAGATTGAATGGACCTGAATCAGATCCAGCGGTTGTTAATGTTAAAAATATTATCATTTGGTTTTATTTTTTATTAATCTTGTATTAATCTTACTGAGTAACCGTAACCTTGAGGATAACTGATGCGGTATGCTACACCAGAGGTGTGAGACAGGAAGCGGAAAAAGGAGCTTGAACCAATATTGTCTTCTGTAGAACTCCACCACATACCAAGCTCATTAATACCTACAAAGTCTAATGCTCCAACATCCTCACGATATCCACCTGGAAGACCTGTAAAACCACTACTATTAGTAGCGTTTGTATTAGGACTACTCCAATGTGAAAATCCTGTTTCCTTCATTGGTCCTCCCGCAATAGCTTCACCACCTAAACAAGTATTGGTTAAAGTTGTCCATTCGGCATCTGAAGGTACGTGATAACCTGCAGGAGCTAAACTCCTTGGTATTCCACTACCGTCAATTCCTGCAACAGCATACCAATTGTACAATTTACCATATATAGGACCATTTGCTGTATTGTTTTCATAATAGCACCAAGCACCTGTTGTCAAGTCACCCCACTCCTCTGCGTCAGTTACTTCAGGTATAACCGTACCATCTCTGTATGTGGTTACATCAAGGTTTATAGTAGTCCATATTTGATCACAAATAAGTATAGTAGGTATTACTGTAGTGGTAGTAGTTGTTGTTGAACTACTAGTGCTAGTTGTACTTGTAGATGTTGATGTTGATGTCGAGGTTGATGTACTACTACTACTTGATGATGTTGTAGTAGTTGTAGGCACAGGACAATCATTATATTCTGAAGTTAATTGTCCAGGAATTACAACTGCATTTGTTTGTCCAGCAACTATTGAATACTCATCAGAATTATTAAACACCACTTCTACATTGTATACTAAAGAAGTTAGCACGTTATCTTCAACTGCAGGAAGTGTGTCTGTATCCCATTCTGCTTTAGATGTAGTAAATGTCATAGGAATAGAACAAGTAAATGTTCCAACACCAGCAACTATATATCCAATAATTGTTCCTGTAGAAAGTCCAGTTGCTATAGTTCTTCCAGCTAATATTGCTGTAAAATCAATATACCCTTGAGTAGACATTTTTATGTTTCCTTCATTTGATGCTGTCCAGTTTACGCAATAAGTAGCTGCTATTGTAGTGGTAGTTGTTGTAGTAGGAACAACTATAGATAAATCTGCATAATTAGTACATAAAGGATTATCAGATATCACTCTAACTATTGTTGTCCCATCAGGAATTAGAGTGGATATATAGCCATCTAATAAATCTTGTTTAGGTACATCAGATTCAAATGCTGTAAAATAATTATCAGTATCTGAATACAAATTAAATGGTCCAGAATTAAGACCTGCGCTTGTTAATGTTATAAGTAAATTCATTTGGTTTTATATTATATTAAACAACAGGTGTTGTTGTATCATTATTATTTAATATACCTATCTTTGTTACTAAGTTATATGTTAATGTTGCAGCTCTTTGACCTCTAGTCCGATCAGTACTTGTAATTACAATACCAACAGAATCTATACTACCTGTATTAGTTGCTGTTGGATTTGTCCAACAAAAACCATCACATCCATCTTGTACAGGTGTCCCACCCTTCCACAATGTAGCAGCTACATTTACAGGATTTATTCCTATTTCATCAGGTACAAACCACAAACATCTAGCATCTACAGTAAAACTAGTTGCTGATGGATAATCTATTTTAAATTCGTTAATGTCTATTAAAATAGATTCAAACCCAGTTCCAAGATTATCACCACCAAAAGCTAATATAGGAGATGCAGAAAGTGGTGGCCATTGAAAAACAGTATCTGGATCAAGGTATCCTAAATAATCAACTGGACTATTTTGTCCTATATTAGGAATAGCCATTCTAGTTTTTGTATCAAGATCTCGACCATCTGTAAATTCATACGTTAACATTATATAATCTGCATCAAAATAGAATGTACTTTCTCCTAATGTAAATGTTGTAGTATCATTACATAGATTTGAATCTATTATTTCAACAGTGTAAGATGTTAATGCCGATAGTCCATTAATAACTAATGGAGAAATTGCAGCTCCTTGCGCTACAGAATTTAATGTATATGTAAATGGTGCAGTTCCTCCTTGAAATACTATTGTTGCTGTTCCATTATTTCCTGCTTGATTGTCAGGATCTGTAGTTAATGTAGAAAGTATACTAAGAGTACATGGTGTAGCAGTAGTAGTACTAGTAGTAGTGCTTGTTGATGTAGATGTTGATGTAGATGTTGATGTACTAGTGCTAGTAGAAGTACTGGTACTTGTTGATGTAGAAGTGCTTGTACTAGTACTGGTACTAGTGCTGGTACTAGTGCTTGTACTGGTAGAAGTGCTAGATGTAGTGGTAGTGGTTGGTGGTGGTGGTGGAACATTTAATAATGTAAAATTATTACATAAACTATTAACAGATTGAACTTTGATTATGGTTGTACCATCAGGAACTATATCAGATGGATAACCATCAGTTAGTTGTTGTTTGGTTACGTTTAATACAAATGCATACGCATATCCATTAACATCTGAATAGAGATTAAATGGTCCTGTGTCTGCACCTGCTGTTGTTAATGTTATTAATACTGTCATTTTATTTTATTTGATTTATTATCCTAATATTACATTTCCACCACTAGTCCATGCTGCGTTGTATGCACTTCCTTGAAGTTCTATTACTGTAGTGTTTACTACTGTAACTGTCCATGTTCCATTTGCATTTGTTGTTCCATTAACTCCATATATATAAACTGAATTTCCTGTTGTAAATCCATGAGCAGCAGTTGTTGTCACTCTAATTAGTCCTCCGTTATTTGATGTACCAGAAACTGTTAATAAACCATCTGCTATTGTCCAATTATTCGGACTTGTTAATAATGTATCTTTCCCTGGTTTACCAACTTGTGAATACTTAGCAGATCCAAAACTTATTGATATATTTGGTTTAACACTTGGTAATGCACTCCATCCATTATATATAGCATCTAGGTTAGTTGATGAGAATGTAGCTGGTGTTTTTCCTGCCATAAAATTAGCAAAGCTAGTAACATTACTTATATTCCATGAACCTATGTCTTGGTTAAAGTCCATAGAACTAGCATTGGTGAATAGGTTAGAAAACATAGAAGACATATTAGTTACTTTACTCACATCCCAAGAACCAATAGGCTGGTTGAAGGCTTTAGCACCAGTAAACATACTAGACATATTAGTAACATTACTCACATCCCAAGAACCTATAGGTTGGTTGAATGTGCTAACTGGTGCCGAGTCATTATAAAACATATTAGACATATTAGTCACCTTAGGTACATTCCACATACTTATGTCTTGATTAAAATAACCATTTCGCTGAAACATAGAAGCCATATTTATTGTTGTTACTGAAGAATCTCCACCAATATTCAACAAGTTTAATGGTTGGTTGTATCTGCTCGTATTAAACATGCTTGCGAAACTATTAACTTTGGGCACATTCCAACCACTTATTGCCTGATTAAATGCATTATTATATGTAAACATACTAGCCATAGTAGTAACATTGCTAACATTCCAGTTACTAATGTCTTGGTTAAAAGTAGTAAAACCAACATTAAAAAAGCCAGCAAACATATTACTCATATCAGTCACATTACTCACATTCCAATTTCCAATAGGTTGATTGAATAAGAAAGCTTGATAAAACATCTTACTCATAGTGGTAACATTACTTAAACTAGAAACATCTGGTGTAATTCTTTCCCATCCAGCAAGAGGTTGATTAAATGCTCTAGCATTTTCAAACATACTTACCATATTTGTCACCTTACTTACATTCCAAGAGTCAATAAGTCGATTAAAAGCAGAAGCACCATTAAACATATCAAACATACTAACTGATGTTGCAGCGGTATTTATGTTCCATCCATTTATACCAATTCTAAAAGTTATTGGATTCTCTTGATTATTGTCTCCATTATTAAAGGCAGTAGCACCAGCAAACATTTTTACAAATGCTGTTACTTTAGATACGTTCCACTTACTAATATCTTGATTGAAATTAGGGGCAACCCAAAACATAGCAGTCATATCAACTGATGTTGCTAAAGTATTTATATCCCAATCTCCAATATTTTTATTAAAATCTCTAGCCCCTTGGAACATTTGATAAAATGATGTCACCTTATTTACATTCCATAGATTAATATCTTGATTAAATGCTAAGCTATATTGGAACATGTTACCCATATTAGTAATATTGCCCATTGTAGATACATTCCCTACTGTACTTCTTTCCCAATTCCCAATAGGTTGATTAAAGGCAGAAGCAAAAGAAAACATACCACTAGTACTAGTCGCCTTACTTACATTCCAACTACTAATATCTCTGTTGAAAACAGATGCACTAGCAAACATACTAGTTAAAGTAACTGATGTTACACTTCCTCCTATATTCCAATTATTTATAGGAGCTGTATCATCACCATTTCTAAACTTAGATGCTCCATTAAACATACTTGCAAATGTTGTCACCTTACTAACATCCCATGGTGTTGTCCCTGTTCCTAAGTTAGAATTAAATGCAGGAGCATAAGAAAATATACCTTCCATACTAATTGTACCTGTTACATTACCACCTATATTCCAAGGTAATTGATTTCCTACTCCATCTCCAGATGCAAATCCATTATTAAATGCATTACAATAAGTAAACATTTGATTAAATGTTGTAACTTTAGATACATTAAATGATGATACATTAGAGTTAAATGCAGGAGCACTTACAAACATTCTACTCATATTAGTACAAGAAGATGTATCCCAATTTAATTGGTTTCCTGTTCCAACACCAGCAGCAAATCCATTATTGAATACTGTAGCTCCTTGAAACATGTCTGCCATTATATTCACTTTAGATGTATTCCAATCACCTATGTATCTATTGAATTTTCTACAATTAATAAATGGATAGTTTAATGACACTGATGATGTTGTATTTAATATCCAATTATTTAATGGTGTGCTGTTATCTCCATTGTTAAATTCCAAACAATTATAAAACATTCCTTCAAAAGTAGTAACACTAGATAAATTCCAACCACCTATACATTGATTAAAATTACCTGAATTGCTAAACATTCCAAGTAGGTTAGTAACACTACTCATATTCCATTCATTCATTCTACCAACAGTAGTTAAGTTAGAACAAGTATTAAATGCATTTGATAAGTTAGTTACTCCAATTAAATCAGGAATATCAGTTATTCCAGACATGGTTACATTAGAACAACCAAAAAAAGAAGATGACCCCATTTTTAATTTGCCCCAACTAGATATAGACTTTATTTTTAATCTATCATTAGTAACCTGATTTGGACTTCCAAATCCAAAACTGAAGTCATCTCCAAATACCCTTACTGGATACTCTCCTGGTGTTGTATACGTGTGTATTCTATTTGGAATAATATTAGTGCTGTTTGCAGTGCTATACTGACCATCTCCCCAGTCTATCCATACTGATTTTCCAGAGGCAAGAGTTATTGGTAGCTGTATTTGATTAAGTGCTGACGAACTCTGTTTTACACTTAGCGATACAGTTCCAACAAAGTCATTTGATGGAGTAATTGATAACTTAATTGCTGCATTTATTGGAGTTAGGATTGTTGTAGTGGTAGCAGTTAATGAAGCACTGGACACTCCTCCAAAGTTTATTATAACTGAACCTGTTGATCCTGCTGAAAGTGTGCATACGATTTGATAACTCTGTCCTGCAGTAGGTGTTAAATTATTAACTAGTAACACAGCTGTATTTCCTGCAGTGTGAGTGTATCCACCTGTCAACAGATTAGTTCCACTCCACCCTGATGGCAGTGGTGTTGTTGCTGCTGTATTAGCTAGTTCTGTTGTACT